ATTGCGGCCTTGCCCAGTTGTTATTAGACGTCAGTCAACCGCAGGTTTGATGGGTGCAACCCATTGATGGCGCAGCCATCATAAGCGCAGCGCTAAGGCGCAGCCTTATATACTATATCACGGCGCAGCCGTATCTTGTTAATATAATATTTTATAGCTACAAAACAAAAATTTAAAATATTTAATACAAATTGTTTTGTAGCTATAAAATATTATACATACATTTGCAATGTCATTAGACAACAGAGATAGTTAACATTATAAACAATAAAAATCTATTCAATGAAATCCGTTAGTCTGCTAACAAGTTTTACATTGGGATCTGACCTCTGAAATAGCAAATAACGGTTGAGAAAAAGGTTAAAAAGAATTGGCTGCTCGTTTCGGAGGTAATGCGAACAATGGCAATTGTTCGCCTCGTAATCTGAATGCGAATAACGCCGCTTCTAATACGAATCGCAACAATTGCGGCCTTGCCCTGTGTGGGCTAAAAAATTGGGTATATTCTTTTTAATCTTTCCCAGGAGTGGAGAATCAATAAAAGACAAGCGTATGAGGTTATATGATAAAAATATGATAGAGATGCGCGACGGTCGTAAGCCCGTCATTAGCCCACAACTGAAATCAGTTTCAAACTATATAGATATAAGTTTGGATGATATTAGAGAAGCATGCGAAGCAGCATTTAAAAACCATTCTAAAAAGAATGATGTTGTTAATTTCAATTCTGATTTTGATGGTAATTCGTTAAAATTGTATGAATGGTATTTAGATGGTACTTATGTTAGCAAAATCAAATATCGCAAACTTGTAAAAGAAAACAAGAATGGTAAGGTTCGTGAAATAAACAGCCCGGATCTTACCACCAGAATTTATCAGCATCTTGTTTTAGTAAAGTTAGGTCCTTTGTATTATGAGAAGGATAATATGAATGGTCTTAATTGTAAGCCGGGATTTGGCATAACAGCATCGTCTAAATCAAGGTCTCTTATTAAAAAGATGAAGCATGTTTATTATGATAGACTTGATTTGAAGTATTGTTTGGTTATAGATCAACGTAAATGTTATAACCATGTAAAAGACAAAGTGTTTAGAAAAGTACTTAAGAACTTTATTTCAAATAAAAAGTTTATAGATTTTGTAATAGACGTAAGTTTCGTATCTGGAGAGCTGCCTATAGGGACTCCTACAAGTCCTTTCATTCATCATCTCCTTATGAAAGATTTTGATGATCTTGCAAAGAGAATAGCTCCTTTTTCATTGAGATATGCCGACGATAATTTCCTTGCTTTCTATACTAAGGAGGATGCTAATACTGCCAAATGGAGGATTAAGAATTATTGGTGGTATGAGCTTAAGATAAGATCTAAAAGGCATACTTGTATTATAACAGACATGGATAGACCTCTTGATTTTTGCGGGTATGTTTTCCACCGTAATAACAAAGGCGTATCTGAACACAATAAAGGTTATGTGACAATAAGGAAGAGGGTAGCCAAAGACGCGAAGAAGTGTATTACAAATGAAAGCTGGTCTTCTTACTTCGGTCTTTTAAAACACTGTGACAGTTATTCATTAATGTCAAAAATAGAAAATATCATGAAATTACGAGATTTAACAAGCACGATTCGTATTGATAAGAAAATGGATGCGGACAGCATCGATGTCAAGAACCTTGAAGGTATTGTATTTGAGATCGTGAACTACGAAATACGAAGTAATAACAAGAATGAACCAAACTGGATAAAGTGCTTGATAGGTATTCCTGAAACCAATAAAGAAGGGATTCCTACTGGCAGGAAACTCGCAAGGGAATTTCATGGTAATTATCAAGGTATAGTAAATTTTATTTCAAAATGTGAACTTACTTATGGCAAAGATGCTATTCTCCCTATTACCGATGTAGAGATAGAAAACAGATGTGGATACGTTTTTAAAGGCAGCACTAACCGCTTGGAATACATTGATTGACTTCTTATTGTGATGGTGTGAATGAAAATTATTATCTTGCACCAAAAAAAAGAAAGTCATGAATTGTAACACTTGTAAAGATGACAGACCTGATATTCTGAGATCTAATATCTGTATCGGGTCTGATCCGTGTAATGACTGTACGGACAATTGCGAAATTCTTCCAAAAGAATGCGATTGCCCGTATGGTCATTTAAGCGATCATTGCATTCATTATACAGGATGCAAGACATTCATATCCAAATTAACTCCAGGCATGCCTTATAATGAGGTTATGCATAATATAGAGCTGGTTTTTGAAAACATAGATAAGTTTTTGGATAGGATGGTTGAAGAAAATACGCTTTTAAAACAAAGAGTTGAAAAACTTGAAAAACAACTTCAAAATGGAAAAGAGTGCACAAATTGGTAAGGACTTAAGTGGTAAACACGTATATGTTCCACATGTGGACGAGACGCCGGTGCCATGCCCGGACGGATACACCTGCACGAACTGCGTGTACTGCGCTGACGGCATCAACGCTGGCTACTTCAGTCTGGCTCAGAAATCTGATCTTACGGCTTTAATCAATGCGATGATATGCCGTATGGAATATCAGGATAGGGAAATAGAATTTTTAAAACAAAAAATAAATATTTTGAGTAACAATGGCAATAACAGGTAACGGTTGTTTCGGCAGTCATGGTGGGTGCGAACGCCCGCATCATTGCGATATTCCTTCTTCTAAAATATTCTACGATGGAGAAAATATAGAAGAAGCTGGTTTGTATCATGGTATGCCTTTAAACAGAGCTTTGGCTAATTTAGCTAAATACGTTTCAAGGGCTATTAACGTAAGTGGATCTGTCAATACAGAAGTGTTTGACGGTACTTCTCATGTGGTTCTAAAAAAAGATCCGGCAGAGATTTTGCTTGTGTCTTATTGCGGGGGTGTCGTACCTTCTGATATGTATAAAGTCCAGGGTCGTACTGTTAGGTTCTGCCGGGATATGTGTCAACAGGATGAACTTGCTGAAGTGAGGGTTGTGTACCGAGAAGAAGCAAATAGTTCTTATGGGTTCCATTGTTAATTTAGGAGGATGAGAAATGGCAGAAAAATGCAAAGGATTTATATGTGGGGGTAATCTCGTTGATGGCTCTGTGCCTTCTGATAAGTTAGATAAAGAAACCATTATCGAGCTTATTAAAGAGATTCTGAAAGAGGAAATGCACGAATCTTGGCTTAAGGAAATAATAGAAACCATACTTAAGGAATCTATTGATTCGGATTGGCTTCGTGAGTTCTTTAAAGAAGTTCTTAAAAAATATGCTAAAGAGGAATGGTTTAAGGACATTATCTGCGGCTTAGGATGTGTAGGTGTACAAGAGATATTCGACGTCATTCCTACTGATATAACATTTGAAGCTACAGGAGGTACGGCTACGGTTCAGGTGGTTGTCGATGATGGAGTTGAATGGGAGTTGACACTTTAAATTAGGGAGGATAATTATGTCGAGAGAGAAAATATATAAGATGGATGATGGTTCTTGGCTTACCTCGGACAAGAAGGAAGGTGTCGGTCGTGATAAAATGAATTTCGATGCTCCATCTTGGAAAGGAAGGGAAGACAGGATCACTATCCGAATTGTGAAGAAGTCCGATACCGAAAGCATGAAAGCCATTACTTTCAAGCAAAAAGGTATTAAGATCACAGAAGTGTCGGTTAGTAGGCTGGAGTTCCCTATATCTGGTGGAGATAAGCAGATCCTTATTACTACCAACGCTGCTTCTATCAATGCCCTTATTACGGGTGAGAAAGATATAAAGGGTGTCATAAAAGCATTTACTACCGCTTCCGGTCTTAATATTGACGTCAATGATATTAGGCTTGATTATGGTTTCCCTGGTGATCCGGGTCTTGAAGACACGTTCCAGGTTTCGATGATTGTTTCCATGCCTGGCAATGAGGATGGGAATGAAGTTAATGAGAACATAACTATAAATGGTGTACTGATTCCTATTTATCAGCCTGGAAAGGTCGTTCCTTACATTAAATTGGATAAGGAATTTGAACAAATTGAGGGTGATGAAACAAGCACGCAGTTAAGTATAGAAAGTAATATAAAAGATTATGTTATTGAAATAGTTGAATGCGAGTCTGTGGATAAGGAGGAAATCTACCTGGACAAGGATGTTGTTGATCTTGATTCAGATGGATCACCGGAGGTAATCAACGTAAGTACAACTCCCGAAAATTTAAGATGGAGGATTAGCGAATGAAAGTAGGTAATTGTTGGGCGAACATAGATAAGAAAGAAGGCAGTCTTAACAGTAAGGTTAATATTTACTTTGATGAAAATGATACTGGTGCCAACAGAAGTGTCAAGATAAGGGTGTCTTCCAGGGATGGTAGCGTATCTGAAGAATGTACGTTAGTTCATAAAAAAAAAGAACAGGTAGTTTATAGAAATAAAAGACAATCGGCTCTTTTCACAAAAGAAGGATGTAATCCTGAGACAGAGAAAGGGGAAGAGCTTGAGTACGTTGTTGAGGCCGGAAAATACACGTCTATCATATCTCAGTCTGATGCTGATGACAAGGCTATGAGAGACATTGAGCAAAATGGTCAGAACTGGGTTAATGAGCATGGTCGTTGTATAACCATATTATGGTACAATGTCAAGAAATCAAAGTCGTTTAGAAAGAACGACTGCGATCCTGATACCGAAGAAGGAAGTTTGGTTACGATGACGATCGAAGCCGGGCAGTTCTCTTCTTCCATAAGCCAAGAGGATGCTGACCGTAAGGCTGAAGCCGAGTTGAATGCCAAAGGTCAAGACTATGCTAATTCTCATGGCATTTGCAATACCATAAAATGGTACAACGACAGGAAATCCAAAATGTTCCAAAAGACAGATTGTGAGGTAACTGAAGTTGGATCTATGGTAGAGTACGTTGTAGAAGCCGGCCGTTTCTCTTCTTCTGTTTCTAAGGAAGATGCTAATCAGAAGGCTTTGGAAGCCTTGGAAGCTGAAGGTCCAGGGTATGCTAATGAGCATGGCACCTGTGAAACCAATTTATGGTATAACGTAGAGAAGTCGAAAGTATTTTATAAGAATGACTGCGAAGATGGGTTTATCGGAGCACCTTACACTTACACGGTAGAAGCCGGTAAATACACATCAGACGTAAGTCAAGAAGATGCTGATCAGAAAGCTCTTGATGATATAGAGAAAAATGGTCAGGATCAGGCAAACCTGAATGGAGAATGCGTTACTGATCCAAATTATTTCGTTGGAAAGGCTTCGGCTCGTGTTCAGAAAAATGATTGCGATGCTGAATCTCAGACCGGAAGCTTTGTCGATTTAACTGAAAAGGATCTTGCTGGATACCCGGATGCTTTTGTATCAAGGGAAAGCCAGGAGGCGGCTAACGCGCTCGCTCAGGCTGCTATGGAAGAACAGAAACAGGATCTTGCAAATAAGAAAGGCACTTGCATAGATAAAAACCAATTTGTTGGTGTATATAGCAAGGTATTCACAAAAGACAATTGCGACGGAGAAGGCGTAGGTTCGCAGGTAACAGTGGACCAAGATGATGTAATCGGTGGTCCTTTTACTTCATACGAAAGCCAGGAGGCGGCTAACGCGCTCGCTCAGGCTGCCGTCGAGCAGCAGGGCCAGGCCATAGCCAACCGGGACGGACATTGCACGTGGACTGGTAAATACAGTGAAGAATTTACCAAAAACGATTGTAATGAAGGTCAGGTAGGGTCTAAGATTACCGTAACCGAACAAGATGTAGTGGGCGCCCCATTTACATCCACCGTGAGTCAAGATGATGCTAATAACAAGGCTAAAGCTGCTGTCAAAGAACAAGGACAGGCTATTGCTAACAGTAAGGGTGATTGTGAGAATATGACGGTCTATACCGGTCATTACAGCAAGAGATTCGTTCCTGAATGTGAAGCTTGCCATAAGGGTGTAGAAATGGAGGTTACGGCCGAAATGGTTAATGGTAGTCCTGTTACGTCTACAGAAAGCCAGGATGCGGCAGACGCAGAAGCTCGTAGGATCGTAGAAGAAGGAGGCCAGGCCTATGTTAATAAAAACGGCAACTGTACGCCACTTAGCACCGATCCTGTATGGGAAGACGTTGTTCCGGAAGAACTTAGATGTAATGAAGGTAAGTCTCAGAAAAAGCAACATGATACCAACGAATGTTCTGAAACCCACAATCAAGAACGTTGGGTAGATGGTGGGAACAAAGTTTGTAGCTGGACCGGTCATTACTCAGAAACGTTCCAAAAGAACGACTGTGAAATACCGGATTCAGGAACAGAAGTAGAGGTAAGTGAAGCTGATGTTGAAGGCAATCCTTTTACTTCTTTCGTAAGTCAAGAGGATGCTGATAATAAGGCTAAGGAAGCCGTTAAAGCTCAAGGGCAGGCTATTGCTAACCAAAAAGGTAAATGTAGGTTCGTAGGCGTATATAGCAAGCAGTTTACAAAAGACAATTGCGGATCATGTCAGCATGGCGTTCCGATGAGCGTAACACAAGACATGGTGGGTGGACCGTTCTATTCTAATGAAAGCCAGGAAGAGGCAGATAGGTTGGCTCAGGAAGCTGTAGAAGCCCAAGGTCAGGCTTACGCTAACAAGAACGGGACATGCGAAATGGACAACACCGATCCTGTATGGGTAGATTCTGAACCGCTTGAAACCAAATGTGAAGGAGGTAAATCTTATAAGAAGCAAGTCAATACCAACGAATGTTATGGTGGAGCAGATGAACGCTGGGTAGAAGGTGGAGATAAGGTATGTACCTGGACCGGAACATATAGCAAGCAATTTACAAAACAGTGTGCTGATGGAGGTGTCGGATCTAAGGTTACTATAGACCAAGATGATGTAACCGGCGGTCCTTTTACGTCTACCGTAAGTCAAGAAGACGCAAATAGTAAGGCTCAGGCTGCCGTTGAGGCCCAAGGTCAGGCTCTTGCTGACGCACAGGGCACTTGTACTTGGACCGGTAAGGCAAGTAAGGTTTTCACCAGAAACAATTGTGGAAGCTGCCAGCATGGTTCTTCTGTTACCGTAACCCAAGATGAAGTGGGTGGTCCATTTACATCCAATATCAGTCAAGCTGATGCTAATAAGAAGGCTCAAGATGCTGTAAATGCTCAAGGTCAGGCAGTAGCCAATAAGAATGCTGATTGCTTGCCTGATAGCACAACACCTTCTTGGTCGGATACCGGAAGCACCCGTTGTGACGGGTGTACGTCTCAGAAGCAGCAACGTGACACCAATCCATGTTCTTCTTCTTACAACGACACAAGATGGGTTAATGGAGGTGGAGAGTCTTGTACCGACTGGACTTACTACGGAACAGGAGACTGCGTAGGTCATACTCAGTACAATGCTTATCGTGATAGCTGCTCTGGTAGCATAGATAGACAATATTCGGTAAATTGTAGAAATTGCTGTAATTGCGGATCTTACGGTTCTTGGCAAGAAAATGGATGTAATGGAACCAAAACTAAGTTTATTCGTTACGATGATTGCGGAAATTCTGATACTAAAGAAGAGTATGTTATTGGAAGTTGCGGATATGCACCATATGAATTTCAGTTCCATGATGGAAGAACGAGCAAGTCAAGGTCTGTAACTGGAGAATCTCAGGATATTAAAGAAGTTATCATAAGTACTAAGAATGATTCATATATAGGATATTCTGTTAAATCGAAACCTTCTTGGTGTTCTGTTGATTACAGAGACCAGACATCTGAAAGCATGAAGGCTGTGGTGACATTATCTGCCAATACAACATCTTCTTCCAGATCTGGTGACATTGTTTTTGTTCAAAATGAATCTAGAAAGACTGTTACTCTTAGCATCACACAAGATGTTGCAGTTACTTACGAATTTAGTACCAACCAAAGCACTTGGAATGCCGATGCAAATGGAGGTGCAAATAACTCATATTTATGTATTCAATTAAAAAGTAAAAAGAATGGAAGTAAGATAGGATACACTGTATCATCTAAGCCAAGTTGGGTTACAGAAGTTACAGAAAAACCGTCAGGAGTAAATTGTCCTGTTTTGTCAGGCTATGATTATTCATTTGTAATAATCTCATCCGCAAACAGCTCTTCATCTTCCAGAAGTGGCACTGTGACATTGAAGCAAAATGAGTCTGGGAAGACTGTTAACATAACAGTCAACCAAGAAGGAAAGGCAGAGGCTAAACCTGTTCCGGCGCATATTACATTGAAAAACGGCTCTTGGGCTACATATAGGAAGGATAATGTTTCTTATAACCCTGGCGCCGGTAAGTGTATTGCCGGATTCGAATGGACTAGTGATGAAAATGGAAATATCCGAATCTACACCTGTGATATTAAGGTGGTGGATGCTAATTATCGTGAGATATCTGGAGCTACTATAAGCATCGGAACAACAACCCAGAGAAGACAATCCGGAAGCTCTTGTTCGTATTTCGGGGCTGTAATGGGTGGTATATTAGCCGGATATGTTCATTCTGGAGATGAGAATGGATATACTACATGGTATATACGAACTATAAACGTGTCTTACGAAGGCAAAGTGTATAAGACCGCTACTGTTAGGCAGTATGAAAAACAAAATATCTCCAAGAAAGGTGGTGTTTTCAATGTATATAATGAATCTCCTGCTTCTTACAACTTTATCGTAGATGGAGCTGAGTGTGGTGATGAAAATGGTACTTTGAAATACGCTTATTCTCAAATGGATCTTAATCCAGCATAATTAGCAAGGGGAGGGAATTTAGTTCTCTCCCCTTGAATATTTTAGATTATAATATTGTGTTTTAAGTATTGTCTATTAGAATAAAAATGATTAATATTGCACATCATTCAATTTTAAATTTTTAGTATCATGGCTTGTAAAAAGAAAGCTCGTCAGGGTGGGGAAGTTGATAAAAAGGACAAACCCAAAATGCGTCAAGGCGGTAGTGTTGGCGGTAAGATGAAAAGAAAGAAGACGAGCACTAAAAAGTGATTGAAAACCAGGGGAAGGTGCTGATCGCCTTCCCCATTTTAATAACATAACAACAACATATTATGAGCAACAAGTTTATTAGCAAAGGACAGAGGAATGTCTGTGTGACGTTTGTGAAGTATTATCCTGTGTTGATGCAGGTTATTATGTTAGCCAGCATTTTTGATGAGTTTTATCCTTTTAGTATCACTAATTGGCTGTATCCGATATTAGGTCATTTTCTATCATGGGACCTATTTCTCTTGGCTTTTTCAAGAATGTTCAGGTTTTGTATATGGCATAGGTTATTGATCTATAGTATGATTTTTAATATCTGTGTAGAATGGGTTACGGTTAATATTGAGATGCCTATTGAACACAATATCGTAGTGTGGTCTGTTATGGCTGTTACTCTTTTGATAATCATTGCCTCTATTGTTTTAAGGTTTAAAACAGGATGTTTTGAAAATGAAAGAAATTCTGACAGAGACGCTGCGTAAAAGCGGTGCGGCGGTATGCGATAAGATAAAGGAGATGTTTTTAAGCGGGGAATGCGATCATCTTACAGCCAACGATCTTGAGACATGGACGCAGCTTGCTAATCCGGCTAAGTACTATACCGGAGAAGAGGCTGTTTCTTATCTTAATGTAACTTCTAAAAGATTTTATGAATATCGTAAGGCTAAGTTGGTTCCTGATCCGGTTAAGATAAAGGGATTCCCTAAACCTTTATATACGAAAGTTATGTTGGATGAGGCCATAAAAACCATATCCAGCATGAGTGAAAGAGAGATTTATATGAGGATCTTGAATGCTAAATCAAGAGAATCAAGAGCAAAAGAAAGGAGGGGAGCATGATTACCAATGGTGAATTTGTATCAAGAGTTGTAAACGGTATTCATGCCCTTGACAAAGATTCGCATGTTAGTCGGAGATGGATATTGAATATCGGTAGAACTAAAGCCGAATCTTATACGGCCCAGAGGTGGGATGATGGGACGTTACTTGGCGACCACCGGCTCCTAACTTACGTTACTTGCCTGGAGATGATTGAAGTTGATAAAATAGTTTGCTGCGATGCCGAATTTGCGTTATGTAATACACTTATGCGTTCAAAGCATAAGCTTCCAGGACTTCTTTATTCTGCCCTTAGACCGGCTATTACTAAGGTGACTAACGTAGATAACACCATATTTTTTAAGTTCGCTGAAATAAAGTCGTATCGCAATGAACAAAAAAGACCGTATGCTAAATACGTTAAAGAACGTCGTCCTTTTTATTATGTAGAAAACGACTATATTTATATACCGGATTTCCATATAGAGCTTATTAACGTAGAGTTCTTTACAACAAGAAGAAAGAAGGCGCTGGAGTTAATGGCTTGCGATCCTACACCTAAAGGGTGCGAATCTGAATGGGAATACGAATTTATTTGTCCTATCAAGCTAATTGAGTACGTGGTAGCAGAGACGATAAAGGAAGTAGCGTTCAGGCTACAGATTCCTGTCGATGAAAATCCGAATCTTGATTCCAATCAGAAAAGTCAAATTGTTCAATAACAAAATATTATTTATCTTTATTTGGGTCTTAGTTGTGAAACCAAGACCCATTTTTATATAACTTAGTGACATGAAAAGAACATCAATACAATCACCGTATTTTGCAGCTTACTACCATCGTCTTATGAAAAGAAAGAATGGTTTTAAGAAAGGCATGATAAGAGATAGAGGAGAGGTTTTAAGGCTGTTGTCTATTATATGGAAAACCGTATCAGAGCATTATGTGGAAGCTGATGCTGGTGTTTACGTAGATAACGTGGGCTACTTATGCCATGTGCTTATACCGGGCCAGCGCTTTACCGTCAGGCGGGACCTGGACATCGTGAGCAGGCTCGGCACCAACGGCTACCTCTACAACCACCTGGCTATGGATTTCGCAGACTCTAAAAGATATTACCATTTTGTAATACAAGATAGCTTGAAAAAGAAGTTAAGGGTTAAAATGAATAAAGGACGAAGATATCGATTTATGTACAATGAAATACTTGCTAAAAGAAGAGTGTTTAAAGATTTCCAGATTAAGAGAGTTTTCGAAGATAAAGAATTAGGACACAGAAAGTCGTAGAAAAAAGTAGCGATCACCCTTTGTAGATACAGGATAATCGCTACTTTTGCATATCCGTCTACTTTCTCAAGCAGGCGGATACAAAAAACAATTCCTATTATGGGAACAAAGGTAAACAATTTTCAAAACAATGCGAAGAACAGTAACATTATTTTGACGCAAAAATCCAGCGAAACGGAAACAAACGGGAGCGTAACAATCTTTAAAAATTCAGAATTTGGAGATATTAGAACCATAGTAGATCCAAATGGAGATGTGTGGTTCGTGGCTATAGATGTAGCTCGATCACTTGGCTATGCTACGCCTAAAAATCCAATAAAAAGACATGTTGATGAAGAAGATACCATTCTTTTGCAACTGTCTGATTTTCAGAGGGGCTCGTTTTGGGCTCCCTTGGAAATCAATGAGTTAGACAGCATACGTGTAATCAATGAATCTGGGTTATATTCTCTTGTTTTGTCATCAAAATTAGAATCGGCAAAGAAGTTTAAACGATGGGTAACATCCGAGGTTCTCCCCTCTATAAGAAAAACGGGTTCTTACTCTATAACTCCTAAAGATTATCCATCTGCCTTAAGAGCTTTAGCTGATGAGGTTGAAGCCAAGAACAGAGCCATAGCAGAGAGGGTTCAAGCTGAAGCCGAGAAACAGCAAGCTATAAAGACAATAGAAGAGCAGCGTCCCGATGTGGAGTTTGCGGAGTCGTTCAAGAAAGTTGATCATGAAAACATGTGGTTGATTAGAGATATCGCGAAGAAGCTTGAACAAAATGGTATTATCATCGCCGAGAAGAATCTTCGTTTGTTTCTTGAGGAAGTCAAGTTCATGTTCAGAAATGGGCAGGGTAGATGGGAGCTATACAGTGATATTGTCAAAAATAAGTTTGGTGTTTACAGATCATATTTTGTTGACAAATATTCTGGGGAAAGAGTTAATCAGCAAACCATCTACATGACTGGTGCCGGATATGAAGTCACACTTAAGGGGATAAAGGAAAAGTGTAGGAGCCTTTTCTTGAAGTACGGCAAGTTTGAAGATCCTAACTTTTGAAAACACAAAATATGGCGTTATACATATTATTCATATCTTTGTGGAGGTCAGGTTCGTTTCCTGTCCTCCATTTTTTTTTAAGAGATGACAGTCGAAAATTATATCATAGAGTTAAAATCGTCTTTAAGATCATTTGACAAGCGTGATCTGATAGATGAGGTATCCATCTACAAATGGATAGAAATTGCCCTGAAGAAGTTTGGAGGCGATATTACTATGCGCAAAGAAGCGGTAGTGGATGTCAAGCGAGGGCAGGTCCGTATGCCTGGTGATTACTTTGATCTTATTTTGGCTTTTAAATGCGATTTTAAAGGATATGAGGTGCCGGAAGGTGACAAGGTGATATCAGAACTTCAAAATACAATAGCTTGGAAAGAACGTACCGAAAGAAGTTATAGGTGGTGTTCTTGCGATGAATGTTGTAAAGACGAATGCGAGAAAGTGATAGTTGAAAAATTTTATATCAATGTTCATGATCGCGATCATGAAGTTCGTTGCTATTATGACCGGCCGGTAATGTTAGGTCTTGCTAAGCCTATGCTTCGTGATTCTTGTTTAAGTAAATGCCGGAATAAGGTAATAAAGGATAGTCCGTATGAGATAAATATCGTAAACGGATTCCTGTATGCTAATTTCGATGGTCCTATTTACATGCAGTACCGGTCTCTTCCTTTCGACGGAGAATCTAATATAATTATACCAGACACGCCTCAAGGTCTGGTATTGGATTATGTGGATAATTTTGTAAAGATGAGATTCTTTGAGGAACTGATGTATAATGGAGAGGCACAAGGAGCGGCCGATTTGTTCAAGTTGTATGCACAGCAAGATTTGGTTAAGCTGAAAAATGCTAAGACCGAACTTAAGATGATGGGAATGACATTGAAAGGTATGTATGAACCTCTTAGGCGGCGTCGTGCCGAGTTTGAGATTTATTCTAAGGCATATCCTGTAATTGACAACATGCTTAAATTGGTATGACAGAAGTAGTTCTATTTATATATTTGTCTGGCGTTATCGCATCCATGATTGTTTGGTCAATCAGGCAATTTAAAGGAGAGGCGAGTTTGGTAGAGACAATGTACTGCCCGGTAGTATTTTTGTTGAGCTGGATATACGTATTTGAAATATTTAAAATGAAATAATATGTTAGAGGTTAAAGCAAGCGAAATAGTAACCGCCGACAAAATGAGAGGCATAGGACCGGCAAACATCATCTTCACAGCCGGCCCTAATCCGGTAGCTGAAGATCGTAGAGGCGTAGCTAAGGTAACGGCTGGTGGAGAGAGTAAGAACGTTACAATCACACAAGCTGCCGGCGAGCAGGTTGTTGTAATTCCTGAGTTCGATTATCTTGTTCTTAGGTATGGATGGGAATCAGAAGACGGCTCCGATTTTGATACTGCAACCGGTTTCACCAATACAGGCATCTCAGATGTAGATAATAAGTTTGTGGGATGGAGTAAGCAGTGGGCTACCACCCAACAACAGGTTGGTGATTACCTTGTTTATGGTGGTGATAACATGCAGTCCGGCCTTGAAGGAGCGCTTATTAAGATGAAGACCTTGCTATCAGCGCCTGGAATGGACGAGTCGGAACCTAATATCAATGCTGATATCTATGGTAATTGGTATGGAAATAGAGGGCGAGGAAATGTTGTTGTGTCTTTTACAGCCTACCTTGGAGGAGAGATGGTTAAACAAGGATTTAATTTCATTAATGAAGGAGGTACGGAAGTTTACTCCGACAGCATCACTACTAACGTTTCGGCTCATGGTGAAACCAATTACCAAAATATAAAAGGTTTGTACACTAAGATGGGTACGATGGTTTATAATAAGGAAAAGCGTGATTGTGTTATTGTTATAGGTTAAGGTGATGGAAGGTCTTTGGGATAAATACAATAGGATTAAGGAGGTGTTTTACCGGGATTTTGTTTATGATTCCAGCTACACAGAGCAGGCCTCGTGCATCCCACTGTCGTCGGTGAAGAACGGGGCAGGCTGGGTCGGCGACGGAACTATCAACCTGGCTCATTATCTCCAGTTTATATACACGGAAATGGTTCTTGGCAGCAAGACAGAAGATGATGTGCGTAATTCCATATTGGTACTTACCCGTCTTGCCGATACTACTTATGATCTATTTTTTAATAACAACAAAGGTATTTATTTTAAATTCGAAAAAGGATTTTTCTTAAGAGACGATATCCATAGCGAAGACGCAAGCAAATTCGGTCTTACCAAGATAAGTTCCGGGTACACTAATGGTATAGAGTTAAAAGACGAAGATCCGTGCTTCTCCCCATTCACTTCACAAGATCAGATCTGGAATCTGGCTCCGATATTGGCTTATTTGGCAGATGATGGATTTGAAGAAGCCAGACAAGCAGGATACGATATGTTTGAGTACGTTATCAGAAACAGACACAAGATATATAATCCTTATTATAGCGCCTTGCTTCATCATTGGACATTCCTTCCTGATATGGATACCGATAAGGTTAAGCCGTGGGATAGGGTTAGTAACCGGAATAAGAATCTTAAATACAAAGTTAAGGTTAAGAGAGGGGCTAACAATTGGTACTTCTCTGGAGGGTTCAGATGGGCATTTAAGAAGTTTGGAGGCAAGTGTAGTACATTCTGGCATTGCCTATGGTATAAGCCATTTATATTTTTAGCAGATAGGGTATATCATCCATATGTATGTAAATGGTTCGGTATTAAGGTTAAGAACAATTCTTACTATTGTCTCGGATCCACAAATGAAAAATCATGGTACGGTCCTAAGTTCAGAAAGAGGCTGGTTAGTAAATTTAATAAGTCTTTGGAAGGGGGAGAATTGTTTATGCCGCATCTTGTTTTTCTTAAAGAGTGTGAAGATGTTGATGAAAGTAAGTTAAGATCTTATCTTGAAAAATGGGAATGGGATGGAGTTAATTCTCCTATTGAGTTTTTGATTTTGTGCAACTGGTATAAAATTATTTTTTGACAATGAAAATATTTTATAATTCAAAAATAGCTAAGTTGTTTACGTTCATTGACGGCTATAAAACAATTATGCTGTTTGGAGCCGTATTTACCGAACGTGATGCTATATCATTGAAGGCCGAATATCATGAAGAGGCGCATTGTAATCAGTATCATACAATGTTTTGTTTTGGTATGTTTATATCGTTGCTTACAATAGGATTATGTCTCTTATTCGGTAATGTAGGATGGTGGATGCTGTGGCTGTCTCTTATTCCGGTATTTTTATACTATGCATGGTATTTGATTGAGTACCTGATTAGGTTGTGCATATATCGCGATCATGATAAGGCATATCATAACATCGTATTTGAAAGAGAAGCCTTCGACTTGGAAAAGTATTGGAATAAGCATGATGTTTTGAGGAAGGAGTCGAAAGGATTTAGCTTTTTGAAATATTACGGGAAGGAGTATTATCATGAGTAGGAGAAGATATTTTGAGGAACAGAGATCTGGTAATGGAGCTATTTATCATTGTGTTAAAATCGATACCGATCATGATAATCGTTTTGAGGTACTTGATTTAATGAGTAAAGATGAATCAGATACAATTAGCCCAGATAAGGTGAATAATGTCTTGAATCAGCTTAGGCAAGGATCATGTTTTAACATTCATACTCAGAGTACAGTTTCTTTTGAGGTTATAGAAAAGAGAAGTAATGCTATATTTATCAAATTTAATCCAACTCCTGCTCCAAGTGAACAACATGGCATTATATATAGGTTTCAGATAAACAATAAAAAATATGTTTTTATGTTTTCTAACAATTATGACGGCAAGAGTGACCTTATACAAAACGCAGATGAGGATGTTGATTGTATGACATATGCGCAGGATACCAGTCTTTATTCTAATGATTCTTTCTTTGTATTTGTTTGATTATGTATATTAAATATAATTATATGATTTACAGTAAGTTATTATATATAGGGGGGGGGGTAATCCTTAGTATGTTATGAGACGTCGTTTATTGCAAAAAAATAGGGAACTTGAAGACTTTATCATAAGGTTTTATCCAGCCGGGAATTACACATGGATAGTTCCTGATGGCTGTTTTTCCGTAGACGTCTTTTTAGTTGGTGGAGGTGGTAGTGGCAGCTCTGCCGGAGGTGGAGGCGGTTATACAAAGACCTTCAAATCTGATAGCAAAGGCTGGAAAGACGGAGAAGCTATTGCTGTAAAACCCGGTCAATCTATTTCTATAACAGTAGGAAAAGGAGGGGCGAAAGTTTATCAAGCCGAACAAAATTCTCCTGGTAAGGATGGTGGTTATTCTCAATTCATGAACTCGTCTTATAGAGCAAATGGAGGAAAGGGAGCTAATAAATGGAGGGGAGGAAATGGTGGTAGTGCCGGCAGTTCGTCATATACGCAAGATGGTGCTTCGGATGGTGGAGACACTAATGGAGAAGAGTATGGAGTAATCAAAGGTCAAGGTCATACTACCAGAGATTTTGGAGAATCCGGCGGTAAAAGAAATGCCGGTGGTGGAAGCGGAGAAACCAATACCGGAGTAGTATTCCAAGGCGGAATATCCGATTATAGTGAAGGATCTGGTACAGGAGGATCAACAAACGGATCCGGTAAAGGAGGCGGAGGTTATGGCGGCGGAGGAGGCGGCGTCAGATACTCTATGGTTTATGCCGGAGCCGGCGGTGATGGCACTGTGTTGATTAGGGGTAAAAGATATAAGACAGGGTGATTATCTGCCATTTTACGCTCACTTTGAAAGCCCATGATTAAATCTCTTTTGTTATCTTTGTGACAAACAGTTACAAAGATGGCATCAGAAGATAACAGAAACATAGCGGTTCCTCAAACAGGCATGAACCGCGATCTGCATCCGTCGAGTCTTACGGATCAGCATTATACGTTTGCCTTGAATGCCAACATCGAATCCGAGGATGGTAATGTTGGAATGAGATCTAACGAGCACAGTAATCTTAAATGCATTGATTTCGATGGGTTTAAAGTTATTGGTTACAAGAACGATCTTACTTCAGGCAATATCTATTTTTTTATAACAAATCCTGAAACAGGCGTATCTAAAATAACTTATTTCAAGCCTGAATCCGATACAAGTATCTTGTCTGATTCTGATATAGAATCTATGGTAGAAGGATCGGAGTCGTTGTGTTCTGGCATGAAAACCCTGCTTGAAGACAACGAGCAAGATCCGTGCCTTAATTTCTCTATCTACCATCCTATAAAAACCATAGAAATAAAGACAGAGAAATGTGGAAAATGTATTTACTGGACTGACGATTATAATCCTCCCAGGTATGTTATTGTAGACAAGGCTCTGACTCCTGATGATGAAGGTGATATATGGTATCATTATCATGGGTATAAGATATGCGATAAAGAATACGATAGGAAAAAGTTCATGCAGGAGAATGGTTGTTTTCTGGCATGTGAGAAACTTAGGGTGTTTCCGCTACTGGACCAGCCATGCGTAGAGCCGGTACAGATAGAGTACGGGGGCAGCCTGCGTGCGGGCGTGTATCAGTTTGCTGTGGCCTTGTGCGATGAATTTGGTAACGAGAAAACTAACTATACTTCATTAACTAACCCTGTTCATGTATTTGACGAACAATATATTAGGATAAATGATGGTAAATGGGGAGAAAGAACTAATCTTGGTATAAGGCTTAAGGTGTCTAATTTGGATAGGCAAGTCAGCCATTATAAGGTAGCCGTTATTCAGAATACGGTAGGATACAATGGGGAAACGCAGCCGGTAGTTGATTATTTTATAGAAGGTATTCATCCTATTACAGAGAAGACCATATACTATTATTCTGACCTTAATAATAAAAGAACCACATTTGAGCATATTTCCTTGAAAAGGGCTGTGTACAACACATCAAGAGGAATAGTGTCAGTCGGAAACCGTCTTTTGCAGTATGGTCTTACTGCGGAAAAAGAGTGGAATTTACAGCCTGTAGTTTCTCTTATGGGGCATTTTCTAAAATGGCAGGCATCTGTCGCTCATGAAGATCTGTATAAAGATGGTAATGCTTGTTCGCTGTATGTGGGATATATGAGAAATGAAGTGTATCCGTTTTCTATCTCGTTTAAGACATCCACCGGATATAAAACTCCAGCATTTGTTCTTATTCCACCTCCTTCTGATAAGGCAAGAGAAGAAATGAACAAAGACAGTATCCCATACCAGTCTATAAATGCATATGCTCCGGATTGTTCAGGAGTGGAAAGAAAATATGTATGGCAGTATAGCAATACGGCAGGAGATGGGATATTAATTGACGATGCGGTTGTTATAGATGAAGAACAAAAAGAATGTAATAATCCTGCTACCGTAGGTCAAACTGTTATAGTGGAAAGCAATTTCGCTACTTTTAAAGGGAAATCAAGATTTATTATCGATTATGATGATATTGTAGGAACCCCTATAAATTATTTGTCTGAAAATATAGGTCTTGTAGCTTGTAATAATAAGGAGAATGGAAACAATGAAAGACAGATATGTGATATAGCTACCAAATACAGAGAAGACGGAACACAGGATTATATGGAACCAATTGATCATATTAGGTTACCAGAAATGGAAGGAGACTGCGAAGTTCCCCATCGTCAAGAATCTATATTGTCTGCTCCAGTTCCACTAATAACAGGCCTTGTAGAAGATTATATCTATAAGGTTCTTAGCGAAATGGAACACGTCTCTACAGATTATCTATATACCACAGGAGGAGAAAATCAGAATAAGTATTCTGTGTTGTTTAATTACGAGACAATGGATTCTTTATCTGAATGGATGGAGGAAGCATTTTTTGGGTATAGCGCTGGCAGCATATCAGGTGATGGCAATCAACACCTTTGTTCTGAGTTTTATCCATACTTACAACCTGGATCTGTTTTAAAAACCGTGTCTGATGCTATATACGTATTAGATACCATGCCTTGTACATGCGGATGTTATATTGAGAGTTATTGCTCTGATCCTACTGTGTCAAGAACTGATTATAACAACTTTCAGAATTATAATTATCTTCTTGGAAGTTATATTCTTCATATAGATGGATGGAGCCAAAAGATAAATGATGTAGGAGATTGGCGAGCCGGTAGATCTACCAGTACAGTCATAAATAATCAGTATAGATCAAAGAACGGACCCAGGTATTGTATTGAGCAATTTTGGCCTGAAGCTTCTGAGAAGTTGCAAGATATGATATATAAAAATTCGGATACCGGTATAGATGAAACTGATTGGAAATTTGAAGGGTATGTAAACAATGCTACATTTAATAATCCTACAGGGGATAAGCTTAATATTGGATTCGCATCTGAATTTGTGGTATGGAAGTTTGTCAGAAATGTAATGACAAATGCAAGATTTATTAGAATCAATAGACCAGAAGAGTGGGACATAGAAGGTTATAAAGACGAGAACAAAGTTCTTTATCTTGAAGCTCTTGGAAAGGTAGATGGCATAATGGATGCTGTGTCTACCAATTACGTTCGTGTTTCTTTTTGGAAGGATGTTGAAACATGGTCCCCTCTTGGAATAGTACCAGTTGAATTTGATAGACCTGAGTATGAATCATCTCATTCCGTTATTGTTAACATAGCAAGACCGGCTTTCGGAGAAATAAATGAAGAGTTTTTTGATTCTATAGGTCAAAATTATTTTTATGTTACAATAGAATCTCCTATTGTAGCAGTTCCTTGGATAATGACGTTTAGACAAATTCAATTTTGTTCTTATAAAAATTATGATACCCCAGAAGAAGAGGAAGAAGAAGAAAAGAAGCCTTCCCGTGCTATTCTTGGAGTCGCTTTTGCTACAGGTAAAACTATATATCCGTATATTTTTGGTATAAGAGAAAAGGAGGTAAATAAGATTGATTTGTCTGTGGATTCTATAACACTTAGATCAACTGTCTTATTTGCATCAAAATGTCAGACATGTGGAGATAGGCCCATCAATTGCAAGCCTCGTCCTTATAAATACGGGGATTTTGCATATTGGGAATCATCTGAGAAATATCCTGCTAATTTTGAACTTTATGATAGTAGCAGGATGAAAATAGACACAGGCAGATCTTATGGTGATCCAAAAAAATCAGAAGCTTATTCTAATATTATGAATAAGTTAACAGAATATTATGGTGCTCCTTTGTCAGACAAAAATGGATTATCTTATTTCAAGGGTCATTCTTATGGAGGGGTAGATACTTCTACCGTATTTTGCCAGCAACCTATACGTCATTACCGGTTTCCAGATAATAAGCATATACCATTCATGAACAGTGATGAACGTGGATATGACATAGCTTCTGAAATATATCCGGTAGGTATTATGGTAGATGAGAACACCATACAAGTGTTTTTGGATTTTGCAGTGGATTCTGGTTTGATTACGCAACAACAAAGAAATACGATTGTAGGATATGAACTGTATCGTGGAGATAGGAGACTAAATAGGTCGGTTGTGGCTTCAGGATTAGCCTATGATATGCTTAGATACATAGGAGACGATGGTAATGTGAATATCTATCCTAATTACCCATATAATGACCTGTCACAAGATCAATATAATTATACGTCTGGCAAAAGAGACGAGTTTATATCCCATCCTTTCGACAAAGGAGGAAACGTGTGGTATTCATTCTGTTCACCTGATATTTATTTCAACAAGCCAGAACTTCCAAATGAAGTATGTATAGACGGGTTTCAAAGAGGAATGTCTGTGGGCAGTTTCGTACCTGTAGAAGATCATCCAAAATGGACTATCTTAGGTCCTGCCGCATACACGATGGCTGCGTCGCTTGCCGCAGTTGAATCAAGTGCTACAATAGCAGCTATGATAGCAGAAGAGCTTCAGATAAGGGCGCAGTCTGGATACATAGGAGGGTCGGCCGGTCTTACCGGAGGAGGATTCCTGACTAATTTAAGCGTGGCCATGCTGTTTTCTTCAATGGTGTCAACCATCAGTCAGACTCTTGCTAAAGGCCCGATATTGTACGGTAAGTACCGTTATGATTGGCTTAATACGTTTATAAACAATGGACCAAGACGTAATCATGCATGGTATTATACTTCTGTGGGATTATATAATTCAATGATAGGCATAACAGATCAGGATAAGTATGAACGAAATTTTGCCCGTGGTTTATCTTCTGTTAAGTACATTAAGTCTGGCGTATATCCGATGATGGATGCCAGTATGTCTTCTAAATGGGGAACCGGTAGAAATGATAATGAGGGACGTTTCTTATTCGTTAATAATATAGATCGTGAATCTTCGTTATTTTTATCATTTGGTGATCCAGGTGAAAAAGGAGATGGTAAATCGAAATATTTATTGGAATATCCGAACTATGTTTACAATTACGACAGTAGCCGCATAGATGATTCGGTTATTGCTGGAAGTGATGTTGTAGCAGGAAGAACATTCGAGCAATCCAAAACAGTATCGTACATCTGTTCTCCGTATATGAGACTTATGCGATATAGGCCGGATCAATATGGACAGATAGAAGATATAAAATGGATTTCCATAGGCGGATGTGGCTTTTTCACTAATGAAAAGAAACTGATATTCGGTGGCGATACGGTGATAACCAGATTTTCATTAAAGAGAAAATTCCCTGTTTTTTATAATAGCGCTTTTGGTATTGGAGACATGATACCATTCCCATACATGGATTACAGAAATGTAGGGTATCCAAGATATTTTGTTAATTATGATACTGGAGAAGACGCTCTTGAGACAATAGATAACGAACGTTTCAATAGCTGGACATCATCTAATAAAGGAAGATACGCTTTTTATCCAAACAGGAAGAGCTTATACGAATTAAATGGTGACACATCCGGCAAGTACGTTAATGGAAGATTTTATACATGGTTCTATGGCATTCCTCAGTTCCTTGTAGAGTCTGAAATAAATTGTAATTTCAGATTAGAGGGCCCTCAGCCTCATGAACTATTCTATCCAAAAGTAGGAGATTTTGTTTGGTGGACACAAGAAAAGAACGTATCTATCCATAGGGATAATGATTACAAGATAAGTCCTATCTATTCGTCGAGGATGACACTAACACCAAATGTATTGCCGGCAACATACGAACGACGTTTTTATGACTGTGCTTACCAACGTCCTAATGGTGTTATATGGAGTAGGGCTGATGTATCTGAAAACAGTCAAACAGATCCGTGGCTGACGTACAAGCCTATGGACTATCATGAGTTCCCAACCAACAACGGGAAGCTTATTCACATGAAGCGTATTGAATCCGATCAGATTCTTGTTAGGTTCGAGGATCAGGTTTCACTCCATAACGCCATAGACGTAATCAAGGAGCGTACCTCCCCAGGGCAGGCCGAGATGGGCACCGGCGGTCTGTTCGCGTCCCGGCCTCTGGAGTACAACACGACCGACCTTGGTTATTCTGGAACCCAGAGCACTGAAATAATTAGTTCAGAATTTGGTCACTTCTGGGTAGATACTAAAAGAGCACAGGTGTTTATGACCGATCCTAATGGACGTAATCTTAAGGAACTTAGTGTAGGTATCAGACATTGGCTTAAGCGTCATCTTCCGTTTAAGATTCTTAGATACGGAATAACTAATATCTTAACCGGTACAGAGATGACAGAAGAAGATACAGACAATAAATTTATCGGTCTTGGTCTGTCTCTTGGATGGGATAATAGGTATAAGAGAGTACTTATCACGAAAAAAGATTATATACCTGTTAAGAACCCGGCATATTATAAATATGATGGTGGAAGGTTCTTATACAATGAAACAGAGGTGCTGTCAAACGATAAGGAAATATCTTTAAAGGACGAACAATATTTCAAGGACGTGTCGTTCACTATCGGATATTCGTGTCTGAAGCAAGAATGGATTTCTTATTATTCGTTCTGTCCTGACTATTATATAGAACAGCAACAATATTTCCAGACAGGTATAAACTTCCCGGCATCAGACAAAGAAGGTGGCTTATGGAGCCATTTGCTGACGAATAAGAGCTTCCAGACATTTTACGGAGCAACATATCCATTTATATTAGAAGTGCCGATAAAAGAGAAATATAATGGCTCTACGCTGGCTTCTGTAGAATACGAGCTTGATGCAAGGAAATACGTCGATGATGTGAATTACACTCTTGACAGGAAAGTAGGTTTAGATACGATAACTATCTACAACGACACAAACAACTCAGGCGAAATTCATCTTGTTCCAGAAGAAAAGAATAATTTAGCACAACGTATATCATATCCGAAGATCGTAGGTGACCATACTGAGGTCCTGGATACTGAGGTATATAGAAGACATAAGTTAAATGACTTCTTCAACAGGGTTGACGATGACCGATCTGAAACACCTATCTGGATCAAGGACGATAACGATATAAATAAGTCAGTTAATCCTGATGCTCTTAATTTCAGACGGTCATGGCTGGATAGGTTAAGGGGAAGTTGGATGCTGATGAGGATAAAGAAAGTAATTAGTAACCGGAAAATCATATTCCAGTGGTTGATTTCTGAAGATAAGATTAAGAATAGATAAATTACAATATTTAATAAGTTGAAAATAAGTAGTTTTTATTTTGTGATTTAATAATAGTTGAATATGTTTGTAGCGCCTATTGATCCATCTCGGACAGATAGGCGCTTATTTATGATAATTTAACCAATAAAACCACCATACTTTAGAAGGTGGATGAATTGGTTTGATTAATTTTGAATCAAAATTACAGATAAAAAATGATTTCATACAAATACAACATCTATCATTCCAAGAAAACGAAGTATCTTGACAAGATGCTTCGTGAATGTTGTTTTGTGTGGAATCATGCGTTAGCTCTACAACGTAGATACTACAAACTGTTTGGAAAATACATACCAGTTGGTAAGATGCAAAAACATTTCTCTAAAAGAATTAATAGAAATCTTCTTCATTCCCAAACAGTACAAGAAATCCTTCAGAGATTAGACTCAGCATACAGTCGTTTCTTTAAGAAGTTGGCTAAACGACCTCCTAAGTTTAAATCACCGGAGAAATTCAATTCTTTTGTATTCAAACAAGGAGGGTTTGCTCTAAATGGCAATTGTCTAACAATTAACAAAGGAAAGAAACGATTTAGATTCTCATACAGTAGAGTCTACGAAGGTAATGTTAAACAAATTAGAATAGTTAGAGAAACTTGTTCCCGTTTTAGTTTGATTATAGTTACAGATCACAATCCTATAAACTCTTATAGAAAGACACACGATGGTGCATCTATCGGATTGGATTTTGGCCTGAAAACTTATCTAACTAAAAGTGATGGTAGCAAAATCGATTCTCCATTATTCCTCAAACAATATCAAAACAAGATTAGAAAACTAAACAAACGGCTTTCTAATGCAAAGAAAGGATCCAACAATAGAAGAAGGAGACTGTTTGAATTACAACAATCGTATCGTAAAATAAAAGATCTTCGATCAGACTTTCAATGGGGATTAGCTCATCAGTTATGCAAACAGTATGATTATATTTTTATTGAAGATCTAAACATTGAAGGAATGAGGCGTTTGTGGGGAAAGAAAGTTTCTGATCTTAGTCATTCTTCTTTTATTGACAAACTTACGTATGTTGCTTCAAAGTATGGAGTAACGGTACACAAGATTGACAAATGGTATCCTTCTTCCAAAACTTGTGAATGTGGCTGCATTAATAAAGGGCTGTCGTTACGCGACCGCACGTGGGTGTGCCCGTCGTGCGGAGCGGTCAACGACCGTGATATTCTTGCAGCCCGTAATATACTTCGGAAGGGCATTTCCGAATTGGATAGCAAGAGTAATTCCAGCGATAGTAATATCGGGGTTTCTTGCGTTGGTATCCAAGAATCCCATTCGCTTTAGCGATGGGAGTATGTCAAAGAGGATCTAATATCTTGAACATAGCTGGCTGGTCAGAATCTATTTTCGATGTTATTAACAGCAAGTTCTGCGGATATAAGAATATGATTGAGGAAATTAAGAAGATAAAAATATAAATCTTACATTTGTATTGTTTTCATAATAAGATTTCCATTATAATAAGCCGGAGAATGAATGGTGGCATTCTTCGGCTATTTTATTTACCTTTGTTGAAAAACAGTTTGTTATGAAACAAGTATTATATAAAAATGATATATACCCCTATAATGTAAGGGTATTGCTTGGAGCAGATGAAGAGTATATAGCAAAGACGTTCGCCAACCTGGAAGTAGAAGATTAAAGCTGGGAAGGATGGACTGATGATTATGGTGGCAGAACTATTTTCGTAAGAAACAGAACCAACCACAGGAAAGAAATATGTTTCTTGTTTCATTCTCTGTCTGACATGGATGTAAAAAGAATAGGACACGAATGTCTGCACGCTCTTTCTATTTATTGTAAGTATCTTAATATGGATTACAGTTTTGAAGTAGGAGGAGATGAGCATGCCGCCCATCTGGTGGGATGGTTAGTTGATAGGGTATGTGATGCTTACCATAAGTTCAAGAAGAAGGAGGAAAAATGAAAGAAAAAGAATTTGATTTTGTGATATATCCACTAAAGTTGATTATCACCGTAGGGTTAGATTACAAAACATTGTGTGATCGTTTTGAGAATGCAGAATTGGATCATGAAGGAGAATGGGGAGATGAAGGCGATTTAGATTCAAAAGCCTCTTTCTTGAATCTTGTTCGTGATAAGGGGGATGATAGAGCTTTTAAGTTATTATGGAACTTTCAAAGTGAGAATAAGATGACTATGCGAAACATATGTCATGAATCATTTCATGCAGCTATGTCGGTATGCCAACATTGTAATATGTCTCTTGGCTTTAAGGTGGGAGAAGATGAACACGCAGCTTACATAGCCGGATTTGTTGGTAATTGCGCAGGTGAAATGTTTGGATTCTTAGAGGAAGAAAAAGATGGCAAAGAAAATTAAAAATTATGTAAGAGACAAACAACCAAAAACATTATGGAATAAAATTGGTCCGTTTGTAAGACTTAGAGAATATCTGGCATCTAATATAACACCTGATGTATATGCCAATGAAAGAGGATTAAAAACCAAAATAATGGAATTTTTTGGTCAAGATGTTCCGAAAGCCAATGTAGATGATTTTAGTCAAAATCTTTGGTTTAGATTTTTAAACCAACCAAATAACCTGAAAGAGGAAAACGGGATTGTTAGAATACCAGACAATATCAAATCCATTATATCTGACAGGATAAATGGTGGGTGGGAGAAAATGGCTAAAAAATATGGAAAGGAGCTTGATTCCTTAGATAATAAGATAATTGATGGAAAAGTTGCAGGCGAGGACGTATCTGATTTGGAGGAGTTAAGGGATGTAACAAGTAGGAAACTTGGAATGGTAGAAGAGGGTATAGATCTCTTAAAAAAAGCCAGAACCGGGGAACATCAGGTATTTAACGAATATAATTTTATACCGGATGCTTACGGAGATTTAAATGATTTATCAGGCTTATCAAGTTTTACCATGTACCGTGATGATAGAGGTAGGATGGTTGTGAAAGATAAGTACGATTTTTATAGAAGCGATCAACCTTTTGGTGTTGGGGTTGTTACTAAGACTCTTGATACAATAGGGTATCCTTTTGAAATAAGGGATTATGTAGAAGATAAAATCCCATACGAAGAGAATGATCCAAACAAGATCCTGTTTAGATCCATTATTGATTCAAAGAATGATTTGGATAAAAGGATGGAGATAAGATCCAAAAAACAAGGAGGGGATTCTTCTAAGCCGGAAATAGATTGGGATTTATTCAAATCCAAATATGAAAATATGAAGCGTGTGGGTAAGGGTAAGCATCGTACTATGGACGTAGAAGGGATGAATATGATCTATGATGCTTTATATGATAAAGGTTTTAATCAACGCCAGATAGAAGCCGTACTTGGAAATATTATTGAAGAATCTGGTGGAAACCCCTACGCTGTATCTGAGGATGGAAAATTTAGGGGACTTTTTCAAGAATATTACAAAAGATATCCGCCAAAAGAGTTTGAAAGAGATAAAGAGAGATTTAAGAGCGATAAGCGTGGATATATCAACTATATGATAGACAGATTTTATGATCATGTTCAAGATGCTGGGAAGTATAGTATAAAAGATACTAAATACAAAAAAGCTATTCATGCAGTAAACGAATTTATGTCAGAAGATCCAGATACGGATTATTCGTATCCACTTGTATATGCTTTTGAAACTCCATCAGATAAAGAAGGAACTTATAAAAACAGAAAGAGCGTATCAAATTTGATAAGTCAATCTTATGTTTTGGATAATGTTGATAAAAATGATAATACTATTGTTGATGCTATTCTTGGAATAAAAAATGATCTTGAGCTACAAGACTCTATTTCCACTACAAGAGGTGAAGCCTTTAAAGAAGCCAGGAAAAGAGGTCTTAAGGAATTTACATGGAATGGAAAGAGATACAATACCAACATCAAGAAGGAAGGTGGCGTAGTTGGCAAGCAGCGTGAAGCATATGAATACTTTACTAATAAGCGCGGCATGTCCAAGATACAGGCGCTCGCCATCATAGGTAACCTCATGGCTGAATCCGGCCTTAAAGATGACATATACGGAGACAACAGAACGTCATACGGCATACAGCAATGGCACAACGAACGCATGGATAAGCTATTCAAGCACGCCAAAAAGAAAGGACATTCTACACCCACATTCAAAGACCAACTTGAGTTCTTGGCTGACGAATACGAAGGGAAAACCGGATATTCTAATTTCTTGTACACAAGAAAAGGAAAAGAAGGACCAGGGTATTACAACTACAGCCGGCAGGATTTTATGAACGCCAATAACCTTAAGGATGCTGTAGTAGCTTGGAACCAAGGAGCAGGACGTCCTCATAAGAGTGTTATAAGAAATGATGATCGTTATGACTATGCTATGGAAGTTGCTAAAAATCTTGGTTTGGAAATTGAAGAAAATTCCGTATCTTTGTATGGTCAAATGGGATTCGGAGATGATGGAGAAATAGCAGCATCGGTAACACTTCCAGAGGTAGAAGTGGCAGCCGCCATCCCTAACCCGGAAGCCCAGTCCCAGGAGAGACAGTCCGAGGAAGAGAGATTCCGTACATGGACTGAAACGTATGGTAAAGACATCATAAATCATTTACTGACGTTAGACGGGAAAAAGGATGGTGATGACAGTGATTACAGCATGATGTATAGACAGCATGAAAAAGAAAGCGAAGAGGATAAGAAAATGGCTTTGATTAATGCCGTGCTTCCCAATATTCAGCTTCGCATTAAAGGCGTCACTGATAATTAGAACAAGATTGTTTTATTTCTCATATTAATAAAGCGAAGCCGGATTTGAGACTCGTTATACGGATACCGAAGGTTGAAGAACGATATCAAGATAATCCGGCTTTTTTGTGCGATTTCGTGAAGGATGGAACTATCATCGCCTTTGTTTAACAGAACAGACCTACGTACTTCCACTGTCCTGACAGGCATGGACGCCCGTCTCGCCTACCAGCCTGCCTAATTCTCCACTGGCTACCTAATATAATTATTAACGTCACTCCATCACCTATCTCCCTTCAGTCGATAGGTTCAGTCGTTTTTAAATATTATAAGTTTTTTCGCATCGTTCCCTTCGGTCACGATACTCAATCTTTTAACACAATTAGGCAAACAATACAATAGACGAAAAAAGTAATTTGTCAATCCGTTCACTCACTTAACTCCCTTCGGTCGTTAAGTTCATTCACTGCAAACAATTATATGAATAAATGGTAAAGTATATAAAATAATATAAATAATATAATGAGTAAGATCATTAAAAATGGTCTTAATATTAAGGAAAACGGAGACTATTTATAGGCGTAGTTTTAATTCAAGATTTGTTGTCCCACTCCTGACGGTCAGACGGTTACGCTCAGAACCGTTTTCCCGTCTCTTATCCAAACCGTCATAAAATAAAAAACCTTGTATCCTATTTCTCTCAAACCGGATACAAGGCAGTGCATTTTCTTCTTTTTATGTAAAATCATATATTTGCACTAAAAAACAAAAACAATATGGAGACAAAAATAACTGAAATAATGAATCCTCACAAGTTACACGACAAGCTCTTCAAGAAAGAGCAGGTCTCTCCGATAGAAGTTATATACAATAGCTTCAGCAACTTAGGGTACAATGTAGTACGCCGTCCAGCCGGTCAGTGTTTAGGCAATTTGAGATATTTTAATCTATTTTATGACAAACATACTCATCATTTCTATCAGAAAGACAGGAAGTTGAGATATTGTAGCAACTTTCTCATATCTGATTACTGGAAAGATAGAGTGCGATGTTTCATAGTTTGGAACTTTGGTTTTGGAAGATTCTTTCCGTACAATGACTTTATTGAGGCTATGGTTTATGACTATCTCCGATATGGAAGAAAGTCAGTTCCTTATCTTAAAAGCGTGCAAGAGGCTGAAGAAAAGTGTGTAAGGTTCTATATCCGGTCTCAGATAGATATGCTTCGTAAGGAAGGATATGCCGCCTATAGAGCTAAGTTTAAAGAAGAATGCCCTCAGTATTTCATCGGAGACGATAGGACGGTGTTTAGGTGCCTTGACAGCTCTTTGAAAAGAGAAGAGAAGATTGCTGCATGCGTAGCCCACAAAAGGGCTTTAAAAGAAGGTATAATAACCTCTTTCATCAACCATCTCAAGAAACATCCTACCACCTTGTATTCTTGGTTTTCATCAGAGGTAGACAGCGAAGGAAAGAACAGGCTTTGTCTATCTGAAAAAGCCATTAATTATCTTAATAATAGACTGGTTCGTAATGGGTTAAAGGCTCTTTCTGCATCATATCTTTTTAGAACGTTTAGAAAAATGGTGAAGACCTTGTTCGGTTCCAATGTCAGGTCGTTTTTGAATAGCTGTCTGATGTCTGTTTCAACAGAAGAGGTTTTAACCAAATCTATGAAGAAAATAGTTTCCAAGACGGTGCTGTTTTTGTACAGGAAAGCGCTTAAGAACTATCGCCGGGCATGCGGTCTTAAGTACGACCCTGATTCGGGCGGTTTGTCTGCCGTACATGATTGATTTTTAAACGTATCCCATAACGTTGGATTTTCTCGTTCGTTTCTCTTATCTTTGTGAAAAAAGATAGTATGAAATTACGAATCATAAAAAATCGTCCGATATTCGCTCCTGGCGGTAGTGTTCAGGATAAGAAACAGGATATTAATGTATCCTCTACTCAGTCTATTCTTGATTATGGAACGCCTGTTAATAAATGGGGTGAATCTGATATTCAGAATATATATATGCCTTCTGATGTGATTTTAGAAACAGAGGAGGGGGAGATAAATCCATTTAGTAGTATGCCTACATCCGATCCGTTTTTTGAAAACAATGATGCAGGATATGCAGGATATCTCGCTGATAATAGGGGTATGGTTAAAAACGTAGAGAAATCAGTCGTTGATAATACAATGAATGTAGGTGGTGTTGATGCTGATTCCTCTAAAGAAAAACGTTCCCAAGATGGTAATCCTCTTGATCCTATGACTACCCCATATTATTCACCCGATCTAACCGGCAGAGCTCAAATGTTCGGTACAAGTCTTGGCCGGATAAGAGCCGGTAATAAGGTCGGTGCTAATGTGGCTCAAGCTGCCTTGTCTGGTGTTAGTTTAGGATTAGGTCTTACCCGTAATATCATGGGAGCTTCATCTGCTGCGTATGCAGCCAGCAGAGACGAGCAGGCAGCGAGGGAAAAACTTGCCAAGGAGCGTCGTCAGCAATTCATCAAGTGGGAACGTGAAGGTGGTGGCGTGAATTTAGGTAACGGTCAGAAGATGGATACGTCTGATATGACCGGCGAATATATTTATCCTCTTCCCAAGTCTATGGAAGATGCTGCGAATGTAGAGATAGAGAAAGGCGAGTACGTGCTGACTCCTGACTCCGTAGGGCCTATGGAAGCCAAAGGGAACAGACATGAAAATGGTGGCACTCCGGTTGATTTGCCAGAGGCTTATATTGTTTCCGATTATCGTAAGATAGATGATGAGTTTGCCTCTTACGTTAGAGAAAATTATGGTATTAAGGCAACGTCAAAAGATACGTATGCTACACTCCTTGATCGATATAAGAAGAAGATTGGTTTGTCTGATAAGTACGAAGATCAGGAGCGTGTATATAAGAGATTAGAGAAAAATGAAGATGTAAAAGATAAAAATACATCTAATCTTAATGCTTCTATTCTTTCCAAGTACGTCAATGAAAACCAGAAAGAGATAGACGAGCTTGAAGCACAATTTCGTTCTTTTGCCGAAATCGTTTATGGCAAACAGGAAGAATCTAAGCGTAACGAGAAGATGGATGCTTTCTTCAGGGATGGCGGGGTTGTTGATCTGAATCAGGTAAAGAAACAAGCTAAGGCTTTTAATATTGCAGAATCAGATGCTAAGAACTGGATATATGACGAGTATGTTAAGCAAACCAGAAAAATGGCTGAAGGTGGACCTACTCAGAAGGAACTGGAGGAGCTTAGAAAGAGTGCTATCGGCTACAATAATCTTATCAATCAGTTATTTGGACGAACTCTTAATATGACTGTATCTGATGTTAGCGGTCGTGAGCAGATTCTTAATCCTGATTCCAGTGTCAATGCCAATCAGAATCTCCAACATAGAAGCAATTTAGGATACGGCAGGGTAAATGATAAGGCGGTATCTAATTTGCTCGACATAAACCGATGGGCCAACAAGTACAATACGGATGGTGATTTTGATACAGAAGGTTTCCAGAAAGGATACAACAGGCAATTAAATGCATTGTGGGCGTTAGCTGATGTCGGCGCTATTACGAATGCTGATGCAGCCAAGAAATTCAGAGATGAATACGGATTCTGGGGACAGGACGCCGGAAGCTACGGAGGGAATCAGGCTTATAATTCATTTGCCGTAGATGATAAGTTTGGTCAGACAACAGCTACTCGTTCTTATTATGGGTTGGACGTTGTTTCGGCAGAGCAAAAAAGATTGTTAAACGAAAAAGGGATAAAGAATTATGTTGACTTATTTGGTGATAAATCTGATGCCGCTAAGAAGATTCTGGGCTCCGATTATAATAAGTTTGTTGCTTTAAGAGATAGTGGGTTAATGCCGGAAATAGACTTCGTTCTTGAGTCTGTTAAACCAGAAATGAAGCCTATTGAGGCCGGTCCCATAGCACCAGGCCTTACACCGTCTAAGATTGGATCTCCTGGAAGGATAGAGGTAAAACCGAAAGCAAGTACGCCTACGACTGCAACTGACACCGATACAGAGGAGGTGGTTGAAGACAACGGACCTAAAGGACAGGGCAGACCGGCGGCGTTCGGTCCTATCTTCCCGGAGATGCTGAGAACGCTCGATACAGGCTTGGAGATAGAAGGTCTGGAAAGACATCAGGCTCCGAGAATAGATCCGGTTCTTCAATCTGCTGATCAGTATATTAACGAGCTCAACCGCGCGACATCGGCTCAGTTGGACGCAGTAGGTGACGTGCCCGACTCCCAGCGCTCCGCTATTCTGGCTAATATGAACGCCATAGCCGGAAGCAATATAGCCAAGTACATTAACGAAGTAAATTTCAATAACGCAAGGCAAATAAACGAAGCTGATAGATTCAATGAAATGGCTTATGTTCAAACAGATGATAAGAACATAGCGGAAAGGCAACGTTATGAATCCGGATTGTTGAAGGCTATGGCTATAAGGGATGAAAATCTTGCTCGTTATTATGACAGTATAAACAGCGAGATACAGAATAAGTTTAATGTTCGTACATCGTTGAATACCATAGCTTCCATAGCCCCGAATATGAGAATGCTTCCAAGTGGTCAAATTATTTACGTTCAAGGCAATCAGGATGTGATGAATATGGGTGATTATTCTACACCTTATTTGAAGAGCTTGGAGGATGATGAAGAAGATAAATATAAAAAGAGAAGGAGAAATAGCTGATGGCTTCACAATATAGTATTTTAAGGCAATATGCCCCGTATGTTAGTCCTTACAACATAGATCTTGTTAAGGACGTCATGATGTACAAACAGCAGAAGGTTGATGCTGCTCGTGAAAAGATCTATACCCAGGTAGATTATCTTATGGGTCAAGAGATAGATAAGCCTGAAGCCCGCGCTTATATGGAAGATAAGATGTCAGGTGTGATTGCTAACATCAATCAAAAATTCAAAGGCGTGGATCTTTCTTCTGATGGTGTTACGAGAGCCATACAAGGAGAGATCAGTTCGGTGTTGGATGATACGGTCATTAACGCGATTGCCGGCACAAAAGAAGGCAGGAGAATGCATAAAATGCTATCTGATTTACAAATAAATAATCCAGAACTTTATTCTGCTGCGAATGCTTATGCGGCTTTAAAGCCGTATAATGAATGGGTGAATGATGGAAAGGCTGGTTCCCGTCTTGCTCCTCTTCAATATACTCCTTATACTGATTATAATAAGGAATTAAAAGATAGGATAGATTTTATAAGCAAGCTTCATAAAGGAGCTAAAGTTCAGATTCCTATTCTTGACAAGGATGGTCATCCTACCGGGGCAGTACAAGAAGTAACTAAGGATATGCTTACTCCTGAACAGATAGCTTCTTTTGCATTGTCAGGGTTATCAGATAAAGCAAGGCAGCAGATGCAGGTGGAGGCTATTTACATGGTAGACTCTAATCCCTCTTTATATTCGTATGATTCTGTTCTTGGTTTTATGAATAAGCAGATAAGTGATAAGCAGAGGTATGTTGATGCTCTTACTGCCGATCTTTCCGGTTTGGGTTCTGATCCTGCAAAGAAAGAAATGGTTGAAAATGAAATAAAGAGAGCCAAATCTGAAATAGCTTCCATGAAATCTGAATTTAGCAGAATGGATGAAAGGGCTTACGATCCGTATCTTGGAGCGATGAAGGTTATTGAAAATAATTTTATTAATAATGCTGCTGCTTCATATGCTTATGATAATTCGTCTTTCATAATCAAAGCCGACGAGCTTTACTGGAAAACCAAAGAATATAATCAGAGGGAAAGATTAGCTAATTTGAATTTCGAAAAATGGAAGATAGAATTTGAATATGAAAGAAATAGGGATATTGCAGAGTTTGAATATGGTAAGAATAAGGATGAAGCCAGATTTGGATTAGACGAAGAACGTCTGAAGATGCAGAATAGGCTTAATGAAGCCAGAATAGCAAAACTTATGTCCTCTGGTGCAGGAGCGGCAGGCGGCAGAGCTGGAAGCCGAGCCATGCAGGTGGGCGTTGGCACAAACTCTGGTGGAACTATTTCAGCTAATCCTATCGAAACTAAAAATATTAGCATATCAGAAGAAACTCATAAGAAGTTTAATAAGGCATATACAGATCTTGTAACATCCGGAAGTAGACTATCTACAGCCCTTGGTGCTGAAAACATGAAAAATATTCAAGCTGCCATATCAAGAAATATGACGGATGAAACATCAGGATACAAGTATCTTATGGATGAAGAAAAACTTCTTAAGTATATAAAGGACAATGGAGGTCTCTCTAATGATATGTTTGACAAGCTACCTATGGTAGAGAGAAAAGCTGCCACAGATGCTTATATGCAGCTTAATAGCGCTGTAGACAAGATGGATATAGAGAATGATAGAATTAAGAAGGAGAATAAGATTTATGATAATATTGTATCTGAAATAGCAAATGCGATCGCGCAGAAGGAAGGAGGTAAACCCGAAGAATATATAGCCTATGCTACAGCGTTATCCCTTAATGATATTTTAAGAAAAAATAGAGGTACAGTCGGCGATGTAGAATCTGGAGTAAGATATTATGAAAAAGGATTCTCGCCTGCTGATATAGCTACTATAAGAAAGAGGGTGAAAAATGATGGCATTGATTTATCTAAAGTATTTGAGAGGGATAGCAAAAGTGGCAGGTATTTCTTAAAAAAATACGATGATGTAAAAAATAGTTTCTCGGATGGTGAAGAAAAGGTGTTTTTTAATACACTGTATTCTATTAGCGGAATGGAGAGCGTTGGAGGTGATGTAGTAAGCGATATTAATATAGCCAATCAAATAACTAAGGTTCAAGATGATGGTATAAATGAGATACGTAAAGAATATCTCGAACTGTATTCACCTAACACAGTAACGTATTCAACCAAATTAACCTCCAAGGAGGCTGGTTATAGAGAGATGGGTGTTCTCAGGGATCTATTTACTAAAAAAATGGCAGAGCATCCTGTTGGTAAATCTAAATCATCATCGGCAACTATTGAATCATTTTCTTTGACAGAATCGGGAATAGCCGACAATGGAGAGAAGACTTACAGTTTGGTTGCTAATCATACTGGTGAAAGAGAGGAAATAGATATTGTTGAGGTATCTGAAACAGAGTTGATAAATAATGGCATAGATCCTGGTATTAATACTCCTTCCGTCGATATAGGTGGATATGAAAGTGGTATTATAAGACCTACATTTGGAAGTGATACCAATATGTGGTATCCGAAGATGCTTGAAAATTCAGATATATCACCCGCTTATGCTTCTGTATCTTCAATGATGAAAGTGTTATCAGATATGATAAATGAATCTGGTAATAATTTAGATGATATGCCAGAACAAAAGGTTTGGCTTCTTAATGCAGCTAAAGATATATTGGATAACAGTGGAAAGCTTGGTGTAAAGGTTGAAGGTTATGATCCTAAGACAAGTTACGGTTATGGATATGAGACAAGGCTTTATCTTATGGAGAATGGTAAACCTGAGTTAATAGATTCGTTTGATACTCCTAATGTATGGTTTGCGGATAATGTGTCTAAAGAACTTGCTGTTGCGCCTCAGAAAAAAATAGTTGATTTTGTTGTGGCAGCCATAACAGAGGAGATTAAGGATATGGTGGCGGCAAAAGAAGGAGGTAATTTACCTGCGTCTTTGAATAAAAACGGCAAGTTGATGAAGTTGTTGAATAGTGTAAATAGGGAATAATATATGGAAAATAAGGAACAGACATTGGTAGAGAAATCAGGTTTCTTACCATCTACTGGATTAAGAGGGTATAATGCCGTAGTTCCTACGCGATATGAAGAAGAATCTTCTCTTATTGAGGGAGCAAAAAGAGAGATGGAGAGGATGAAAGTAGGTTCATATACTCCCCCGGTATCAGCCATAAATCCTGATGATGATTCAGAAAAAGGGTCTGATATTAGCGGAATAGATACTTCTTTTGATGTAGACACATCTTTTTCTGGACTAAAATCGGCTCTGAATGGTGGAGATGATCCAAGAAAGAAGAAAGAGGAGTCTTATAATAAGTTAAATTCCATGATAAAATCTATTCAAGATAAATCAAGGAATACTTATTCTGGTAAACAAACGTCTTATGGTGAGGTTATAGCTGGTAATCAACAGTCATCTGCTGTTGATTTTGGTGTATTTGGTAAAGGAAGAACTATTAAGTTAGATGAAGCATATGACTTTTTATCCGATGGGAACATCGGTCTTGCAAAGTTTAAAAGTTATATGCCAGGAAGGGATAATGAAGATTATTACGGAAGAAGGCAAACTACTTGGAATAAGGCTGTTAATGGTATAGGGAAACTTGTCACAAAAACAGCATTATATGGTGTATCAGGAGTAGTAGGTATTATCCCGGCTGCGTATAATCTTATAAAGACTGGTACGTTATCTTCTGCATTTGATAATGATTTTACACGGACCATAAATGATATAGATGAAAGAATAAACCACTCTCTTCCTCATTATTATACAAGAGAAGAGCGTGATATGGGATTTTTGCAGAGTCTTGGAACTGCAAATTTTATTTTTAATGATGTTATTGGAAATGGTCTATCGTTTACGACAGGAGCTATTCTGTCTGCCTACCTTACAGGTGGGATGGGCGTGTCAAGTCTTGGAGCTGTTGGCGCTAAAGTAGGAATGAGAGTGGCCGGAAAGATGGCGGCGTCTAAGATTGCGGCAAGTGCTGTAAAATCAGCTTTTGGAGCGTATAGGGCAGGAGCGATGTACGGCAGGGCCATAGGCAATATGGCCAAGGTAGGAGTAAATACGTTCGTGGGCGCCGGCTGGGAGTCTGCCGTGGAGGCTCAGTCCTTCATGAAAGACTCTGAAAGTAAATACAAGGAATATTTTAAAAATATGTATGGTCGGAATCCTAATCAGTCTGAGATGGCTGAATTTAAGAGTTCTATTTCCGATACAGCAAACAGCATATTTTTAGCTAATATGGGTATAGTTGGATTATCCAATTATCTTCTTCTGGGAAAATATCTTGGAGTAGACACTGGTTTTGCCTCTAAATACATACCTGGATTAAAGGGTGTATCAAACACATATAGGGGATCAAAGAGTTTTGTAGATCGCTATTTGTTTGGATTAGGGACTAAGAAGGTAGCGGGTGATGCTGGAAGATTACAGACGGTAAAAGCGAATTTATTCCAGAAATCCTTAGCTACTATTTGGAATGTATCTAAAAGACCCATATCTGAAGGTGTATGGGAGGAAGGCATGCAAGGTGTTGCTCAGCGCATGGGAGAAGATTTTATTAGATCAAGATATGATAAGACGTATCTTGATGCTACGTCTTCTATAGTTGATTCTTTTTCTAAGGCCATAGCTGAACAATTTACAACCAAAGAAGGATTGAAAGAGATTGGCATAGGAGCCCTGATTGGTGGTTTATTTGGAGCCAGAAATGGTGCTTTTGGTTTATATGAAAGGAGAAATAAAGAGCGTACTATTAATACTGATGTTGAGAAATTTAATAGTAATAATGCTTTTACTTCTCAATCTGTAAAAGACTCTATGCGAAATTTAGCCGAATTTAATGCTCAAATGAATGATCCTGAATCAGATTATTATTCTAAATTTGAATTATCTGACAGAATGGGAATGTTAGAGGATACGGCTAACAATTTCAGGTCAATGGTTAAAAGCCTTGACGAAAGTGAGTTGGCTTCTGAAATGAAAGTAGATGAAGAAACTGTTAAAAAATACAAGGAAGATATTATAAAAGATTTTGATAAGAAGTTAGCCAATTATAAAAAAGCTTCTTCTTTTGCTGAGGCTATTACTGCTGAGACTTCATCTGATCTTTATCGATCTAATGTTGCTAATGCTGTGTTTAAGGGGTTGGATGCAGAGGATATGGCAATGGAAGCATCAAATGATATTGCTGATTATGTAAATGACAATAATTTGTTTGATGATATAAATACGTTTTATTCATTATCAAGTCAAGCTTTTGATATAGCTAATCAGTTAAGGGAATTGCGTAATGAGATTAATGATCTGAATGCTGAAATAGAGAGGTTGGCTACAACTCCGAGAAGAGTAGAGGATGGCAATGATACCGAAGCAGAGGCTATAAAACAAAAAACTATTAAATACGATAATCTTAATAGGGAATATAGAAGGTTGTCAGAAGATCTTCTTAGTAGTTATAAAGAAGTATTTTATTCTTTTGATCCTGGAGTATTAGCTCTTGAGTTGTTTAAATCCGAAACAATAACTGCTGAAGATATATTGAAGGCTTATGACTCTGTAGCTTCTTTAAGTACTTATATTGAGAATAATAAAGGAAAGAAAGAAGCAGAGGATTTAAGAAATATGGTGGTGAAATACCAGCAAGCCATTACCCAATATAAGGTTTTACGGTCATTTATGAACTCCATACAGGATAAGAAATTCATGAGACATGATTTTTCTTTATTTTCTAAGTTCTTAAATGATATGGTATCTTCTAATACTAAATCTATAGAAAGTGATCGTTTTTACCAGACAGAGGATAATAATATCAGTTTGGATGAAAAAATAGATGAGCTTCTGAATAATGGAGAAATAAATTCAGATGAAGCATTTACCATGAAAGTATTTGGTCATCTAAACGATGGTATAACTCAGAAGCCGAAAGAAGATATATTGTCTGATTTTGATTATGAGTCGGCAATGGAAGATCTTTTGTCTGCACCTATAGAGGTTAAAGAACGTATCGTAGATAAGATATATACAGGTAATCAAGATCTTTTATCTCCAAGGGAGAAGGAGATATATGAAAAGTATAAACAGGATATTGATGATTATATATCAAATCTTGGTGATAGTCCGGCTAAGATGATAAAAGATTTATCAGATAAAGTTAGGAGACTTACTGAACATCGATCTGTGTATGAGGATAATAAAGCTATTATTGATATGGCTAAATCCAATTTGGAACCAGATCAAAGGAAGGAACTTGATGATGCTATTTCTTCGTATGTTGATATAATGAACAGACGGGATAAAGGGGAGAAGGTTGACGAAGATAAGCTTGCTGATTCGGTATTTACCATAGAAGATCTTGGTCAGGTTGGAAACATCACAGATCTCCTTCCTTATATTGAACAAAACAGGATTATTGACAAAGGTCGTATTTCCGAATCTACGTTAAGTAATTTTGGGGAGGATGATACCAATATAGATTCTCTTGTAAATGAGTTAGATGAATCCGATAATACGCCTGGAGCTAACATAGATAGTGCCCAAAATCCAGAGACGTTGATGGTTAGAAGAATATCCAACGATGGCAACGAAAGGTATGAAATTGCGGGTCTTAGAGCCGATAAATTTATATCTTCTATAAAATCATTGGTTCCTATTCAAATAAGCTCTGAAACGAACGCTAATGGTACTAAAAGGTATTCTCTTAACATAGGTGGAGAAACGGCTACTATAATTGAACTGCCTTATCATGCGAGATGGTCTATAGACAAAGAATCGGCTCGTGTTCTTAACCGTTACACAGACGTGTCTATTCAGGACGTGGGTAATTCCTATTCTTTGGTTTATAAGCGTCTTGATTCAGATGAATTGGTTCCGTACAGAACAGGTGTCGGATTCGGAGAGAATGAGGTAGATAAAATAGATCAGGAAGCATTATCTTCTTTGAAAAAAGGAGATAAGGTTAATCTCGAAATAGATGTAAATGATACTTATAATCAGTCTCTTTTTGCCGAATACAATGATGCTGTTCAGTCCGGCGATAAAAAAAGAATAGAATCTGCTGAAAATAAACTGGTATCCAATATGGTTATCAAGGTCATGAGTGGAAACAGATTCGTTTCTGTTGTAAAAGCTGACACAGGGGGCATAGATGGTATAAGTAAAATAAGAAGAACGGCTTTCAATAAGTGGAAAAGGGACGCCGGCCGGTCGGCTACCATCGGCGTCGGCACGCATGTTGTTGCCCAGGCCCTTCCCGGAAGACCGGTGTTTAACATGAAGGTGAACGGTCAAGGATATGGCCAGGTAGAAAATCTCCCTATTACCGAAAAAGGTGCTGAAAAAGTATCTGATGTCGGATATGTATTAAATGGTAAAGTCGTGCTTAAGAACGGCTCTAAATACACAGGCTTCCCATTTGCTTATTCTATATTAAATGACAAGGGGAATAATTACAAAAATGTAAGAGTTCCGGTAGTTGTCATCAAAGGCAAAAACGGTCTTAATTATCTTTTCCCAGTTAGCCTACGTTCTGTAGAATCAGAGGAAGGGCAGAAATGGATGTCTTTTATAGATATGCTGCTTGAATCTGGTGATTCTGAATTGCTACAGATGGGTCAAGATGACATACAAGATCTTAATGCGTATCTAACCAAGTTAGGTCTTGATCCGGCTTCGTATCAAGTATCGTATTTGAATCCTATTTCAGGGCTTAGAAAAGCTCGTGAGGCTATAGAAAAATTATTTACGGTTCCTGATGTTGTTAAGTGGGTAGAAGATGGAAGTAGGAGCGTGAAAGACATTGTGACGTCTGAAGTAGAATCTGGAATAGATTTCGAAGGTGAGATGTTTGTCGCTCCTAAGATCAGGATTCAGTTTGGCAAATCATCTTCCAGGCCTAAATCGCTTATAGAGGATGATCTTCCTTTCTCTGATGAGGGTAAGACCGTTACTTCTAAGGTAGAAGATGTGGAAGTTTATGAAGAGGAAATGCCAGAGGAAGGGGCTGCCCGGGAGACTCAGCCGGCGCCATTAGCTCAGCCGGCTCCTGCGGCACAAGATGCGCAGTCTTTACCTGGCAAGAAGCGTACCTCCAGGAAAAACTTCTCTCTTATGTTAAACGAAATAGAATCTCATATAGAAAAAGAGGGATTGCCGCCTTATGCTAATATTTTTGATTTTATAGCAAGGAAGATTGTAGGAGGTGATTTGAGGTTTCTTCGTGAGAGAGGTAATCCTAAAAGCCTTAAGGAGGAAATGGGATTAGAACCTAAAGGAACAGTAGGTGATAAAATATCCACTCCTTCTGGTAAAGGTGGTAAGACTTTAGAAGAATACGTTTCTTGGCTTCGTTCTCAAACAGATCAGGTAGTCGAGGATTATGTTGGGCCAAGATCTGACGAACAAATTATATCAGAGTTGAAAAACTTTTTGAAATATATTAATTTTGTTCCAAGCAAGGCTTTGAATTATTCTCTTAGAGTCAATGGCATGGATACCCTAAAAGAATATGGCACGAAAGAGGAAGTAGAAAAAATGGAATCTGACATCAATAGTTTGGTTTCTGAAGTTTTGCCTACGGTGGACAACCAAACTATAGAAGATGTTTCTACTACAATAAAATCAAACAACTTGCCCGCCATATGGGAGCCTATGGAAAGCTTTGATATGACAAACGAGGAAAAAATAGAGTTTTTGAATAACGTAGCAGATTTCCTTAGCGGCATTCCAGGGTATGATGCTGTTGTGGAGTCTATAGAGTCAGAATCAGATAATATTTTAAATGATGGAAAAGAAGGAAGTGCAGAAGGCGGTGCAGTACGCGCTGAGGAAGATGGCGATAAAAAGGGAGATGGAAAAAGAGAAGGACAACCCAGAGATGATGGCAAAGCTGAGGGAGATGTCTATTTACCTGGATCTGAAGAAGGAAGAGTAGATAACTATAAGAAGAACGGAGATAAGTTCTCTGATATTGCCGAAGTTACTTTATGGTTACTTAGAAGGGCTGCCGGCATAACCTCTATCCCGGAAGGAGAAGAGGTTTATGTAGAGGGGGATGAAGTTAATAGCATTATGACCGATATGGAATCAAGGTACGGGATAGACACCATCAACCACTCGCATACGACTAAGGCTATAAGGGATCTTAACGGCGTGTCGGGTTATAAAGTAGAATACGGCTTAACCTTTTTGACATACGATCCTTTTATTAGAATATCCAATCCAAGGAAAGAATCTAAGGCTGAGAAAGATGAGCTTCGTATATCCGAAGAGCCGCTTACTCACATATCAAGGGTAACAACCCCTTATTTCCTGTACGGCGGTGATGAAGCATATACATCTGTTCCGGCTAAGGTAGAGCCTATACCGGAGAAGATAATGGGTCGTAATGGTATTAAATTTGGTATGAGTGTAACTGAGCTAACCAAATTAGGGTACAAAAAAGCTGGTGGAAACTGGATATATAAATTCTATATGAACTCAGGTGTGTATGATTTGTATAATATCAGTACCGGTGAAGCGTTTAGGGCGAAACCGGATCTTGGAGTTAAGATAAGTTCCAGTGCATTCATCCGCTCTTTATCTCAATCTGGTAGAAAAATACAAAATATGATGAGTAATATGAGCCAGGAAGAGATAGATAGAAATAAGAATCTCGTAGAAGGTTCTGATAATTCGGATTCGATAAATGAGTTAAATAAAGAGTGTTGAGTATGAGAAGGAGATTTTTTAATGCTGCGGATAATTTTGTGGGAGGATGTTATAATAAGTTATCTAATGAGGATATAAAAAGGCTTGGAGGAAAAAGATCTTATGTATGTCAGTTTAATAAAATTCATATACATATAGGACCTGTATTAAAAGATAATGATTCCGAAGAAAGTTATATAATGTTTAATAGTGATTGGAATCATGGTGGTTATGAATCTATAGTTTATCACCATAGTAATAATGGTATTTTTATATTAGGTGAAAATAAAATTGGTAATATAGAAGATCATATACAGGATCTAACATATTGGTACGAATATGATCCAAACATTAATGAAAATTATTGTTATTGTTATTATGAAGCTGATAACAGCGGAAATGCTATTAAGTTGAGCCGTGAGTTTGGTGATGTTTGCACTGTTTTTAATATTCCCAGTTTGAAAGTTACTACTCTTCGTGATGGCGGTTTAAGTTTTCCAGAGATTTATATAGAAGGAGTTTGGGATCCGTTATTGTATAAGTCGGTTTTATAATTAACTTTGCAAAAAAGTTAATCATTATGGGTGTCAAATGTCAGATAGAAAAAAAGGAAAATGAAATAAAACGGGTTAAGGCTCCTAACGGGGAGCCTTCCGTTCTTTACGAAAGTGCCTTAAAATTATTAGGAAACAGCGAGCGGGCCCTTCAGGTATGGGCTAAGGCTTACACTCCTGGTTTTTTGTCGTATTACGGTCATTGGAATAACCCGGCTCCAGGGGAGATGTTTAATACCGATTCCAATGGTGAACCTCTTTTAGAAGACGTGCTGTCGTATATGAAGCGTCAAACTTATTTTGCCGATCCTCTAACGGATCAGGATGTTAAGGATGTAAGAGATTTTCTTTTATCTACCTATGGTGTTTATACGGCACCATCATTATCCAACATCATTCTTCATTATTTTTATGTAGATGGTAGTTTGATACTGAATGAGCAGAATTTAAGAAGATCAGGCTTGTATAATGAAACAGAGATAAGTAGAATCTTATCTGATCCTTCTGTTCTTAATGAAGTTTCGACATCCATGAGGAAGTTATTGGATTATTCCAATAACGAACATGATAGGGAAAAAGATAATTATTTTATGTCTGTTGACTATCAGTATGGTCCTATTGTTTACAAGGAGGGAGTGTTTAACCAATTTGGTAAAAAAGTACCATATAATCCTTCTGAGCTTTATTATGCTATGCGTAAAACAGTAGCCGGCATAAAAAAATTTTCTGAATTTTCATCTGCTTTTGAATCGTTGAGAAACTCATATCCTGAACTGGTTGAGAAATTTGTTTCTGATAAAGAATTTGCCGAATCTATGTTTGATGAGTTTTTATCTACGAATAAGATTCCGGTAATAAACATAGAAGGGGATGATGTGGTAGAAGGCAAGAGAAGATCCTTGTCTAAGCTACAAGATCTGTCTTATTACAATCCTGGCAAAATAGAGTTCCTAAGAGCTCGTATATCAGCTTATTTAAATAGGGCTAACGCTGACACCGAATCTGATTTAAGAAGCATGATATGGGATATAGAAGAGGCTTGTACGTGGTTTGGCATAGATATAATAGGGGCGTCAGAAACTTATGATGGCACAGAAGAATCTTTGAATAAGATAGATAATTTGATGCTGGATCTTGATATTTATGTGGCCAGGCACAATGATGTAAATTATGCTCCTACGTTGGCATCTTCTATTGATGATGTTCTTGGTGATAGTACAGACTATTATTTTGGATTATTGCCGGAGTATATGGATAATTTGAATATCGTTTATTCTGAATCAAATATAGACCCAGTAGAAGCATTTGAGAAACATTCATTGCTTAAGGTAGGAGATAATCTATATCAAAGGATCAGCAAAGATGATCTTAACGAGATGTATCAAATATCAACAGTGTTAGCCAAGCACAACCTAACTCACTTTCCTGCTAAAATATATCCTGAATCTTGTTTTAAGAACGGCGTTTTGGATAAAGAGAAAGTACGGAACGTAGATAATAATACGCTCATGGATTCCATTAAAAAATACGTCAGATCGTTCATGGATTCTCAGAACACGGAGGACATGATAATGACCAGGATGGCGTTTGGGCACCCGGCGGTACTTGATGTTTCTTACGCGGATGTGGATCGGGAATTTAGTCGGTACATGAACAAAAAACAAGATAGCGAAAACCCATTATCCTTATTCGATTTATACCAATATTACCTTGACAACAAACTCCATAAAACAAAATTATATGATAATGCCTATAAGTATCTTGACTTCAAATCTGGTCCATCTTTGGGTCTTATTTCTGATGATCCTGATATTTTGAAATCAATAGAATTATCTTTATCTGGAAAAGACAGGTTGATGTTGTTTGATTATAGCATGACCAGCACCGACCCTTTTTTATCAAAATTGTTTTATTTGGATAGGTATGACCCTTCGTATGCCGAGAATGATTTTGAACACTATTTTTACACCAGGCACCCGTATCTGTTAAAAGAAAAATCGGGCCCTAATATCGTAGAGCAAGATGGTGTTATAACAGCCGAAGGTATTTATGATAATTTTATAAGAGTAGGTAATAAGATATGGTCTAAAGTAAGCGAAAGTAGTTCCGGCTCTATCTACCAAAATCTGACAGGGACCGAATCGGAGGTGAAATACGATTCTACCCAGAAGGCTAAGACAGTAGAAACCGATTACGCTCCATACCAAAACAGATCTGGCTTGACGCAAGATATGACCATAAGCAAGTCTGAATTGGATGATCTTAACAAATTAGAATGCAAATAATTTTTGTATATATATAATATAGTTTTTTCATAGTTATAATTTGGGAAGTGAGGCTTGTGAAAGTCTCACTTTTCTTATATATGCACGTATATCAATAACATACAAGAAAAGTTAGATTTTCGTTGTTTATGAATTATTTTTATTAAGTTTGCAATATTAGTTTCAGGAAGGGATTATAGAAAATAGGGAAGGTAAGAACAGAACGTAACTAATAACGGTAGGAAATGAGAATCAGTACCATCAAACGTAATAACAGCATTCATCTTATGTATAAAAACATTATGAATGATTTAGGTCAATTAAGAACTGTAGTTTCAAAATCCTATATTTATAATCTGATACGAAATCAAACCGGATTAAGTATCAGAACTATATCCCATGTCTTGAATCACACAAAAGAACAGGATACAGATTCTTTGTGAAAAGCGTACATTTTCATACATTTGTGTATTCTTTAGTTTTTAGATTTAAGTTTTTTCATGGTATTAGTTTAGAGATCAGGGCTCGCAGTGATGCGGGCCCTGGTTTGATTTACAGCGCTTTACCTAAAATGGGAAAGGCGTAAGTTTCTGATTATCAGTTTTTCACCTTAAATGGGGAAAATTAATTATTGTGTATTATACTTCCGTTTTTGCTGAAAATACTTCTCTTCTATAGGAAATAAACACACCTGTATTCCACCCTGCAATCATGATCTTTGTTACGTGCTTCATGCACGTATGTTTAACAATTAAATACTATAAAATTATGGGTGGTGATAAAATCGTCCTTTTAGATGGAGCCGGGGCTAACGGTGGTGGTGCAGCCACTAACGGTCTTCTTTCAATGATTCCCGGCATGTTTGCTAATTTGATAGGTGGTAATAAAATGGATCCGAATCTGGTAGCGGCTTTGATGAACGGTCGTAACAACCAGGACGGTTTCGGTGGGGCTAACGGTTGGTGGCTCTGGATAATTGTTTTGTTCTGGCTGTGGGGTGGACGCGGCTTCGGTAACGGTTTTGGAAATGGTGGTGATTGTTGCGCCAATGGTTTGCCGGCTCAGTTGAATAACGATTACGGTCGTGAACTTTTGATGCAGGCAATTCAAGGTAATCGTAGTGCCATAGATCAGATCGCTTCTGCTTTGAACTGTTCTACTACTCAACTTCAGAACGCTATCTGCAACGTACAGGGTGCTATTGATAAAGTAGCTGGTCAGGTAGGTATGACTTCTCAGGCTGTTATCAACGCAGTTCAACAACAAGGTTGTGAAATAGGAAATCAAATCAGCTCTTGCTGCTGCAATCTGAGTTCGTTGATCAATCAAAGCACTTGCCAGACTCAGGGAATGATTACTCAGCAAGGTTTTGATAACCAGCTTCGCACGTTGGAACAAACCAATATCTTGCAGAACGGTCTCAACCAAGGTCTGGCTAACAATCGTGAGCAAGCTACAAGCCAATTCAATATCTTGTCTGCGAAACTTGACGCTCAAACCGTTATGATCAACGACAAATTCTGTCAGTTGGAAATGAGGGAGATGCAGAACACTATTGCTCAACTTCGTGAAGAAAAAGCGGCTTTGACAGCTTCGGCATTATCTCAGCAACAAACCCAGAATATCGTTGGTCAATTACGCCCGACGGCCGTCCCAGCCTACCCCTCTTGTTCTCCTTACCAGGCTTATTCTTGGGGACAGGTATTCGGAGGAGGTTACTGCAATAACGGATGTGGATGTAACAACGGATGTTGCAATAACAACGCTGCTGTCTGATTTTATTAAGAGAGGAGGCTAATATGGCTTGTGTTTCTAAAATAGGATCGTTGTATGAGATGGTTACGAAGAATGTTATTGTCAGTACGACAAATACAATCTTCGGTATTAACCCACGGGCTTGGATCGCCCTTCCGTGTGAGGGTCTTATCCTTCTTAAGATAAGGCAAGTAGTCCCCACAGCTGGAAGTGCTCTACCGGTACAGATTGCGGTCCCGGCAAACAGCACAGTTTCAACAGTAGGAGCCGACACCTGTTGCTCGGTTACGGGAGTGAATGTCGTGAACCCTATTAACGTAGCTGTAACGGGTGCTGCTATGGTAAATGGCACAGAACGCCTTCTGTACTTCAATAAAGTTCGTGGCGTGTTAAGATTAATGGATTGCTGTGTTCCAGTAGCGGCAGCCCAGGCGTCTGAAGTTAAAGCAGGTAAATGATTTCAGTAGGGTGATGGAGATCATCACCCTATTTTCACCTAAATAATATTTTGATCATGTTTTCAGATTTGAAGAAAGGGTTTCAGGTACATACCCTTGATACTAATACAGTACCTAAATACGAATTGGGAAAGGTAGTAGCCGTATCCGAACCCAGGTATCTTCCTCCTCAGCCGGGTCAGTATCAGGCGATGCAGACCCGCGTGGTGGATCTGACGGTAGAGCTCACTGGCGAAACCAAGACCTATACGGTTCCGGAATCCCAGAATGTGGCTAAGGCTATGGGTATAACATTATCTACCAGCATAGATCCGATTATGAACGAACTGAATGCTATAAAAAGCACCAGTCAAGACATAATAGACAGCGTAGATACCCATCGTGCCAAGATAGAGGCTTGTGAATCTATATTAGAAGACATCAATCCGGCATTCAAACAAACGAGAGAGCAGGATCGTAAAATAGCTGGTATAGAAAATAAGGTGAATGACCTTACTGATTCATTCGAAGATTTAAAGAAGTTAATTGTAGAACGTTTGAAATAAGTATAATATGATAGTATATGATTTAAATTCAGGACACAGAGAATATCCTGGATATGACGAGATAGAAGACAGACGAGGTGGAGGCAGAGGCAGAAGCCGGCGTGCTGATGGAACGTACATGGAGTACGGACATGGGTTCCTTCCTCCTTATGATCATTACGGTATGCATGAGAAGATGAAGGAAATGGAAGAACGCGAAAACGAGCTGGAAGAAAGGGAAAGAAGGCTCGAAGAGCGCGAACGTCGTCATGAAATGGAGGACCGGGAATACCGGAGGATGGGTTACGAATCCTACCCGACCGATTACTATGGAGACGACAGATACTACGGTGACGGACCTCAGATGCGTAGAGGTCGCGGACGTGGCAGAGGTCGTTCTTATTGAGGAGCAGACGCAGAGGATCCAGCTTATCAGAAATATGTAGATACTTACGGCTACCATTTTTCTAATGCTCTTGCTGATGAGGCGGTAAAGAAGATGGTCAACGTCGATGGATCCAAGAGGATCTGGAAGCAGCCGGAAATAAAAGATATTTTTGAAAAGTGCGGAGCGAAGAAGCCGGATAAAGCGACATGGGGCGATGTCCAATATGTCTTTGCAATGTACTATTCGGATGGTTTTCCGAAGGTCTTCAAATGTGAGAACGAGTTGGTGAAAGCTACGTTAATGTATTTGGATGATCCGGATGCTCCCGAAGGAGTAGCCTTTATAAGATGGCTTGCCGTGCAAGATTACCTCGGCGAAAAAATAAACTGGAAGGATCTGACCTGAGATCCAGGCCCAGGCCCTTCCGGTGGTGCGGGAGCCATAGTAAAAAATATGATTCCCGCATTCCCGTTTTTCCCGTTTGGAAAAAAAGGAATAAAAAAAATGTTATACCGGTCGGCGGGCAATAGAATACCCGTGGCCGGTTTGTTTCACATAACTTTTTTTTGGACATGAATATGGCACACGAATCTAAATCAAATAAAACCCCATTGTATTTAATAGGAGAGTTGATTGGCGTACCGAATACGGTTATGGACTCAGCATTGCATGAACTGAGAGATAGAATAGACAAAGACCCTAAATATAAAGATGTTAAAAATTGGCTCGAGTCTTTACCCAAGATCTGAACCTATTTTTTTCAATACCAGGCCCGATGCGATTTTAACGTATCGGGTTTTTATTTTAATTCATATTGTTTTATTTTAAATCTAATTAATTCGTGAATGTCGTACTTTTGTTGAAAAAGTATTTTTTATGGAAAATAAGGAAGATTACGTTGGTTACGAAGATCAAGAACTGTGTAACCGGTATTACAAAGAGGCTGAAGCCATGAGGCAAAAGCAGGACTGGTCTCGGCTTAGGGCTGTCCCTGCTCCGGCTAAGGGAACGCCATCGCCCGGCTGGGGTCAGCTTGGACGTGGAAATGATGTCCGTGTCAAGTATGTTAGCATCAATTCAGGATTAGGAGGGGACAGATTATGACCGTAGAAGAATTGGCTAATAAAAGATACGGTGGCGAATTTGTTTTCATGTTTGGTCATCTTGAAGGTAGAACAAGATTCGTTTTTGAATGTTTCGATCCCAGACCTGATCACGAAGGTAAAAATACTTATATGGTTTCTTATTTTGATAAGCGGATCCGTAGAAGAGACGTAGTAGATGTGCCGTGTTATATGAATATTTTGCCAAAATAATGAAAACATTAATCTTAAATGTAAAAGTATAATAACAACTAATTTAAAATAAATCATGGGATTAGACGATTTTAAAAAAGATGTAATTAGAGTGATGACAAAAGAAGAGTTCGAATCAGCAATCAACGAAGATATTAAATTCGTTGAAAGAATTAAGCATTTTTTTAAACATGATGATGCTACGAGGGTAATGGAACACGTAAAGTCCGTGTTAGAAGCATCAGTAGATTACTACTATCCTAATCATCCTGAAGTAGAATTTGAAAAAGATTTTAATATACAATACGATGTCAATAATATCTTGAACAAATACGGCCACACCGAAATGGGTATGTATAAAATACAGCTCTATATAGAGAATATTTTGGGTAGTATTCAAAACAAGAAGCCTGTAGACGTGGGAGAAGTCTCTGATGGATACCATACTTTCAATGAATTGTATCGGTACCGCATGTTGTATAACGCCGCCTTCTTTAATCTATTAGCCAGAAACGGACAGGTTGAAGTTTGCAAATCAAGGAGACACAGCGATGGAGAAAAATGCTTCGGTTCTGATGATTGGTTTATTGTGATGGCGATCCTACCTACCGGTCAGGTATCTAATCACTATGAAAGCAAATACTGGGATTTGTTTGATGTTCCTGAAAGAGAAACCGCTTTCGAATACGATGGCCATACACCAAATGAAGCTGCCGACAGACTTGAAAAGTATCTCAAACTGCCTCGTCGTGGCATGACATTCGAACAGGCTTTAGAACAGCTTAAATTAGGTCGTAAGATAAAAAGAATCGATTGGGGTAAAAAGTATATCTGTATGTTTATTGTAGAATCTGACGTAAATATATTGATGGCAGATACAGGTCAAAAAGTAGCATCAAATTGGAATCCAACCGAACATGATATTATGTCTAATGACTGGGAGATTGCGGGATGAGTTTGTTTGTTTGTTCAAAATGTGGCTGTATAGATAATACAGCCACATCATATTACTGGGCTCTTATAAGACCTTGTAAGAATCGTATTTACGATAAGTCGCTAAAGGGATATGAAGGCAAGCCTCTTTGTTCTGAATGTGCCGCTATTGAATATAGTAAGGGAGGCGAAGTGGTGGTAGTTCCTGGAACGTGGCATGGTAAGTTCAAGAAAGAATGGCCTACTGAAGAAGAAAAGAAACATATTGGTAAAAACGGAATATTAAATTTATAGTCATGTGCAATAAAGAAATCGTGATATGCGCGGCCATCTGGGTACAGGACGACAAGAAACGTCCCTATCAGCCCACCAATATACCATCCGGTACCGTGTTCTGTGGATTGAGACACCCCTCTATACTATCTCAACTTGCGGCATACGGTATAGCCCATAAAAACCGCAGTGTTCAAGGATTTTTGACAAGCAAGAATCGGTTTTTAACAAGAGAGGAGGTATCTGAACTTGTTAGAAACAATAATCAGGAAATGGTAGTAGATAGGAGTGCCATTAGAGAACAATTGTATTCAGAAGATCTATATTAACTAAAAAACAAAACAACATGGGGTTTAAAATCAAAAAGTCAATCACTTATGATATGATGGACGACAGTCGGGTAGAGTACGAATTTGATAATACCAATGATTTAAATCATATCATATTTAAAGGTAATTGTAGAGAACCTTTTTCATTTAGCAGAGTACTTGTTGAAGAATTAATTAAGACATTTGAAAACATACGGGATAGATACTCTGATAATTATGAACTTAAGGTCTATCTTTACAATTGTATAATTCAACTGAGCGTAAATCCAAAGGATCCCAGTGAATCCTTTTTTGGCGTATATGATAGAGATGAGATGAAATTGATATATGGAATAAAGATCAGTATTCTGAAAGGAATGTTTGGCATATGATGACTAAACAAGATATACAAGCAGCAGCATCGTATGTTTTCCGAAGCAGTTTTGTCTCGGAGGACCAGGCAAGGAAAATAATGGTAAAAGCCGGCAATAACGCTACCAAGATCCTCGTCAAGACCTTCAGGGGTAAGTTGTTCAAGAAAGCTTTTGAAAGAGCCCGTAGAGGAAAGGATATCAGTTTTTTTGAAAGACAGGAAAAAGAAAGTGGTTTCAATTTTCTTTACAATCCTAATAATGGTCGTATGCAAAGCGGTCATATTATAATAGATGGAATTGGTCTGTTTAAACAAATAATTCATGAAAGGTAAAAAAGTTGATATTCGTTTAGGCAGAGGTCTGGCGAATCAGATTAAGATAAACAAAACCATCCCAGTGTCTCATAAACCAAAAGAAGAACGTCGAATGATGTTTGTTTGTGGTGATGATATTGCTTCTCTTATAAAGCGGTTTGAAAATGAATCAAAGTAATATAAAGTCGGACATGTGTCTTGTCCGACTTTTTTTATATATTTGTGGCATGGCAAGAGGTTATTATTGGATACCACAAACAGATGAAACGTTAAATGGCAGAAGCTATTACGTGGCTAAGATAGTAGGAGATATCACGTTTGATACTAAACGAAAAAGAATCGTATTTCAAGCTGATAGGTATTTCCCTGTAGGATCTGTTTTCCATTTTACGCACAATTGCTTCAATTATATCATAACTTGCCGACTTCGTAAGCCGGGGCTTTGGTTTGAAGCCAGGAGAGAGGATTCAGGCCCTATTTGCCCTGAAGATATTGAGCGCTTTGAATCGGGAAGGTTTATACACCGAGATGGGTACATGCATTACATATAAGCTGAACTTGACGATTTTTCGTCAGATTATAATTTTTTTTCATATCATTTTTAAGCCATCAGACTGAGAAGTTAGATGGCTTTATTTTTTATGATATGCTTGATTTTTAACTACCTTTGTCTCATAACAAAAATGTTTTATCATGGTATCAACGTGTATTATTAAAAGAGATAATAAAAAGAAAGTTGTTTCTGTCTCTACCAGATCAGGGGACAGTTCTATGTTGTTTGATAAAATAGCATCTATTCCTCTTATGGAGAATAGGGAACGGGCTACTACTGTTTTTAAAACCGTATTTTCCAACAAGTTCTTAAAGGCTTTTGGCGACTGGAGAAAGAGAGTGCCTATCAACAAACCGGCTTATAATAAGGTAAAATCCAACATCGATCTTATTCCGGAAGCCTATAGAGAAAGGGTGCTGGATAAGGCTTCTAAGATGAGTAACCCTGTTCTTGTATCAAAATCAGATGCACCTTATGAAATCCAAGAATCAGGCTTTGGATTCTACAGCCAAAATCTGGGTGATAATATTATGTTGGTGGATGCTATGGTCCCGTCAAGTATTTCCGTACCGGAAGAACCAGGAATAGACGCCGGGCAGTATCTACAAGATGCTATATCTTCGGACTTCACTCCCGTATCTATGGTACAGGATAAGGGTGTTGATTATATGGTCATAAAAGACGGTCTTAAGATATTTAGCCCAGAGGAGTTACCAGAAGCAGATTCTAATCCTGTGGGTGTAACGTATCAGACCGGAGAGCCTCGTTTGTTTTTTATGAACGATCGTAGTCAATTATTTGAAGATTACGGAGAAGCTCTTCGCTCTGGCGGGAATGATATTAGAATAGGATTCTTATCAGGCACCGTTCAGGAATCTGCCGTGGATGGCGTGGCAGATATTACTTACAAGGCTGGAAAGTATGTTCTTAATAATCCCAAGTCTTTTATACCGGTCATGACCGCTTCTGCTTCTACTTCTTTATCAACAAAAGGCGGTATAATTAACTACCTTATAAAGAAAGGTCTTTTGTCCGGATCCAAGATATTCGATCCGGAAACAAGAAGCTATTATATTACAGGAGAAGGACATACAGGACAAATTAGACTTTTCAATTCAGCATTATCCTACACTGAGCTCCGTAATCATTTTGGTTCCGATGTTTCCATGAATGATCAAGGCATGATAACCATAAATTCATTGGATAATAGTAAGGTAACTATGAGACTCGCCACCGGAGGAACGGAAAGGGTTAGCAGGGAGCAGATAAAGAACGATCTCAAGTCAGGAAGATACAATGAATTGGACGCCAAGTACGATCATTTTGATGCGCTTGTAGTTTCATTCATATTAGAAGACAACGATCTTTATGCTGATACTAAAGCTAAGATCGTATCGGATTATAGCCAAGAGGAACGTAATCAACGAAATTCTATTGTTGAGATACTGAAAACGCTGGGCGTTAGTGTCGTTGGCATGACCGATTATATAGAGAAGTACCAAACTAAATACGGACACGAACCTTCTGCTAAGGCATTGGCGGATATTGCCAATAACGTAATAGCAGTCGGTGAAGATGCTACTTTGTCTGACTTAGTAGAAGAAACAGCACACTTTCTCGTAGAGGCGTACAGAGATCAGAATGCTGTTGAGGCTGTTCTGCAAGATGTAGAAGGCACTGAAGAATGGAATCAGTATGCAGGTCAGTATTATAATACATACGGTAAGGTATATGAAGGCTCTGAACTTGATAATGCTGTTAGGAGAGAAATTCTTGGAAAGATCCTCGCCAGGGAGATGCAGACCGGCACAGCACAGGCGCCGGTAGAGCCTACCTCCTTCCTGGGGCGCGTCCGGCAGCTTCTCTCTAGAATTGTAAACTGGCTTAAATCAGCTTTATCAACCCAAAGACAGGATTTGAATAACGTTATTAAAAATATTCGTGATCTTGCTATTACCGACATAGATAAAGGATTTGATACTTCTCTTTTGAAGGATAATGACTTTACATTATACTCCCTTTCTTCTATGAACAAGAACAAGTTTCTTGAGTCTAAAATCAGGGCATTGAGAAAAACGTTAAGAGACTTACGTCAGATAAGCTCTGATAGGGCTGTAACTACGTCTATGACCCTTGCCCAGCTTAAGACCATAGAAGATAAGATAAATAAGGTAGAGACCGAAATAGACAAGAATGAGATGGCGGCCGCCATGAACAGCATGATCTCCACAGCCGAAGCTCAGGTTAGATACTTAAGCAACGTAGTAAATACTATCCTTCATGGTGATACCAAAGACGGTAAGCTTCATTTCAATACCAATGATCGAAAGAACGTAGATATTATCAACAATCAGGTTCTTCCGATCATGAACGATCTTCGAGGATATATCCGTAACAGAAGTACCGAATTTGATGAGCGTGAAAAGCAGGATTATACAAATAGGATCAATACCGTCATTGCCGACATCAACGGTATTCAGTCTGATATTAAATCAGTACAAGATCTTGATGAAAGTACGTTGCTTGACAAGTTAATGAACGAACTTCATGTGCCGGCAGATAAGGTAAAGAGAGTAAAAGAGTTCTTTGATAAGGTTCAACACGATGTTTCTTGGATAAGTAGGTGGTTCGGTATATTAGAGCATTCTTCCAGCCCGTTCAACAACGCTCTTGGAGCTATGATTGCCAAAGACAATTACAATGCGATGGTGAATGCCCAGCCCGCCATATCCGATTTTCTGGCATATGCGAAAAAGCATGGTTTTAACAAATCTGAATTTGAAAAACTGCTTCAGAAAGTAGACGGCAAAACTTCTAATTACCTTCGTAGTGCCCTTGATATGGCTAAATACGATCGTAATAAGAAGCTGGCGCAGATGCGAGCGTTTGCGACCGCCATGAACATAGAGATATCAGAAGAAGAAATCAATGATGTGGTTGACAATAACCGTAATTACGTATTTAAAAGAGAAGTAGTTGACAAGGACGGAAATACGGTTACTGAGAACGCTAAATTTAAACCGTCGTCCGATAGGGTTAATACCGATATTTTTACCATCGAGCAGGAAAAGATTTATACAGAACAGATGGAGAAGTGGGATGCTGAAAATTCAGAACTGGAATTTAGTGAAAGTTATGCCACAAGAATGGAATCCATATACAAAAAGGCCGAAGAAGAATTAGGGCATCCGGTTTCTCAAACAACCAAAGAATACCTTAACGCTCTTTCTCGGCAGAAGCGGATATTGAGGCAGCCTTTTATTGATAGCAATGGTAATTTTGATGAGGTTGCTTACTATAAGAGTAGTAACTACGAAGAAGAAGGACTGCTTCGTAAACAACGTAAGGAAGCAGCTTCAGAATACATATATGTAGGAACCAGGAGAGTGGAAAAAACCGGCGACCAACTTAAGATGGCCAAAGAAATACAAGCTATAAATGAAGTTTGGAGAAAGGAATCAAATAATGTCACTAATGTCGTATCAGAATCGTTTTTGCAAAAATTGAGAACTATTCAGCGTGAATCTGGAGGAGAAGCTGCGCTGAAGACACTTATGTTGGGAGGGCACCTGTCATTTAACGATCGGTTTTGGAATGACATAGAATCAGAACAGTCGGCACGTACCGAATCAAATAACAAGGCTTCGTATCTTAAAATGGCACAAGACATCATTAGTTCTACGACAAGTGATAGAGATGCGACTGACGTGGATTCGATTGTAAAAGATATAGAAAAAAATAAGGCTATTATAAAGGAAATAATCGGAAACAATCGCGATGTGGCTGATATCGGAGAAATTAATGAAGCGACATTTACCTCATCTGAAAGAGATGCTTTTAGGGCCGCATCTGAAGCTATTGAAGCCGATTACGCTATCTTAATAGATTATGCTAAGATGGTGGGTCTTGAAGATATTGATAAGTACCTTACTAAAAGCAGTAAGGCTGAAAACGAAGTAAATCAGTCTTATTTAAATGCTCTTGCTGACTCCAAGGAAGTGGAATGGAAGTTCGTACAACGTCATACTACGGCGAAGAAAGCAAAAAGGATTCAAGCCTTAAGGGATAAGTTATTCAAAGCTGCTGATAACCGGTATCTGTTTACCGTATCTGAAACCAACTACTTGTCAGAAAAGCTTGGAATAAGCAAAGAATTAGACGGTAGAGATTTTAGGAATGCCGTCAATGCTAAAATGGCCAGCTTGTTTTTAAATAACACAAGAGAATCAGGTATAGAAGAGGCTAATGCTATTGTTAATGAATTTGCCAGGAGCCAGGTCTTTTCATACTATAAACGCATGGCGCCTACCGGATATGCGGCTATGATCGACAAAATTGGTCGAGGTGAGATAGATGTGGCGCAGATGGTTAAGGACGTACAAAACGGTACATCCACCCAAGATTATGGCATGGACATATCGTACCTGTCTTTCGACCCTGCAAGGGCATGGGTGGCTGAATCTGAAGCCGAAAATAGCGGTCGTAATCCTGATTATGTAAAAGATCATGGGTATGGTCATCGCATGCCTAAGAAAAGCCTGTATCGTGATGAATCGTATCTCAATGACTTTGGTATCAAATATGATGCTGATGGTAATGAGGTCGCTACTAAAAACGTAGAGCAGTGGAATATGATTCAAAAACTCAAGGAAATAAAAAGACAATCCCTTGATCTATACAAAGAGCAGAGCCCGAACCTGTATGCTATTCCACAGATATCCAAACAAGATATAGAACGTGTAGAAGGATTGGGTATTAACTTCAAAAATACGGTTCGTAATTTTGTATCAGATCTCTGCCTGGATAGAGTAGACGATTCTCTATACGGTAAAACCAGACAAGGGGAAGTATATGATCCGGAAGATAGGCTTAGGTCTATACCTAAATACTACATATATGAATTGGAGAACCAAGATGATGTATCTCACGATTTTGGTTACTCTTATTCGATGCTTATGATGCAATCATCGTTATACAACGAAAAGCAGAAGTCTATAGAGCTCGCTCAAGGACTGGAGCAGATGTTACTGAATAAACAATTTGAGGGCGGTAAGAAGGCTGAAGCAACCCAAGCATATCAGATGTTCAGGGACTTCTTCAACGATCATTATTATGGCATTAGGATGAACACCAAAAAACTTACGGTGAACATCGGAGGATATACGGTAGACCTTACAAGAATTATGATGGCTGTTGAAAGATTTATGTCGGTCATGAACTTGGCACTGTCCCCGTTTGTGGCAGCTACCGGCGCCTTAACAGGTCATATCAACCTCATCATGGAATCTGCCGTAGGACAGTATATAAGTAAAGATTCCCTTAAATACGCATCGGCTGAATTTTCACGCCTTGCTCCATCTTGTATAGCAGAAACCGGAGACATAGATAGGAAAAGCAAATTATATGTCATAGGTGAGAGAATGGGGATATTCAATATCCGAAATCGTATGTATGGTGCCGGATATAATAGAGTGGCCAGGACCTTAATGCGTTCACCTATGTATGCTTTTATGGAAATCCTGAACTACCCTCTTGATCCGCAGGTTATGATTGCTACTATGGACAATGTTCGTTATTACAAAGGCCGGTTCTACACGTTCCAAGATTTCAAGATGGAAAAAGAACGCAATAAAGAACAGAGTACCATAAAAAGAGAATGGAATGCATTAAAAGATCGTACTTTATGGAGTATGGTAGACGTCGTGGATGGGAAGGTGGCTGTAAAGCCCGGATCGGGTGTTACTGTTGAGGAAGTTGAAACCCAGATGGCTATAACCCGAAATCAAGTTCGTAGCTTGTCACAGATATGTAACGGATCTTTGAATGAAGAAAACCGGACTGCCGCATCCCGCAACTGGATAGCCAGGTTCATGACTGCCCACCGAGGATGGTTGGTGCTGGCGGCTCAACGTCTGTGGAAAAGACGTGGCTTCAATTTCCAGACAATGCAAGAAGAGGAAGGACTGTCAATTACGTTAAAGAATATGATAGCCAAAACATTTAGCTTAGCTTCCGAGTCTGGTATGAAAAACATCATAGATGCCTGGAACGAAAATAAAGACAATATGAATGAGGTAGAAAAAACCAATCTCAAACGTCTCAGTGTCTATGCCGGCACGTTCCTTATCATGCAGGCCGTATCTATGCTTCTTGCCGGATGGCGTGATGATGATGAAAACGAAGAAAGTTGGCTTACTCAATTTGGATCCTATGTCGGATTCAGAACCATAAACGAAATAGCTTCACAGATGCCGTTTATTATGGAGCTTAACGTGGTAGATATCATTAACGATCCGTTCGTCATGGGACGGAAGCTGAAGGATCTTACCGATCTTAGGAATTATTCACTTGATAAAGTAACATCCGGTACATACAAGGGAGAGTCTAAGTTATTTAGGCAACTCGCCAAACAGACGTTTATCAAACAATGGTATAATATCAAGACGCCGGAAGACGTAGCGCGCGCCTATAATTGGTGGCAGCAGACGAACAACAAGTCAATGATGTTCTTCATCGGCGCCACTCCTGATTCGGAAGGAGACGATGATGTTAGCTACAAATAGACGAAGAATATCGGACTTGCATTGTTTTGGTATGATTCCAATATGCTATATTAGTATCGTCAAAGAGTAGATTGTACGTTTTTTGTTCTTACTTGAAAGATTATGTAGGTTTAATTTTTTCTGAAATTGTTTTCTTACCGGTTCTCAGTCAGGGATGATAGAGAACCGGTTTCTTTTGTTATGAAAAAGGTATATAATTACCTAAGTCTCTAAGCATTAACTTCATGACCTTCCCTATTTGTGAAAACTAAACCAATACCTTCTATAATATATCCTACTACAGGAGCTTTGTCAAATTCCTCCTTCGTAGCCCAGGTAGCATTATCAGGCATCAGATCCTTGAATGCGTCCGAAACATCACCTTGACACCAGCAGTTATTTGATGTAACAATGCCTTTCCCTTCGATATTGATATACATTTTTCTTCCACCACATCCAAGGCTGTTCCATCCGCTCGGTACGTTTTCCACCATAGGCTTAAGCACCCAGCTTACACCGTCTATCCTAACCCATCCAGGATCGTCTTTGTGCTTGTCGTACATATTTTGCCAAAAAGAGCATTCGTAGCACCACCCCCTGTCTTCCATGACAGTTCTTATCTCACACCTTTCAAATCCATCTGCATCCATCGTGTGCGGAGAATGAGGCTGGTGAGGAGTGCCACATTTTGGACATACGAGTTTTAAATTATTTTTCATATTATTTCACTTTTACGATCTTAATGTTATGAAAAATATTAAATTAAATAAAACTTATTACATTTCTTTATAAGTTTCAAAATGTACTTCTTAGCAAAATACATTCGTAATCCTTACCGGGTTAAACAATAACCCTCTATCGATTATCCTACGAATTGATTCACAGGAATCACCGACTACTTTTCTCATAATGTTTAATGCTCCATTTACATCTGCATTTATGAGTTTTCCTACTGAAGATTGAAACAATCCTCGGTTCTTCCTTTTTCCTAAATAGTTTTCATGTTTTCCTATCTTCTCAAATGCAAGAAAATCACATTTTGAAGTATATGACTCTTCATGAATAACTATTTCAATACCAGCTAATTCACATTTATATTCTAAGTAACTAACCAATCTCGCAAAAGGGATTTGTGTAAACTTTTGGTTGTTTCTTTTTCCCATGTTTACTCCAGTTTTCCATCCCTTGTTATAGCCTACAACTAATTTTGTTATCTTGGAATCGATAAGCAAATCAACTATCTTTCTACTGATTTTATGAAAAACATCTTCTATGTACTGTTCTCTATCATAATATAATTTCTTTATTCGTTTTGTTGTTCCTTTTATCTTTTGTAAATCCTTTATGCTATTTAATTTAGCAAGTGTTTTATTAAATCTCTGATTATATGATTTAACAAAATTACCGCTAAAAAGATAGGTAAAATCTTCACTAACTAATGTTACAAGATTGTCTATTCCTAAATCAATAGAAGCAACTTTTTCTTCCCTACCTTTAGATACTTCAGTATCTTTTACCTCATAAATGATTTCTATCTTATATCCACACGCTAATGATTTTATTCTAATCTGTTTAAAATCTTTAATCAAATCAGAATACTTTTCATATTGAGGAATATCTATTGAAAGATTTTTTGATAGGATTATTTTCCCATCTTTTATTTTGCAACTCTGACTCGTGTAATACAAATTAAACTCAGAACCTCTCTTCCTGTAATTAGGAAGACCTGGTTTTTTCTTATACTTATTAGGATGTTTTTTGTAATCTTGGACCGATTTGTAATAGCTTTTTATATTCTTATCAAGAATACGAAGAACTTGTTGAGAACATTGAGCCTTTAGTAATCTGTAATTAATGTCTCCATCTAAGTTCTTGGTATTCTTCATGATAGCATCAAGTTTAAAATAGGATAACCACTTATCTTCTTTAGAAAGTGTTTCTCTGAAAATATATAATGCCTGATTGTACAAGTTATTGCTAATCTTGCACAGAGATGATATATTTTCATTGTTTCCTATGTTGAACTTGTATGCTAATCTCATTATTTTTAATACATTAAATGTTATTTATGAATCATATGTCTAAGATACATATTCCATTCGTATTACAGAATAGAATCTATTATTTTTAATGTTATTTTGCACCATATTATTTTCAACATAAAAATTTGTAACCTGGTTTTACAGCCTCTGCTTCTTCTCTCGTATCAAACATTAAGGTAGTGACAGCTCCTATGCCTTCGCAAATGTAAGACACTTTCACCCACCACCTAAAAATACCAGAACCGTAATCATCATAGTACGGCTCGGAAAGAATCTCTTCTACATACCCATCTAAATAATTCACGATCTCTCCTCCTTGTTTTTAGATTCTGCCTCTTCGAGTATGCTGATCACCTTATCAACAATATCTGAATCGGATATTTTCTCAATAAAAACATCCATTGCCTTAGTTATGTCATTGGCTTCTTTTTCTTCAAGAGCTATTTCTCCACCGGTAATAGCATCAGATAATGATGTAGATAAGTGTCTTATCTTATCAATGCTCATAAACGTAAATGGATTACCACCCCAGCCACCACCCATTTCTTTCATGATCTGATATCCACCTGAAATAAGTCTGCCTGATGTCATGGCCAAGGAGGATACGATTAGGGACAGTACCGCCGCTTCCGTCCGCTCCTCGGACACGCCCTTCGACCACACGGCTGCCCTTATAGCGCCGGCCAGGTCGTCTATGTATGACATGAGGCAATCTTCCATCGCTTGTGTTATATCAGCTATAACCTCACTACGCTCTTTATTTATGTAGTAGATAGAAGCATTGTACCTCTTTATCTCTTTGTCCATGTTATTCAAGAATCGTTTGACATTATGTCTGTACATAGGGCCGTCCTTAACCACTTCCTTCAGCTTAAGAATGTAATTATAAGCCTGGTCGTTTACGAACAACGTCATAGTCTCAACCGTTGAATGAAGCGTGTTAAGACTGTTAAGAATCTTATCGAAATTGTTTATCAAATAAGCCTTCCTGGCTTTTGCTGCGTAGTTAATCATCACATTCGAATTTTAGATTTTCAAGTTCATTCAATTGTTTCTTAATTGACTCGATCAGGTGCGTTCTACGTTCCTCTGCATGTTTTAAAGCTTCTTCTTTGCTCTCAAAAGCATCCCTTCCTATTTCATAAGGAGTGATCCTATCAGGAATGTCGGCTAACAAAAGACCACCATACTCTTCTATTTTAGCTTTTACTTTTCTTATTATACCGTCTCTCATGCACGCATCTGTAATCCATATAAACCTATCACATTCTTCTAATTCCCTTTCGTACAATTCATACCATTCTGGTTTAGGAAATCTTAATGTGAATCTAATCTCGGTATCTTTTTCTAAGACATTAATATCATACGCCTCCGGCCACAGCTCTTTTATGCTGTCTTCATCTTCAGCATACGCCACCAATACAAATGAATTACTGGATTCTGCACTACACCAATATGGATATTTTATAGGCCATTTGACTGGACGGTAATCATTGTCACAGTCATCCTTTCTAATGTAAAATCTTGCTCTAATCATGTTATTCTACTTTTTTGATTTCGCTCAAATCGTCTTCATACACCAAATAAGATCCTCTTCCAGGTCTTCCTTCTTTATTAGCTTTCTGGATTGTAAATATAACTGTTCCAGTATTCGTGATTTGCACGTTCTTAAAGAAACCAACAAGAGGCTCTTTCGAACGTTTGTAAAGAACACTCACTTTATCTCCCTTCTTTAACCCATAAACAGAATCGAAATATTCCTTTTTAATTCTTTCAATATTACTTCTATGTTTGTTCATTGCATCAAACTCGTCGTCTAACAGTTGAATCATTTGTTCTTTTGTCATTTCTTTTCCTCCTTATTTAATGGTATTAATCCTTTTCCGTGTTTATCATACCACAACATAGTTATCACATTCCATGCGACCGCAGCTAAATGGTGTACGTTCGTCTCTTTATCCATTCTCTCTCCTTTCAGGTACGCCATCATGTGTCGAAACGTCGCCGCACGGTACCGTTCAAAGCCGTCGTCAAGATCCTGCCAAGTATTAGGCCCATATTTCTTGGCTCCGGCATGATAGACTCTTACAATGTCTTCAATCTCTTCCATCGGAAGCAAATCCCATCGTAGTTTGTCGTCAATGATGTCATTTTTCACTGATTTTATTGAAGTACTTTTTTCTGGATCTCCTACACGAATAAGTTCCATAATGTCTGTTTCTATAATAATTGCGTCTCCATTGTAATAAACTTCAGCAAACTTGTCATTTTCTTTTATGTTTGTTGCTGAAGTCACTAAAGATCCTTTGTATATTATAGTGTTTTTATCTATCTTATCATCTTTCAGTGTTTGAAAAATAGATCCTTTTGGATAAAGGATGTTTTTAGTATTATTGTCCATTTTTTCCATCGTTTTATCGTTGTTTTAATCAATTAGTATAATGATATAGTCCATTATTTTTCTTCTTCGCCTATAAAGCGATCAAATTCTTCTCCGCTCATAACAATGCGGTTAATGATAATTATGCCGTTATCGCTATAATCACCACTTTTAACTCCCATATCATCAAGCTCCTTCTTTAATTCTTCAAATGTGGGACCTGTCTTGCTTTTAAAAAATAAAGTAGCATGTGCAAGACTTCCGTTGTTTAGTTTTGCTCTCACGGTATAGACATATCCTTTTTCCTCTTCATCCTTTTTGTTGACACCATCAAGGATGCTATTTATCATATCCTTGTCCTCACGTGATAGGTTGGATATAGCTATTCTGCCCTTTAATCTAAATACTTCGTTTTCGTTCATGACTTTCGGTTTTATTGTTTTCAAAATATTGTCTTACGGCTTCTATGGCTTTATCGTCATCAAAAGCTTCTTCAAACTCCGTGTAGAACCTATCTCGCTCCATGCAGAATGTGTTTTTCCCTTCCGGTATAGGACGGAACACAACCACCCTCTCTTCAGCGTGATCGGTTCCTATTATGTTATTATCTAAGATAATAGAATATCTTCTTGAACTTTTGTTGATAACAACATCATGTTGAAGACCATACAATTTAAGTATTTCCCTTAATTCACTTGTTTCCATTATTTGAAGATTTTATATTTTTAGAAGATACTGCTCCCGATCCCCACTTTTTCTTATATATAGTCCCCATCATGTTTATTAAATCGGAAAAAGAAGATATGGTTCCCATTTCTATACAAAATGCAAGATTGGATTGAAGCATTTCAAGTTCTTTTAACTGCTCTTGAGTCGCTCTGTTTCTTATCATGCTCTCATGTTCGTTAAAAACGATCCAATTGAGGCCTTTAGCCATTCTTGTATAATCTGCATCAGGAAATCTTGATATAGCCCTTGATAGGACATTATATTTATCTCCCGCCTCTATCCTATTTAAAATAAGTTTGTCCGTCAACCATGTTACTACTTCAGCATACAGCATAGGGTTAAGCTCCATAGCTACAAGAACCCATATATAAGGATTGCACATCGTTCTCCTATTCTCTCCTCTTCCCATAGTTTTATAAGCCCCCATCTTTTTCATCACTTTTATAAGTGATTCTTTTTCAACAGATTGGATAAAACCAGGAAATCCTGCTTCTATCGTATATCCTTGTTTTTCAAGGATATAGTATATTCGTTCAGCACTTTCTTTGTTGGACAGAATGTTTTCTATTCTCTTTTCATTCCATCCCATTTCTATCCTTTTTCTCGTATAAGCCTCTTGTAGGTCTGTTAAGGACATAAATGATGTTTTGGTGTCTTGTTTAATTATAACACCAAACAGTTCCCGATCTTTCGATACCATTGTAACATTTGTTTTCATGAAATATAACACTAAAAAAAAATATCATGATGCAAATATATGCATCATGATACATTAATAAAAGATTATAGTGTTAAATTTTACTTATAGTGTTTTTATGGACTCACATTATTCCTTCCAAATTTACTTTAATAGAACCATTTATAGTTTTAATGCTCCCATCTATGGTTGAAATCACATCATCTAAATCATTTATAATACTTTCTATGTCATCAACCACCTCCTCCATATCAGCTACAGCCTGATCTGATTCCCAATATTTTTCTGAGTCTTGTAACGATTCCGGTATATTATCTCTCGCCTCAGTCTCTTCGTCTAAAATCATATCAACATCATCTTTGGCTGAATTTATGTTATACTTCAACTCCGATAACTTTGATTTGATGTATTCAAAATCTGTTTTATACTTATCTACGTTTTTAATAACACCCAATATTTTTTTTCTTCTCTTGTTGTTCATGCCTTTATCCTATTATAATATTCGATAATCTTTTCTTTTCTATCTCCTGGTTTTACTGCCATATTCTCAGCCAAGAACCTAAAATAAGACACCGGTATGTCCTTGAATCTAATTCCTTCATATTTTCCAAACCACATTATTATACTGTCAAGATCGTCTTCTCTCCTACCATCTCCATTCACAGATTTAAGCGAGGCTGCCCGGCGAAGGATCTCGTCTTTGGTAATAATATCACCCATCCTTATATTGGACAGAAGTTGATCGCCGGCAAACATACACCAGCCCTTAGAAGGGAATTGTTCGATTGTCAGGTCTTCTATCCGACCAAAGCGTCTCATGTTGTCGCAGCAATCAACTATCAGCGCCTCTTTCTTGTCAGGATGGATGCGTACGGCGCGGCCTAATATTTGGTAATAAGTTGAATATGAGAAAGTTGGGCGACCAAATATCACACAATCAAGTTCAGGAAAATCAAATCCGGTAGCAAGCGTTGAATAATTAAAAACCACCTTCAACTTACCTTCTTTGAAATCGGATATAATTTGTTCTCTTTTCTTTTTGGTTGTTAGCGATGTTACGACACCGGTTATGGCTCCCATCCTGGCATTCATGAACTCTGATATTCTATTACATGATTCGATAGAATCCATGCAAACCAAAATGGCTTTACGCTCGTTCATAAGTTGAAGAAGGCGCTTGTAGATAGAGTTGTTTAAGCCGTTTCGTACAATACTTTCTTTAATAGATTCGTTGGTGTATTCAGCTCCGGTACTGTTTAACATCAGAGCCGATTCATCAAAAGACCATCGTTCGTACTTAAGTGGACACCAAAACCCTTGAGAAGTTAGTTCTTGTATTTGAGTCACATGAACTATTTTCTTGAAGAAGTTATGCTCGTCTTTCGTCAGCATATTGAGCTTGCTGTAGTTTCCTTCCAGCATGGAACTGTAGGTTCGGAGGCGGCAGGGAGTGGCGGTGAAGCCCAGCACCTTCGCCTCTGGAAACCCGTTCATAAACTCCATAAATTCAGAACCTTCTTCAGGAGAATATCCTGAATGACATTCGTCTATCAATAAGGTATCTATCCCTATATCCTTCAACCTCGCTACATCTTTCTTTATGCTCTTTAATGTTGCATAAGTCATAGCCGACAGCTCCTTTATACCACATGAAGCAGAATATATAGTAGGTTCAGAACCGAATGATACGGCCTTCGCATAATTCTGCTCCAGAATCTCTTTTGAGGGCTGTAATACTAATGTCGGTCTATTTATTTCATGTGCTATCTTGGATATCAGAAGGCTCTTTCCACATCCGCATGGGGCTACGATTATGCCAGGCTTCTTAGATCTTCCTGTAAGAAACTTAAGCCCGGCATCTACTGCCTCTTTTTGGTAAGGTCTAAGTTCAAAGCCCATCACAATCTATTATATTATTTTTTGAAAGTTCTATTATCGCCTCTTTCAACATCTCCCTTGCTTTATCTTCGTTATCTTCAAGCAAGCATACACTGCACGATATGCCCATACGATCTCCATAAGCCTCGGCATTACCTAATGTGAATGCGCAGCAGTAATCATAATCCATGTTTTTTGCTACGGTAATAAACTGATTATCTTCTATCAGTACAGCATATTCAGCATTGGTTTCACACATGATAATGGCTTTATCTTTTTTTATAGACAATACCTTGTTTCTGAAAAGTCCGTTATAAATCCATAGTTCCTTTCCTGCATTTTTATAAAACGCAGCCATATCTTCCTTGATTGTAACTTCTTTTTTCATGACTTACTTGTGTTTAACATCAGTAATTAAAACATATCTTTTAACAATATCTTCAAGACTCACAGAAGAACGTATATATAGTTTTTCTTCGTACTCATATAGAGCGTACCCTTCTTTTATGTCTAATATCTTAATCACATGCTTGCCTCTTTCAAATGGATCCTCAAAGTAGCTCTTATGTTCGTATCTTTGACCGACTTTTATTTTGTCAGTTTTCTTCTTCATCTTATAACGATCTATTGCTCTACCTGTTTTTATGAAAGCTGTCGTGAGTAAGTATAATAAAACTAAATACAAAAGGATCGCTACTCCACATATTAGATCTTCTTTCATTACACTCCTTTTAAATAGTTGAACCATATATCCTCCAGCTTCTCCTGAAGCTCAAACGCTTTCTTGAAATTCCCGCATCGTACAGCAACGTCTCTCATGTATGTCAAGTTTATAACTTCCGGATCTTGCCGGTATTTTGTTCTTAACTTTTGAACATCCTCATATTTCATCGTTTTATCTTTTTAGACGGATCCCAATCCGAAGAGAAAGGGCATTCGTTTTTGTTATGTAATCCAAAGTCACAATAATAACACAGTGCTGACGGGCAGGGCAGCTTGTTTTGCGGAACAGGCTGACTTAGGGTGGCGCGCCGCTTGCTATACCTGGCTCCTTCTGCTCCCTGGATGTACGCTTGAAATGTTTTTACACTATTATCTTCAAAATCATACATTTTGGATAAAGTGTCATTTAGCATTTCTATAGATTTTGTTTTACGTTCCTCATCAACTTTAACCTTTTGGTATTGTCTGGTCCTGGTAAAGAAATAGATGTTCATATCCGGCAGAACCCCACCATATTTTCTATAGATGTAAAATGAATATATAGGATGCTGTAAATTCGTTTCCAACTTCTTAGAATCAAAAACCTTATTCCCTGATTTCCAATCTATGACATAATGGTGAACTACGTTCTTGCTTTTTATAGCCAGATGAAGGTCTACTGATCCTACTATGTACACATGTGTATGAACGTCACCATTTATATCAACAGGCTTAGGAAGACGATACGGCAGCACAAAATCTTCTTCTACTCCAACTATAGCACCGTGTCTGATAAGTTTCTCACAGGGATTAAGATCACTATCAGCTATCATAAACCTATTGCCGTCTTTTTTGAACAGATCCACAATCCAAGCAAGAAGCTCCCCAGATTGCTTCATGGCTATCATCATATTTTCCGGTGATTGCCAAGGTATGTCTTCTTGGTAAGCATAGTAACTTATAGCTTCCCCCAGGTCTTTGCCAGAAGGCTGTCTTCCGTTCTTGAAGAAGTATTCCAGTGTCTTATGAATAACCGTACCATAAGACGTAGCTTCTTGTTTTTCCGTAGACCTTTTGCCCTCCACGTAAGTCTTATACCATTTCATTGGACAAGTAAGAAACGTATCTATCTGGGAATAAGATATGGCAAGACGTTTCACGCCATTAAACTCCTTATATAGCAAATGCGTTTCCGGGACCATCATAAGTCATTGTCTTTAAATCCTTCCGGGTAATATACGACATACTTCTTACCGTCCTCCGGCGTCATGGCGAACTGCATGTAGTTATTACGATTACGATGCTTGCCATCCAATCCTCGTTTCCAATACAGGATACCGTCTATATCCACATAAGACCGTCCGCGTTCGGCTCTAACCACGTCCGTGTGTAGCAGATACCCGTCGGAAGACACAATCCACACTTTATCCCCTTTGTTTAAATAAGATATTCTTTTTCTTACTATAATCTTTTTCTTATTATCCAATACAAATTCCTCGTCAGTCATACTCTTCATCCTCCTCTTCTTCTGTTTCAAAATCAATTCCATATCTCATATTCTATTAAATATATTTAAAGCTATTCATATGTTTTAATACATCCCCTCGGAGACCTTTTGGTCTCCTTGGTAGATGTAAATCCCGTTAGGGATAAGTCAGGATTTCTCCTGTAAGTACCCATCGCCAATGTTATAAGAGGTTTTATATAATGGCAACACTGTTTCGTCAAATACACTACTCCTGTTTAATCACCATCCTTAGAGCAAGAAACTTGGATAAACATTCCTTGGTAACTATTTATTCTCAAATAACGTAGCCTCTGTTTCAAGGCTTAGGCTAATAACCCGATCTCTGAAAGAGATGTATTAAACTTTTATAATAGAATTATATTGGTTTAATACTATTTGGGGTTATAACACCGATCATAATGCTTGGTCAGTTCTTCTGGTTCTAAATCTTGTCCAAAATCCATGTTAAAAATATCGTAATTAGTAAAGCACTTAAAAGCACTATCCCAGCCGGCAGGAAATCTATGAATGCTGCTTTTATTTCTTCAATTAGGCCCAAGTGTAACCTTGGGCCATTGTATTTATTTTTTGTCATCTCCCTTTAACTTCTTTAAAGTATCTGCAATCGGAAGCTGATCAATGACTCCCAATGCCGGAGCGACGGTCTTGACAACATTGTTAAGGAAATTACCGGTACTGTTCTGACCGCCGTCAAATACCGTGATATTTCCGAGGTTAATGTGCTCAAATGCCTTAACCTGTTCTCCGGCAATTTCTTTCCACTGATTAACCATCTTGTACTGGATGGCGATCTGAGGATTGGATTCTGCTGCTTCCACCATAGCCTTAAATCCGTCGGCTTCTGCCATCAACGATTTTTTCTTACCTTCGGCTTCTGCCTCCAGCTTCATCTGAATAGCTTTTGCCTCCGCCTCAGCTTTTGCCAAATGTGCTGCTGCCTCTGCCTCAGCCCGGCGTTTGATCTTCTCTGCCTCAGCATCAGCTTGTAATATAGCCTCTTCCTTCTGGGTTTCAGCCGGCACAATCTTTTCAGCCTTAAGCGCAGCCTGAACTTTCTTAGCCTTAGCTTCTTCCACTTCTTTGTCGGCAAGCTCTTTTGCTGTTTTTACAGCCGCTTCCGATTTAACTTTTTCTTCTCCGGCCTTCTTCTCTGATTGAGCTTTGATAATCTGTAGTTCTGATACTGACACAGCAACCTCCTTCTGGGCATTGTTGTATCCTATAGACGCATTTTTCTCAGCCTCAGCCTTCTTAATCTGAGCTTCAGAGTCTTGTATTGCTATAGCTGCTTCCTTGTCAGCTTCAGCCTTATTCTTTCCGACTTCTTCCATCCTTTCAGCCTCGGCTTTATTTACTTCAAGTTCTGCCTTAGATCTTACAATCGCCGATTCCTTGTCGGTTAAAGTTTTTGCGATAACCGCAGCCCTGTCTCTATCTGCTTGAGCTACGCCGATCTGTTTCTCTTTATCGGTTAAAGCCAAGGCTATTTCTTTTTCTTTCTTCGTTTCAGCTACTATCGTTTCCTTTTCTTTTTCAGTACAAGCAATTTGAATCTCTTGTTCTTTTTTGGTATTAGCCACAGCCGTTTCTTTCTCCTTCTGCTGTACAGCAATCTTAATAGCACCCAGCTTCTCCTGCTCTTCGATATTAGCTTGTGCTTCGTTCAGAGCCCTACTTTCAGCCTCCTTACCAAGGTTCATAATATAACCAGCTTCGTCTCTGATGTCACTGATGTTGATGTTCAGGAGGTAAAGACCTAACTTGTTAAGCTCGTTATCAATGTTCTTTCTTGCCTTATCCAAAAACTCATCCCTGTCAGAATTAAGTTTTTCGATTGTCATTTCAGCAATAATCAAACGCATCTGACCGTAAACGATGTCCGTAATAAGATTTTCAGTAGATTCGGTATCCATCCCCAAAAGTCTTTCTGCCGCATTTTGCATGATTTCGGGATTTGTACTGATAGCTACTGTAATGGTCGTAGGTACATCTACTCTAATATTCTGAGATGACAAAGCACCGGTAAGCTTGCAATCTATTTGCATAGGCTCCATTGACAAAACATCATAGCTTTGAATAATAGGCAAGACAAATGCCGCTCCACCATGATATAATTTCGCCGATTTCTTTTCCCCACCTGTCTTACCGTAAACGACCAAGACCTGATTAGGCTTACATCTACGATACCTTGATAAGACTCCGATGATTGTCAAAATAATCACTACAGCTAAGATAGCTGACACGTACATGATTGTTGTCATAACTTTTAAAATTTAATTGTTGATAAAAAAAATTAGATACTTAATTCTCCTTCTTCATATTTTATATTCGCCTTGTCGCCGTTTTTGTAGGTTTTTCCAGACAAGCATCTTACTCTCATTTGCTCTTGTCTTCCATTTTTCGAAATATTTACCATATAATGATTCTTCCCTGATCTAAATACTATCTCCACTTCTCTTCCGTTTAAATCTTCCGGACATTCGTACACCATTTCTTGCTTTAACTTAAGAAGTAACTTATATACGTAAAACAAAACGATAAAGAAAAACGACCCTATCACAACCCCTACTAAATGGGAACCCGAAAAGTAGGTAGTCCAGCTATATCCAAGAATAAAATGTGTTATGCCCTTGAATGATATGATGTCCGACAAAGACATGCTTAAATCAGAAGCGCTATCAATGTCAATATCCGTATCCAGATCAGATCCTAATATCGACAACAAAAACTGTATAACAAAAGCGAATGATGCTATTAAAGCCATGCATAAAATTATATCACTTCCCATATCCTTCTGTTATTATTTTGTAAACAAGATCAGTCATCTCTTTGATGGATTCTGTATCATAATCAATAATAACGATATTGAATTTTTGTTCCACCATCGCATCAAGCTCAATTCGATCAATAGAGTCTAATCCAAGTTCTTTAAACGACACATCTTCTTTATGAACTATATCTATTTCCGAATTAAGAAACTGAGTAATAATTATATCCTCTATTATCTTTCTGATTCTTACTTTTTCCATTGCTTTCTAATTTTGTTAAATAAATACGTTTTTATGTTTTTCAATCGCTCTTTGTCTGTTTCAGAACTTCCGGTAAACAAATAATCCGGATTGCCTTTAGCCGGCGGCGTAGGCAATTTAGATACGGCAAACAACCAATCCATTTCCTTATTCTTCTTAGACTCCAAATAAGGCTCGGTAGCGATCTTAAATTTTTCAGCTATTAAGTCAAAGAGCTTTGAATTTTTAAGGTTCATATGAACTGAAAAAGCCTGAGAAGGCGGTTTCCATATGAAGTTACATAAGCTCATTGTATAATCTCCTGACTCTGCTATATAAGATTCCGTTACCTGAAGTATGACCTCTTTCTTGAATGAGGTGTTACCCATAAACCAACACAATCTGGATTCCGCTTCTTTTCTGCTGACACCTATGTCTTTTGAATACGATTCGTACATTCCTATCATAATCTTCAACGTTTCCAGAACCTCGTCTGTCATTTCCGGTGTCTCTATATAATTCACAAAAGACGTTCCCTTGTTGGTCAATCTCATCACGCCTGATTTTAATTTCTCAACCAGGCCAAGCTCTATATACCTCCCAGCATCTTCTTCCGGCATGGCTTCGATCATAACCGAATCCTTCTGTCTTATGGCAAGAAGATTGGCAAGATCATTAGGAGTCATGTCTGATGCTGCAAGTTGTCTGAAATTGATGTACATTCTTAATCAGCTTTAATAAAAATAACATTCTTGTTATCTTGTCTATCAACATGTCCACATGGACCAATAATTATGTCTGTACATGAACAAGAATCGTAATCTTCGAATATACACCTATCGCATGTATCACCTTCCACACATTTTAATCTTACAAGTCCGGCAGGAAATACTTCTCCTACTTTAAATTCCTTCTTTTCCATATTCCCTCCTTGTTTTTAACTGTTGTACCCTTCTTTAATAATCGAATTTCTACCAGTAGATACCGACTGTCGAAGATCGTCATGTACAGAATCTACCGTAGAATACTTGTTTCTGGTTGTAAAAATCACTTCCAGCATCTCCTTGTAATCACCTAAAGCTACTTCGTATCTCGGATCTACTTTGGCTTTTCTTTCGGCCTCGGCATTACTTTTAGCCAGTTCTCGGTCGAGGAGGTCTTCTTTGATTCGGTCAGCAATCATATCAAGTTCTTTTTTAATAACTTCTCCTGCTGCCCGAAGTTGACCTTCTACGTCACCAAGCTGGTCTTGGACGGTTCCTATTTCTTTCTTTAGGCGATCGTATTCGTTAATCATACCCATATCACCTGCATAGCCGGAAAAGTCCTTGATTATTCTGGTTCCTTCTTTAAGGAGCTCAATAACTCGTCTTTTACGTTCTCTGCTTATTAAAGACGGAAGACGATAATTCATATCCGCCACCGCCTTATCATGTATGGAGTTGATTAAAAACATCTCTCTTTCATCTCCTGCAAACTCAGTAAGAACCAAAAGGAACTTACTTATCAGGTATTCGTTTTCTTCTACTGTCAGTCTCATGGTTCTTATTTTTTTTAATACAATGACTGTTCTTCTTTTGTCTCTTGTTCTTGTTCCTGATTGTCCGTAACGTCTTCCACAGTATAGAGCTTGGGCGGCGTCGGCGGCTGGTTGGGGTTCACGAACTTCGTCCCGCCCTCCCCGTACATCCATCCATGCCCCGGCAGGATCTCTGGGTGGATTGTATTAGTAAGCTCTTCCATACTAACTTGCCTTACCTTCAGTATATGATGAAACACCAGTCCGGCTGTCCTGAATGATGTTTTGTTTTCAGTTTTAAACCTATCAAGAGTCTGATACCAATCTTTCCCAAATATCATATACTTATCCAGCCCGTACCTACGAGGATTGTGCAAACCTATCATTAACGTGCATAACTGACCCAGCGTATCAGATTGGTAAAAATCAGAAAGACGCGGAGGCTGCTCTTGTGGGCTTTTTATCCTTCCTTCTATCTCTCTGTTGAATTGGGATATGATGAGGAAAAATATGTTTTTATATACTAATTTAGCTTCGTTCATAACCGCCACCAAATCATCTATAGCCGACTTAGGATCTAACCCCATTCTTTTTATCAAAGCAATATGATCGACTTTAAATATTATAAGACGTTTGTCTTTATGTTTGGTAGCTATATGATACACAGCCGCCTCAAACTCTTTTACCGTACACGGAGCATCGATGTATATTATATTATTTCTGATTTCACCTTGAAGGATTTCAAACATCCTCATCTCTTCTACTGTATTAGAATCTTGCCTTCTTAATATTTCAGGAGCTCGCTTTTTCATATCCTGGCTCATTCTGCGAAGAAGAAGATCTTGAGGATTCATTTCGAACTCGCAATTAACAAGAAAATAATCTTCTGCTTGCGGGTTGATCATCGGATTCATCACATTTTCCAATATCTTTTGGGCCACATACGATTTACCTACAGATGGCCGGGCTCCTATGGCAATAGCGTGCTGAGGAAAAATACCTCCAAGCAAAGCCTCGTCAATATAATCGTATCCGGTTTTAGCGGGGATAAGCTCTCCCCGCCTGTATTTCAAGATATTCTCATACGCCTCCTCCATAACCTGTTTAGAGGTCTTGAATATCCTTCTTATATCTATCTTATTTGCTATCTCCTCGTGCATTTTTGTCACCTTTTGTATCCGATTTGGATCCCCTATTAGCTTTTACTGATTTATACCTAAGACCGTTCTTGGTATGAGAACAATCCTTGCCTTTCCTCCAGCCCTTGCCCTTCTTCTTGTCCGTTTCGTAGTTTTTACGACCAAGCTCTCGGCGTTTGGCTTTCTGTTCCGGTCTGGCATTTATCTCCTTGTCCTTTTTAGCCTTTTTCTTCCTGGCTTCGGGATGAGTCCTGTAGTACTCTGTTGATCTGCCCATGTGCTTATATTTTTTTTTGATTAATAATAGCACAAAGATAGGCAATTCGCGCCCTATTTCAACCTACCGTAGCTCATGTCGGGATCACACCAGACATACCCGTCTTTCTCATCATGAAGATACTCAGGACATCCTCTGCATGCGCTACTGCCTGACACTATTTGATTGTTTTTGTTAGGGCACTTATCTCCAGGCTTATGCCATTCTATTCTCGAACCTGATCGCTCTTTGTTTACATGACAGAACTGAAAGATTTTCCCCATCGTCTTCTCTCCGAACATACCTATATGTGTGTACTCTTCCGGTATAGAGAGAAATTCAGATAAATCTTTATACATCCTTTCCCGTTCCTCCGGCGTAGACCATAGTCTGTCAAGTTCGGCATGGACTCTTATCTTAAGAGACCTCAGTGATGGCCCCGCAAGCCGGCCTTTAGCTTTTCCCTTATTCGGCCCTGATTCATGAACACCGACATAAGCATTGCATGGTTTACACATCATAACCATCCCTAATCCTTTTCTGTTATATATTTTATCGGCATTGACCAGCTCGGTTTCTTTTCCGCAATAAGGACAAATTTCGCCTCTTAAAACCCGTTGTTGGCGCTCATTAAGTTCCATACCCTATTCTTTTGTTTTTCTTTAAACTTTTCATACAAACTGCTTTCAGTTTCCATTTCCGAAATCTCTACCTCTACGTCCTCTCTTTTGAAAATTACTTTCTTGGCTGTCGGATATGCACATTTAGAGATACGAATAGCATTACGAATAGCGTAAACAAAATACGTTTCTGGTGACGATTCGATCACCACTACCTCATTTAAAGTGTTTTTGTAATTTTCCATATTATCTGCTTGCTTCAATTACACACCCTGGATTATCTTCACATGCCTCTTTGTATTCGATAAGAAACTTAAGAAATGAATCATAAGACCCCCATCCGTTTTCTGGTTCGTATCTCAAAAGACTCTTTCTCTTGGAGATCATAATATATATACCTTTTGTGAGTATCTTCACCATCTCCTTAGTATCTATTTCCCTGCCCAATTCTTCCGGTCTCCAAACATAATCGTATAGTGTTTCTTTGTTTTCTGATACGAATATTTTTTGTGCCATCTTGTTCATGTTGTGGGTGATGTTTGCAACCCATTTACGATCCTCTTCTTTCTTCTTGCTCTTAATATAAACGTCCAGGCTCATAATATTTCTCTTTTACTTTGTTATTAATTATCAAATCTGCCACATCATCTCCGTCCCCTACATTCTCAACACTCTGAAGATAGTCCGATACTTTTATCCTTGACTTCATCATCATCCCATCTATCTTTTTACTCCATGTGTCAAATGCTTGTCCTTTGTCCGGAAAAGCTACAGTCTTTCTATCTTTTAAAACATCTATCACTTCCGGTCTTAAGTTCTGCAACCCACCGGTAGCTACAAACAACTCATCTGGTTTATTCACGGCGCATATAATAGCCGTCTTTTCTGACTCCACCAAATTAACTACCTTATCTGGATACTGGCTTAGAAGATGTTCTCCAAACAGGCATTGTCTAAACAAGAAGTCTCTTGCATGCAACGAGTGATAAAACATGACATGAGGTCGCTCATTGTCACCGTCTTTTTCCTTCACTCTTTTTACATCAATCTCATTCCCCTGGCTGTCGGTCTTTATATAAAAATCCATAATCTTGCCGGTTCTGCATACAAAGTCCTTATCTATCTGCCAGAATATACAACACCCTTTCCATCCCCATAAGTCCATTGTTCCAACATGATACCTTCTAAATACGTCAGATACCCTTTCTTTTCCCCATAGAGACGATAAAAATCTAAATACGGTGTTTCTATCGTCTGGAACTACAGTCCTCTCAAACTCGCTAAAAGGTATGTAATTTACAACGTCAGGATTTACAGGAGGACGATAAGCTCTTATGCACTTATTTCCCGAAATCCAAAGATCTTTGTCACCTACATCCTTGCCGGTAGGTCGTTTATCATAACCGCAAGTTCGTTCATGATCGCATCTTCCAAACTCATTGCCAACGACCTGACCGGTCGCCACATCAATATAAGGGGTAAGGCACCGGCTTTTCCCGCAAGCCGGGCAGGTTAGCTTCAGTCGGCTCCTTCCGGGCCTGCGGTCAAGTTGAAACCGGGGTACGTTTTCGTATCTTCTGAAATCAAGCATTTTTAACTCCTCTCATTGCTTCTATGATTCTATCCGCTATAGTTATAGACCATGACACCACATCTGGTATATATACTCCGCAATCTATTTCTCCTTTTCTATCTTGCATTTTAATGAACTCAATAGAATAAGCCTTAACAAGATCGAATCTACGTTGTTCCCAGTCTACGTCTTTGTTTTCATCATCCACAGGAAGGGTATCGAGATAATAATTTAAACTCTCATTTATCACACTTCCGTTACTGTCATAGAATTGTATTTTGTCATAGTCGCTTCTTATAGTTGAGCCGCTGAAGGTGATTATGTCTATTATCTCCCCGGTTCTTCTAATTTTTCTTTTCATACTCTTCTTGTGTTTCTAACCAGTATAGGCATTATCACATTAACAGTCTTGCCATATTTCTCGTAAGATGTGAGTATGCATATTGCATACTTATCCCCTATTTTCAAATCTTTCGATAATCTTAATCTTGAACCCCTTTTGATGTTAATAAAATAATCACCAAAAGGGTTGATACATATCGGTTTTACGATTTCCACATAATCTCCTTTAGGAATAACAATATCACTCATATTACGAATCTTTTAGACATTTCCTCAGCAATATCATATACAACAATATGATCCTCTTCATTGTAAGGCTTATTGATATTCAGCACTCCTTTTCTCACTTTGAACCTCTTGTCTTTTCTAAGGTGATTCAACATCCCTTGTTGGAACACACAGTCCGCCTTTTCAAGTGCTACACTATCTTCTGTCCATTCTTTCAGCGTATATCCTTTACTGCTCGTGCTTTTTGGAGAAAAGTTCATAATACGCGCATCAATTCCGTACCATGCTTTAACCATTCTTCTTTCAGCTTCTAATTGGAATGCGTATGATTCCCATATTCCTCCCGATTTAAAGTCAAGAATGACCACTTCTTCCTTCTCCACTTCTCTTACCTCCTTTTTCGGATCACCTTTTTTGAACTGCCCTGTAGCCCTTTGATATACGGCTCCAAAATAACCTTCTTCTTTGTACTTGAATGTCATTTTAACCATCGCATCTATCGGCGTAGCTACCAAATAATCTTCTAATGATAATATTCTTTCAATCATCATCGGCTTAACCTTATACTCCGAACAAAACTTAGCAAACTTCATAACCCTAACAATCATATCGTCAAGATCATCTATGCTGTTAAAGAATCGGTCAAGATTTTTCTTCGATATCTTAAGCTTCCCTTCTTGTACGGTTTTAACTATAAAACTTCGATTTAAGACCATATCTCTTCCAATTAGATACAATCCATATAGGTAATGCGTGATCGTTCCTTTATCGGCTTCATACTGCGCCATCTCTTCCGGGTTGCGACCAAGCATCCTCATCTCCTGCTTCCATTCCTGAAGTGCTGTCTTATCATCTACATATCCGTCTTTGATTAAGGTTGTTACCGAAGCATATATCTTGGCTGTCCCATCATCCATCTTCCTTACATAAAAACGATTGTCGTCTAATGTCAATCTTACGAATTTGGGAGTCTCAATCTTCTTTAACTCATCACAGATATAAAACGGTTCTAACGTTTCCTGATTTTCTGTAAACGGATTCGAATCCTCTTCTCCAGGGTTAGGAGCGGCTTCCTCCGCCGGAGCTTCCGGTTCCTCCTTCTGGGCCTGCTCTGGCTCAGGCGCCGGCTCTTCAACTACTGGAACCTGTCCACCTCTTTCGGCTATGTCTTTATTCTTTATCAAAGTCATAACTTCCTTTTTTAACTGCTCTGGTGTTTGATTAGGATCTGATACCGACATCACAACATCGTTCATTCTAAACAACGTATTTCCTTCTCCTTCCACCATAGGTACAAACCCTAAATCTGTTAATATTTTAATCTTTTCTTCTATCATACCTATCAATTATTTCAATAATCAACCTGCCTCTTTCTTTAATCATTCCCCTGCCTTCCATATCCAGCACCTTCTTTACCGCATACTTCCATACAAAAGGAAATTCTGTTTCAAGTTTATCAAATTCCATCCGGTCGAGATACATGTCGAATATCGTATGCTCCGATTCATGTAGGAAAACTATATTATCCCTGCAAGTAGCAACCGACTTATATATCCTTTTCGGAAGTATGTGACAGACGTTACATACTGTAGGAAAATGAATAGCCTTACCGGTCATAGACATCCGACTATTATTTAACTCTTCCAGCATAAGACGAAAAAACCCGGATAAATCCGGGTTCTCTAACTTTTTCTTCTTGCTGCTGTTTTTAATGGATGTAATTCTGTCTTTTTTCTTCGGAGTCAACTCTTTACTCCTGCAAGCCTGGCATAAGCCATGACTTCTTATCATCACTTTTCGTCCGCATCTTTCGCAGACGTATAATTTCTTTTCCACTCTCTATATTTCAATACAAGTGATATAATTGAAAAGGATACTGCCGTTAAAGATAACGTATATGGTAAGTTCATTAACCATCTCGGTACTTCTTCGGTCTTAATCACTATCAGCAAAGTAGCACCTGCTACTACCAATAATACAATTGCCGTCGCAAGTGCTACACGGGAAACAACATCACTCATCAGTTTTCTTTTCTCCCAATTTTTCTACACCTTTTTGCAGATCGTATTTAAATACTTCAATGATTTTCGTTTCTGCAATAGACTCGCAATTCCAGTCGCCCAACGTACCTTGCATCCCCTTAGTTAACACAGCCTCAGCATCTTTCGGATTGCCGGCCTGGACATACATATAGCATGGCGTTTTCTTTTCTTTACCTTTCTTTTCATTCAGTGTAATGTAATTAACCTTACACTTATACCAGTACTCAGCTTCTCCGTTGAAGAAGATTTCCGACACTTTAATAGGGTTAATTTTTACAACCTCGAAAGAATTGTACAAATCTTTAAAGATCTCCAACGATCTTGATTCCGCCTCTGTATAAGACAAGGCATCCACCAAATACTTTTCAGTTACTTTCTTTTTTTTGCCGTTCTCGATATTATCAATCTCGGCTTTTACCGTAATTTCAAACCAGCGATTCATTGTATTAATATTTAATTAGTTGATTTCTTTCCTTTCTCTATACTGTTTTTAAATCTTTCAGAACACCACTGCAAAACGTCCATCATCATCATCTCATTATTAGATAAGATACCTTTTATAACTAACGCCAATTGATGCTGTGACATTCGTTGGCTCATATCAAATCTTCTTTCCTCTTCATTTACTATCGTAGCCACGAAATACTTACACCCCTCTAAATGCGTCAGGGCTTCAATCATAGCTTCTTTTATCTCTTTTTCTTCCATTATGTTTGTTTTTTGGACAAAGATATGTCTTTTGATAATAAAAAAGATTCAAAATGATTTAATTTAGCTTAATTACTGCTCTTTTGATTCGTCCGGTATAGGCATGTCAAACTTTTTTCTGATAAACGACTCTGTTTCTTCATTGAATGGATAGGCTTCCTTAATAAAATTCATAGCTACCTCCATATCACCGTCTGCTATATCTTTATACCTTTCAAAGATACCAACCAGGTCATTGTTATATGAACGCTCTTGTTTTATGTTGTACACGCATTTCAACACCCTGTCTTTAATTTCATTGGCTTTTTTCACGGTGTCATTGAAGGTATTTATACTTGTCAATTCAGGGTTTTTATTTTTCTCATCTATCTTATCAAACTCTTCCTTGCTATATCCTGTTTCTCCTTTAACAGCCGGGCAAACACCCTCCTTCATGATCCAAAACTGTTCATACGATCCTGCCAGATATCTCGATTCTGTTTTAAATGCATTATACTTGACAAGCAAATTAGCCACCTCAGTTGCACCTTCTATGGTTCTAAAACCGATGCCGATATCTTTTAACATAAATACCGGAACTCCAGTTCTTGGATACACGACTTCTTTTTTGTTCTTTATATTCCAGTTTTTAGCTTCAATTGGAATACCTTTATTAGCAAGCTCTTTGTCTATATACAGACTTATGTCTTCGTCTGTCAATGCCACAATCTCATCTCTGCTTAAATCAAAAACTGTTTTCATTTTTCTTTATTTATTAAATTAAACAACTTACTTCTTTGTTCAGGCTCCGTATATTCCACCCATATATCGGCTGCCACATTTCTAAGAAATTCCATAAAGTCTTGATGATCCCTGTATTCAACAGAGTCAACTTTTCTCACAAAACTTAGAATTTCCTTTAACATCTTATTGTTTTCTTCAAGAAGTTCTCTGTCAGTCATAACCTTTCATATTTTCTTCTTTTCGCTTTCCATATTGTTTATCTTGTTTTAAGGTAATAAATCTTTGATGTATGCCCAACGCAAAATCTTGTTGTAATGGCAAGATTTTATCCATTCATATTCAGAACGCCAATCAATACAAATGCAGACATTTCCGTCTATATCCATGTGTTCAACCAAACAATCCTTTCCTGGTTCAGCTATGTCACTCGGTTTGTGCCATACGCTGTTAATGCGCCACTCTGCACCAGCTTTAAAAAGAGGAACAGCATATTCTATATCTTGTTTCATGTCTTATTATTGTTTAATTAATTTAAATATTTTTAGTTTTGAAATTATTTAATATGCTTATCGGCTGGATTGATTATCAATCCATCGTCACATGAAGGGAATGATATGTTAGATTCTCCATTATCAAGATTAGTCAGTTTAACCGTTCCAGCATATTCATCATCCACAAAAAACAATTGACCCGAAGAAACCACAAACCTGCATTGATATGCATTCATCATTGCTCCAAGTTGTCTAATCTTAGTTTTAATCTCTAAAAGTTGAGCGTTGTTGATTATATTCTTATTCATATTTTTTTTAGTTTTGAATTAATGTGAAAAGGGCAATTATAGTCGCAACTGATATAATAGATAAAATAACATTTGCCAATGTATGCCTTAAAAGGCGTCTTTCGAGATTTGCGATATGCTTTCTTAGTCCTTCGCAATGTTTTTTTGTAGACCTGGATTCTTTGAGTTCTTTGTTGTATTTTTCCATATTTTCGTCGCACCATTTCATTATATCAGCACTTGCTTTGTTAAGCATATCTCTGATTTTTTTATCATCATAGAATGGTATCTCAACATCAACACAAGTATATGGATTGTATGATACTCCGTATGTATAAAAGCGCACTTTCAATGTGACAACTTCAGGCTTAGCCATTTCTTCGGCTTGTTTCTTTATCTGCTCATCTGTTGCTTCGGCTTTAGCTTTAAGCTCATTGTAGTCTTCTATATTCAGCAAAGCCATGTTTTCAAATTCTGTATTCATATCTACTATTTCTTATTTAGAGTGAATGTTTGCCAAATGCTTTATCCCAACGCCTGCTTGCTATCTGTACACATACTACCAACGCATCACGATATTTACGGGATTAGATGGTTCTTATGTGGCGGATGTTGATAATCCTAACAACGCATTCGTACTGATTTTTGCAAACTGTTCACTCAATTATTTTTAATTTTTAATTAATTCAACTCCTATAATATCTTCGTAATCAATATAGTGCATCATTGAAACACCGTTGTCATCATCAGCCATTATTTCAACACAAGCAGAACAGCCATTGAACGCACCTTCGATTGTTATACCTGTTAATTGCCTAAAGAATCCGAGAAATTTCTTTGGTTTGATAACTCTAATACGGACAAGATCATTCCAAGTTATTCCTTTCTCTTCGCAAATAGATTTAAACTTCTCGGCTGTCATAATTCAATTATACTTAATCATTTAATTTGTTCTCGCATATAGTTAATCCAATTCAAATACCATTCGCGGGATTTTTCTTTAGCTTTTTCTTCATTCTCAATACCTTCATAAAATTCATCTTCTTTTGAAAACGGATCATACTCAATAAATTTCTCGGTATTGCAGAATGGGCAAGGAATATCTCCTTCTCCATATAAATTCCCGTTTTCGTCACATTTATCCAAATCCCATAGATATCCATTGATACAACGAGCATCTGGATAAGATGCACCAAAAAATGGAAATTCAGGACATTGCTTATTTTGTCCGCTCATGACTCATTTCTTTTTAGCTGTTAGTTATTTTTTGAAATCCAATTATCCGTATCACAGTGAAAGCAATATCCGGTTTTAGGATGCTCCGCACCGTCTTTAGCTCCGCAGGTTCCGCAATAATATTCCTTATCATATTCTGGGGAAAGACCTTTATTTCGTTCTTTGATAACAGCTTTTCTTTCTTCGAGTATCATCATTTTATCAGGATTACGACTCAAATAAAACTTTCTGACTTTATGTATTTGCTTATCAAACAGATCATCGGACTCGGCAATTTGTTTTGCTGTATATTTACTCATGCTCAATTATTTTTAAAGTTTATCTATTATTTTGTCACCCATTTCCTGCCATTCATCACTCACGCTTATAACCAATCCTATGACAGTTGATGATAATAACAATGTAAAAATAAGCCATAACAGAAAGCAGATAAAAACACATACATACCTCATGATTTTTTAGTTGTTAGATAAAAGCAAAATCGGTTCATTTGACTCCGCAATTGCTTTTATTTGTTCTGGATTGATAAAACTCTTAACTTGTTCGCTTATATTACAAATGGACTTGATCATATCAACGAATAATTTCGAGGTACATTCGTTACATTCCACTTCCATTACCGGTTTATGTCTATTGTATGATATACTTACTACACAATTCAGCCAGTGTGTATAAGTTCCTTTTTCTGTACTTAATCTATCGTATTCTACTTTTGTCTCTCCATTTCCATATTCAATTACTCTTTTTAGAAATGGTTTTGCATAAACACTAAAACCGAAAGGTTGGGTGTTTAAGGCATCTAAACGGGAAGTTCCATCCCTCCACTTTCCATTCTCATCATTTCCTGTCCATTCCTTAGAGGGGTTAGGGACAATATTTCCGTTTTTGTCATAGGAAAATGCACATGTTGTTTCCAGTTGATACTTAATAACAGGCACTTCTTCTACTATTTTATAACTTAAACATCTCTTCAGAACTTCCCTGATTTGACTTTCCAAATCAGAAAGTGCTATACTATTGAAATATCCTTCGTTGCCTAATCTGTTTGTAGGTAATTTGATCCCATAAGAATGAATCTTGTCCACATCTTCTTTTGACAAGGTAGTGGTAAACACTCCTTCTTTGGTGACATTCACTTTAACAGTTACAGACAAACTGTTATTAGCGTTCTTTTCCGTTATATTTAGTGTTGTTAATGCTGCCATAATCAGATCTTTTTAAAATCAATTCGAATAAATATAATACATTCCTGCTTCATATACCTTATGTACATCAGGGTCATTCTTGTCTTCCTGTTCCAATTCACTCTCTTCACAAGTATAATCCCATTCAGAGTTGTAGTACATATCCTCGTCTGTTTTCTCCAAGGAACAATCTTTCATTAGATTCATATTTTCTCCCCATACTGCAACTTCTTGTCGTTGCTCTTCTTCTGTCATAAGATATATTTTGTCTTTCAATTCTTTCCAAGTCATGATTTTCAAAAGATGATTAATAGTTTATTCTACATCAAAAAGCTGATCTAACACCAATAATTCGGCATCCATATCTTCATCTTTCGGAAAACGAACTTTTATGTTTCCGAACTTAGATGTCTTGAATAAGATGTAAGGATTCATGTCTTCGGCAGTCACCGGCTTATATTCCTTAACCTCTGACATCTTGAGATACCAGTCACCTATTTTTACAAATCCGGAGAAAACAGAACACAGATGCGCTTTTACAGACTGTATCTCCTTTTTATCTTTGAAAGGTATAATTTCGTCCTTTCCCCTTATCCTGATTGACAGGAAAGGACGAATGTTATCTGTTTCATTTTGGAACTTGAAGCCTGTTATAGCTTGCTTGGGGATTCTTCTTCCCATTAATATAAAATAGCTCATTGTGATAAGTGATTTTGTTTTATATCAGGTAAGTAATTTGTAATAACATCAAGTGATATCCATAACTCTGGCTCTATGCTGTTTTTTATTCTATCACTGAAAAGAGAATTATCATCACAATCACAATGAGAGATTGTGATATAACAATCTTGATAATCCCACCAATGAGCCGATTTAAAATCGTCTCCTCCATTCCAAAACCCTATTCTTATACCTCTTGGGTTGAAATCTTCATCTATCCAACTTGGGTGATAAGCCAACACTTCTTCTCCCTCTGAAGGTTTTTCCTCTTTGAATTTCTTCCAGTTCATCTCACCTTTAATTAATTAGACACAAATATACAAGTTTTACTAAGATGCCCTTCTGTCATCTCTTTGACATACTCCCACACCTAAAGTTCGCGGTAGTATGTCAATCTATTGATTTCTTCCCAATCTTTTTAATCTTTGTTGGTCTTGACAATCGATAATCCTTTTCTATCGGCCTATCGAATACGTCATTCCTATATCCTTTATATCCTTTCTCGTAAATACTAACCCTTGCACAAAACTCAACCACATCGCCTGGTAATAAATCGGCGCTTTCGAATCCTTTTGTCAAATCAAACCACAAATGATCTGTTACTATTTTACCATCGAGTAACACGTCTTGTAAAAGTATTGTCTTTACAGGTCCTTTATACCCATCCCTGAATCCAAAACGAATGAATGTCGCTGTAAATACGTGCCGATCTCTTGATCCTATTATTTTCAGTTCTTTTCTCGTTCTCTTTCATTTATTTGTTTCACTTATGAAATTGACAACATCCTTTAGATATCCTTCTGTCATCTCTATGAAATTCACACAATCTAATTTGCTTAATTTGTAAATCAATGCCGGATTGTGTACTATGGCTATAATTTGCGTTTGTGGTTTATGGAATGACAATACATTATAAATTTGCATTATATTGTCAATGTCAAGATTCCTGTCTGGCTCATCCATGAGAACCGTGTATTCAAAACTGCTTTCTGTTAATGTTATGCGGTTTCTTTTATAATACTTCAACAGACTATCAATTCTTTTAATCCAAAACGCATTTGATTTTTTCTTGTATTCTACAAGATCTTGTATTGGAAACGTATAATCCTTTTGACCGAACATTAAATTGAAAAGTGATTCCAATGATAACACCACTTTTTCCCCATAAGATTTTTGAATACTATTCGCATACAAATCGAAATTGCTGATGTTTTTTAATACACTATCTCGATTTGTCTCCGTTGACGGCAATAAACGGAATACTTTCCCTATATAATCGGATGATATATCAATCCCATCAAGAACCTTGTCATCATCATCAAATATAGGTGGAAAATCCAGCGCCTCATCCGGCATTTCAGAGCACATGGACTTATCACATAACGCATACATTGATATGATGTTAAGTAAAGTTGATTTTCCACTACCGTTTTTCCCTATAATCACATTCACTCCTGGCTTGAAAATAAATTCTCTGCCATTTTCAAACGCCTCTATGTCAGAAACATATTCAAATGGAGTTTTTGTGTTGTCTTTTATTTTTACTGATGTTATCATATGTAATCCTTTTTAAAAATCAATTACCGCCCGAACCCTGTAACTATTGTACTCAATGTTGCTGTGCGTGCCGCCATTGGAGAAGCTCACGAACCATGCGCTGACCTTGCTGTACTCGGTACTGGACCAATACCGCGCCGAGGAGAGGGGAGATGCCGAAACATAAGCGAATGCTTTGTTTAGTTCGTCCATATGATGGGCCATTAAATTTAATTGACCAAGAGATGGTATATACTCGTCATCTTCCAGCAGATTTCTCAATTTTGGATTTCTGGCTACAAGGCGTTCCGTATTGCCGCGTCCGTCAATATCAAACAGCGCATCACATTCACGTTCGTAATATGTCTCACTTCCGGATTCTTTACGGCTATCATTGTCAAGCAACCGTACACTATCATGCTCCTCCAGCGAGATAGCAAACGATACGTCTTTGTGTTTTAATCCGATATAACGCACATTCTCTTTAATATTCTCTCCAGTAAACGGCTCAGCGTGTCCGTTTCCGTAGATTAGATACAAACCATCTTTTCTTGATGGTACTCTATTTTCACATACGCATCTTTCATTTTTTGGTCTTACAATTATGTTCAACTCATTCAACACATGATCTTTTATGACTTCCTTGCTTATTCTTTCTACAAAACCATAATTCCTTTGTTTAAGCTCATCATTTACCATACATCTGATCCAATTTTCTATCTGATTGTTTCCTCCGTATGTATTATGCATGCACCTTTTTACAAGCTTTTCCAATAATGATTCTATGTTTTTGATTATATCTTCTTTGGTAAGGTGAAGTTCATTTAGTATGCAGTTTCTTACCGCCTTGTATTCTTTACTTGTGCTCATAATATATCCACTTAATACTGTAAATTATATTTTTTCTCTCTCCCACTGTCTTCCCCTATAGGATTATTCCATCCATATTTTACAGCCGTAGCTTTAAATAGAGGAAGTCCATAAAATCTATAATCATTCTCAAGATGAGCATATACTGTTGATTTCATTTCAGCTCTTTAATTAAAGCATCCGCATATATTACAGCTAATTCAGCCGCCTTATCACACGTCTCCAATATTAATTCACCGTGAGGTCCACGCCCTGATACGGATGTGATCGGAAGCATGGTTTTTGCCATCTCGTATCTACGTTGTTCCCAATCTACATGGGTGTTACACGGTTCTTGATTGACCTGTATATATCTTCCTTCAATATTAGAAGATCTTAATGTTTCCGCATTCTCTTCGCCGAATGCAACCAGAATAGACCCACATCCTGGACTTTCACCTATTGTTCCATCTTCTCTGTGGAATTTTATCCTTCCTTTCATGAACAATATACCTTTTGCTTTCGGGAATACAACATCCTGAAACATCTTATTGTCAAGACGATTAAAAAGAAGAGCTATTCCATTATTGTGCTCTACCATACGAGTAATAAAATGCTCTATAGTCGGTCTTGAATAAGGTGGGTTTAACCATACCCTTCCTTCCCATTTTTGTTTTAATCCATCTTGCTCTTTGTTATACATAACCCTGGCTGTCCTCCATAACGGACGCATAGGCGCACATGGATCTAAATCAAATTCCCCTAAAGCGTCTATAATTTCTTTAGGTGTGTACCATTCATCTGTACTGTTTTTAGATTTCTCAAATGATGTATTCATATATCTATGTTTTATAAGTTAATCCCATCCTCCAGTAGTGTACAAAGATACATCTTCCTCCTCTACATTTACACCTTTAAGAGCCTGTAGAAGTTTCTTCTTTGTCTCCCTACACATATTGTAACCATATCCCTTATACTTATATGACCTCTCCCATGTACTTACCGGAAAAGGGATATTTTCGTCAATGACCAGCCTCTTCATATGAAGATGTTCGAAGAATCTCTCATGGTATAGAAGTTTATACTCGTATCCTACTATATCAGTTGCCCCTTCGGTAATAAGTCCATCATATATGAATTGACATCCTTTAGTGCTTGTTAATATATCTCCTTCCTTAAAATACGCTCCAGCCTCTACCCTCAATTCCAGAGTGGTATCGCCAAGAGCACAACCTTCTGTATCGGCATATATAGCACTTATTCCAGATCCATCTTTTTTTACAAAAAGTAAATTATAACGATCTGCACAGTCTTTTGACTCATATACAAATTCTATCTCAATATTATCAATTAATACCGAACCTTCTATTTCTCCGCTTTTAATTTTTCTCGCCGTATTTAAATCAAACGGAACAATAATTAGATTTTTCATATTTTTCTTGTTTTTAATTATGTGATTAATAAAATAAGATGGACTACTTACACCCATCCCAGTTGTTTTGCTATTCTCTCCATTTCGTTATATGCTATCCGATGACATCCAGCGGTTAACAAATCGTTTTCGTACCGATTTAGACTCCACTGGTGGCCGGTGACGTCCTCCACCAGACCGTGCCGAAACTCGGCGCCCCGGTGCATTGCCGACACAGCCCTCCACAGTTTTCTGGCTTCTGCTATTCCAATCTTTATCTGTTTACTTGTCTCAATAATATTTCCTTTTATACGGATCCAGGCGTTAGGTTTTTCACCAGGAATATAGAAAGGTGTATTCAAGAAATTTATTTCTCCTGACTTCCACTCTTCCAGTTTTTCATCAAAATCCTTGTAACGGGCTTCTTCTTCCTTTCTTAATCTCTCTAATTTTATTCTTTCTCTTTCTTCCTCACCCTTTCTCCATCTTTCAGATCTTTCTGAATACTTAATCCATGTACCCTCCCCGCAAACTTCATCTACAATCACATTAACGGTTCCAAGGACTTCCAGTGCTTGATGATTCAACAATATCTGGAAAATACGTTTCAATTCACGGACATGCTCACGTTTAATCTTATCTGATTTATATGATAATTCATGGTTAGTTCCAAGCCATTCGTTTGCGCTCTTTTTAAGAAGACGTTGGGGAGTTCCCATATCAAAGAACTCAATATAATCCATCAAATTTTTAAACGTTTCCCAAATATCTCGATAGGACAATTCGGTTCTTGCTTTTTTGTATTTTTCAATAGCATCTTTAATGGATTCCAATATATTGGTAACAAAGAGCATGTTACCGATACAATATGACATATTACATTCAACATAGAACACCTTTGAGCCAGTTGGTATTGCTCCACGAACATGATATTGATGCTTGCTTGTAGTATTAGTATAATATCTATCATTAATCAAATACGCCTTTTCTCCACGCTTGTTTCGCACAATTCTTCCAACCTCGAAATGTCTTCCATAGGAATAAATACTTTCACCTTCAAAATAGAAGTTACTACCATGCGCTGATTCTTGCTTTTCGTTTGCCCATAAGTGAGCGACCATTGAATTGTTCATATAAGTATGTTTTTAATTGTTTAACTTGCTTCTATTATATGATTCTCTTTGTTCATATTTTTCAATGCGTTCGGTTATCATATCGCAGAAGACTTGCCCCTCTTTTTCGGAACCTCTGAAGTAACCAACCATCTTCAGGATATTTCCGTCAAATTCATGGACAAACTTGTTATAATAATGTTCACCCATTACCCGTCCGTATTTTTCTACGAACAAATCCTTGTCCAGTGATTCATCCTTAAAGCAACGGTTGTAATCCCATCTTACGATACGAAACAATGTTTCAAAATTCAATCTTTCCATATCTTGTATTTTATGGATTTCCTCACATTCTTCATCCGTTAATCCAGTGTAATCATCATTGATTAACGGACAAGCCCAATAAGATGGCAACCTGTATCTTATTACTTTTATGCTCATAGTTTTATTAATCTACAGTTACTATCTTCAAATACCGGAACCTTCCCTTGTTCTCTAAAATAAGCAGTGGCCACCTTGAAAGCATAAAGCGGATTTACTTTCTGGATTTCTCGTTGTGATTTATAGAAAGATACTGGCTGGCATACATAGAAGTTTTCATTGCCAAGACTCCCAAAAAGCCAATCCATACTACCTTCATCACAATTAGTGCCACCCAGTATTATTAAATCACATCCGGTCTTCCGGGTTCCCAAAATAAATGCCTTGTTCTCATTCTCTGGCTGCATGAATATCTCTTTATCGATATTAAACCAATCACCCTGGCAGCTCTCTACATCCCGGAGAACAATTCCTTCAATCTCACGGGCATATTCTTCTTGTGTTTTCATAAGATATGTTATTAAAAATGATAACTACATATGTTTCTTAAAAGAAACTCCAACAAAATGTTACGATAAATTCTCCCATCCCGTATTCAGCAAGTTGCTTACACGATTCTATCCCATTACAATAATAAAAAACATCATCATTATCATCATCGTTGATACTCAGCGATAGTTTGATTGTCGCTCTTTTATCGTCTCCTGTCTTCTTCCACACAATCTGACATTCTACGTATTCAGGCTCCTTACCTGTTTTTTCTACAAATTCATGAAATCTTAAATCAATTTCATGTTTGACTTCTTCAACGTTAGATATTATTACCTCGTTTTCACAATCCCCGCAAATAGCATGCGCGAAAGATTCATCAAAATAATCTATTATTTCTCTGGTATTCGGATTTACTATGGCTTCACAAGCAACCTTTGTTCCACCACATCTTGTACATATATATCCCATAATTATCTTCTTTTAAAATGTTGAATAATTTCATCTACTGTAGCCTTACGCCATGTGATGCAGCTTGCGTCTCCCCTGAACCGGAGCTCTTCGCACTTTACCCCACCTGTCTCCTATGGCGTCCGTCACTATCAGCCATTGACCTGAATCAGTATTATTTGTAATTCTTTGGTGTTCTTTTTGATAATACACCCTCGTGATCTCCCCATCTCCTTATTCTTTCAAGTCATGCTCTTTCATTATTTCTTCTATCAATTCGTCTGTTTCCATATAATAACCCCAACAGGAATCAACCTCTTCCCATTCTTCTCCCTCTTCATCCTCCCTGGATTCATCTTCGTATTTCTTGACAAATTTCACTTTCTTTTCAAGCACATACTCCTTTACATCTCCCCACATCCACATACCTATGGATTTCACTTCATCATCAATCAATTTATCAATTTGGGTTTTCCAGTCGGAAGTATTATTACTAACCATTTTTATGTACCTCTCCTTTGTACAAAAAGCTATACCTTCAATATAATCTCCTTGGCAATATCCTCTTGTGGACCATTCTTTGACAAATATATCCTTACCTAAGTCTGAAAGAATCTGAATCAATTCTTCTCGTTCCAAGTCTTCTATAAATTCATACGTATAATTATACGTGTAAAGATCTGATGGAGAAATACTAATAATTTCCTTATACCCCTTATGTTCAGTGTATTGGTAATTGTCATACCATTCTAAATACCACATTTTATCATGGTTATCATATCTCATTCGATAACCGTCAATCTTGCCTTTCTTAAAATAATTCAGCAAGTCTTTCCATTCAACATATTCACTAATAAGTTTATGTAGCGCATCTATAAGCGAGTGTCGACTATCTCCGTATTTACCAAATATTTCTCTCCAATCGCACACATATTGCAGTCGGGATGAATCGCTATATTCCCATAAGAAACATGCTGCCATATCCCAACTTTCGCAAGGACATACGCTGTCGGTATCGTAGTATATTTTTATACGATAATTCCCTACTTCTTTTGTTGTAATAAGTCTATCTTCCATAGCTTTATATTTTACACAAAGTGAATACTATATATCTAACACCATAACTGTTATGTTTATATGATACCGAGAAACCCTCATAACGAGCAAAATCAATTGCTACCTGTTCATGTTCCATACGAATCGTATTACCGTTAGGCGATACATCGGTTTCTCGAATATGCTTGTCGCAAATAAAACTTGCACATCCATACGCCTTAATTAGACGAGAGATTTTACTAATAAATTCGTCCTTGCTAAATGGTGCTTCTTGCGCTATTTCCATACGCAATTTTTCTGCTGCTGTCATAATATTAATTTGTTATTCTATGTCAATTATTCCATACTCTGCCACTTCCAACACATCCTGCACTATTTCCGGATAGTCAGTCGTATCTAACGAAGCATCTTGAACGTATGCTTCCGCTAATTTCTTGGCTTCTTCAAACGATTCGGCTTGTATATATAAGTCAAGCGTCAATGAAAACGGGTATAACATAGCTAATCGGTTATTCTGTAATAATAATCAAGTTCTTCTCCCTTAAAATTGTTCATGGCATACTCGTCGGCTTCTCTCCATAACCGGTCATACAATGCAGCCAGTTTGCGATTGCTTTCATAATGTTGCCAGATTTTATGATTCAATACGAGCGTTAATTCCGTGAAAAACTTATAATTACCTTTCCATTCACTGAATGCACGTTTGTAGGTATCTTTGACACCTGCTATACCATACTTGTCGGCTATGCTGAAATCTTCCCAAAAGGTAGTTATCAGGTCATAGCCGTTCTCCTGCATAAATTCTCGAAATGTCATAAGCTATTATTTTAATCTTCTTTTTACATTATGCTTACTTTTCCCAGCACCAAAAATTCACAGCATATTTTCCAGTAGTTATAAATATCTTACCTCCTCCTATCTCCGCAAGTATGTTCTTTCCAAATATCCTTGTAAGAAGCGGTATGTACTTTGCATCTATAGGTAAATCCTGGATTTCTTTTATAGGTCTATATGGCACAAACGCTTTGTTCTCATATACCATCTCAATATACAATCCATCCGGTGATTCAAACACGTCTTTCCCTTTCTGTCTCATTCCAGATCGTATTATCCGTTCTTTCCAAGATTGAATATATGATTTTCTAAGGGTCTCATTTATCTTATTAATGACCTCTTCCTTAAATTCGTAATACTCATATATACGACCTTTGTAGTCAGCTATCATTTCTTCAATCTTACTTTCGGATGCCCATAACCCATAATACACATAGCAATCCAATAATCTATCTACTGAAGAAACACCAATCAGTACCATTTTAGAAAGTGGATTTCCCTCTTTTTCCAATTCTTCTCTTGCTCTGTCTGTCACCGCATCCCACCATTGCCCTTCACACTTCTCTATCTCCCCGTTGTCAAGTACTATATCGAACTTTCTACCTCCGAAAGCTTCTCTTCTCTCATTTCTCTTTGCAAGGAAATCATAGAATATACCTCCTATCCTTCCAATAATGGTATCATCTCCGTACTTTGTGCTAATTTTATCAGGCATTTCGTCGAAGACAAGAAACTTCGATTTTCCTGACTCTACTAAGTATAATAGCTTCATGATTTATCTCTTTAGATGTAAGTTATGCTGCCAACATTAATCTGCATTATATCGTTTTCCAGCGTAATGAAATTATTTTGTTTTATGGGTCCAAACATCAATCCATATACACTTACTGTATTAAACAGCCTAACAGTGTGAAAATCTTCATTTAGCTCTACCCTGTTTTTATCCCAATATCCCAAATCGTTGATAGTTGCCGGGAATCCTCCTACGTCGTTATACTTATAGTAATCGTTTTGATTAAAAACGATTCCCTTTATTAAGAGGTTCCCGATGCTTTTCATGTTGAATCCGGACAACGCGATCTGCTCTGATATATAACTAATCAAACAGTTATGATACGTGTTTGGCTTATCTCCTCTCTCGTTAATAATTTTCTTCCATTTCTTCGTTAATGGAACCCTAATATCCATATATGTACCAAATACGACTATGTTAGGACATTCTCCTTCAAACTTCGTTAAATCTTCTACTCTCATAATTAACAAACATTTGTATTGTTTTCGTCGTTCACTATCTGACTAATGTACGGTCCTGGCCACAGACAGCCAGGCCGACCTCATGGCAGGGCAGGCGCCACCTTACCCTGGCTGTTCTGCCCACTCTCTGTACCCTACATTAAAACCAATAGGATCATACCTTTTGATCATAGTGCCGTAATTCTCTCTACCGCAATACCTGTTCTTTCCTCCAATGATCCATGTTTCATCGTCTCTATCTGGAGATATGGAGTTAAGAAACTTCTCATAATCTTTTCTACTCTTTCCCATCTTTGTCTTGATTTAAACAATAGTTAATAAAATAAGCAACCTGTTCATTTTCCCCTGTATTATCATAATCACCTAAAGTCATATCATCATAATCCAGCAGAACTATACGAAAATCGTTTTTTTTGACATACACCTCCGTTAAAAACATAGGAATCCCAGCAATTTCTATTATCACCGGAAACTGAACATCAAAGTCAAACGCATTATTATCTTCTCCCCATTTTTTAAATTTTAGCTTTATACTTCCACCGTTCTCCACTAATGCCTCTTTGATGTACTTTAATCTTTTTGCATTCAGATCAACCTCTGCTTTTTCTATTTCTTTGTACAATTCATTCAGATCCATATTCCACTATATTTATGTTATCAAATTTTTCTTTTATAACATCCAAGGCGCCACACTCGTTTGTTACCATAACATACTTTCCTGGCTTCATTCTCCACAGATCAAAATACCTTGTCACATTTATAATGTTGTTAAATAATGATATTTCGTATCTTGTGTTCCCATTTTTATCATATCCCGCTTTTTTAAAATAACACAGGGTCGGCTTGTATTTGAAATAATTAAAAAGCCTATACCATCCCTTCCCGTTACATGTTTCACGATTCCATATTCCAACATGCTTCCTATATCCCCTTACTGGTATTTTCTCTATTTCTTTTGGTACGATCTTGACATACTCTCCTTCTCCGATTGGTATGGTCATATTACCTGCCTCTTCAGTGCAAAAGTATTCTATTTCAGATGCCATTCCTTTATACACATAGAACCGGTATAAGTTCCCGTCAGGGTCTACCCGATCCATGTAATATAATATCACTTTATCTACTTTTATATTTTTCATTCTTTTATTCTACTTATCTTTAAATCGTTATTCCCACAGTATTCCTTCAACCAACTATCCGTTAGATAACGATTAACTCTATCGTATTGCTTTTTCGAACCCTTGCTCCAGAATTTCCATTCGTTTGTGATATTGTACCCATATTTATCAAACCAATAGATATAATACACTACGTTACCGTATAAATCTACTCTTTTTCTTTCCTGTATGACTACCTCGTAAGGCATCTTCTTGTCTCTTTTCTCCATCTTTGTCCTCCTTTCTTGAATAAAAAAAAACGGCACCTATCTTCGCAGACCAGTGCTGGTAACTAACTCGCATGGAAAACTACTTAACCTCAACTAATTCTACAGAGCTGTAGAATTTAGTGAAGCTACCAACAAATTCTCTTATATTTTTATATTCTTCTGGTCGTTTTCTGTTACCGTCTTTTATATAATTTACCCACAATCTATCTTCTATGCTCTTAATCGCATTCTCTATCGTAAATTCGTCGCTGACACACATTAAGCACGAAGACCCGGTTTTCTTATGCGGTTTATACACCCTTGAAAAAGACCACATTTTTATCCTGTCGTATATATATCCGTTGTTGGGATAAACGAATCCTATCCGGCTGTCACCTTCTTTGGCGTAAAACACACCTGGCTCCTTCCCACCCTTTCTATATACTACAAATCCTTTTTCTTTTAGGATCTTAACTATCTTATTTATCTTGTTCTCTACGTTCATTGTAATGCAAGTATTTAAAAACTACCCTCATTATAGTTGCGAAGTTCTCTACCTTAACCCACTCATGAGCCACTGCTCTAAGTACAGACGTTTCATATGTTGGAATATTATCTTCTTCAACCACCTTACAAGAAGCCAGAACTCCTTCGGTCGGCTTTAGTCCACGGTCATGCAGCTCGCAGAGACCGTCCGGCTGGCGGAATGCGCACCACCCGCCCTCTTCTGCTGGCTGGATCATATCTATTGGTTTTTCTCTCACTGCAAGATACCCTACCATCCACCTTGTTTCTTTTAACCTGTCAGCGTATCCGGCATCTATGATAGCCTCTATGTCTTTTGGCGTACCAATACAAGGAACCTCACACATGTTCTTGCATTTATCACATGTACAAGGTTGCTCCCATCTGTTATGATCTATGCCTACCAACTTCTTTATCCGTTCTACTTCTTCTTTCATATTATACTATCTCTGTTAGTTTTTCATAATACAACTTCATTTCCGGTGAAGCATATTCCATGAATGCTTCGAATAAGTGGGGTACCTCTATTATCATATTCACATTACAACCTTCTGCCTGTGAAAGCGATTCAAGATCATTGCTGTACGAACACGTTACATAAGCTCCTATATTAAACACATGTAAATCTAATCTTACATATTCCATACATAAATCTAACGCTTTAAACAAGTTCTCTACCTCAATCTCCTGAAATAGGTCTATAAACATCCTTAAATCTATCATTTTACCACCCTTTCCACGTGCTTAATTGATACTACTGCCATCCCTTTACCGGTTTTTATCGCACATTCCGATCCTTTTATCCATTCTATACACCCTACATACTTTTCTGTAGAATGAAAACCTGGATTGTATTTCCCAGATGTACTGAACTCTACCGTATCCCCTACCTTCAGATCCTCAAAAGCAATAACCCATGTGGTCCAAATTCTATCATGCCTCCCAGGCTGAATGGCTCCTATTACGCCCTTCTTGCGACCGTTTTTTATTGCCTTTAGTATTATACTCCTATCACCTTCAACAAGGCTGCAAAAGCGCCCGTAAAAGGTCAAATCAACCTGTTTTCCTCCTATTTCTTCTCTTATTTTTGTTATTCTGTTCATTTTCTGATTTTGTTTTATTTTTTTCTTTGTTTTTTCTATCTTCTATAGAAGATGATAATAACATTATCTTTTCTATGTTACTTTTTGACTGTAAAAAAGAATCGCATTTCATTACTACTACCACCTTCTTAAGTTCCCCATTATCATACAGCGATACACGCATCATGTTTTGCGCCTCGTCCACTATCAGACCTGGAGTAGTCTTAGCCATTTTGCGTAGCTTATTATACTCCGGTCTTTCCATTTCCTCTGTTTATTACTCTATAGTATTTATCTTTATCTCCCTCTTCCAACTTCTCCAGATAGAAAATTCCATCATGCAAATGAGACAAACAAAACCTGTATCCGTATTTCTGCGTTCTTCTTACATGGTCCCGTAGTCTTATTTCTTCACTTTTGTCTTGTACTTTGATTTTAATACTGTCTCCTTCTTTGATTGTGTATAAAATAGTTTGAATCTCTTCTTTTTTCATCTTATAAAATATTTTAACGGCAGCACCTATACTCACGCACCACTACTGCCTTATGTTTAACAATTAAATACTTAACTCTTCAATGGTCAAGCCTTTTTCTTTTGCCCACTTTAGCATCGCGCATAATTCTGTTTCTGACTTATATTTCGGATCACGCCACGCCCATCCGAATTTATCCAGGACATGATGATATAATTCGTCGGCCTTTGCCGTGTAAATGTCTTTGAATAAATGCTCCGAACCTTCCGGTATAAGCATCTCTGTTGTTGCAAAATCGGAATACGATAAACATCCGTAAGCATATTCTGTTATTTCACTCCACGCTTCTCCGGCTTTAAATCCAAATTCTTTTACAAAAGCCAAAGTTAGATACATATTTAATAATACTGTTACATCATATCCAGAATCCGACTTTCTTTCTATTATTTCCTTTTCAAATTCCTTTAAATCTTCAGGCCCTAAAAAGATGTATCCTGATACCGACCGGTAATTAGTCTCCGCATACTTCTTGCATTTATCATCATTGACAATCTTACTAATGTTAGATAACATCTTTTGCCTCCATTCATCACAAAACTCTACCTCTACGTTCATCCAATCAGTACCATAATTATATTCTTTCGGATATCCGACCGATGTTACCTTTATACTATTCACGCCATATCCGTAAAGGCGTTCACTTACCTCATTCGCCCATTCCTGTACAAAAGGAATAAACTTATTGTAATAAGAATCAAAATCAAAATCCGATTCCTCCTCATATTCTGGCATCTCTTCATAATCCTGTTCAAAGAAATGACGAGGATCTGCTATTGTTTCGTAGAAACTTACGTTAATGAAACAAAACTCGTTAGTTGTCGTTTTTAATATCATAACTTTTTGTATTTACGTACATTTTTCTTGCCATAGAATCTACACATGGCACGAATCTGACTATAAAATACTTTTGTCCTCCTGGCCTCAAAGTATTTAAACATTTCTTCATTCTTTGTTTCCCAAACGTAATCCGTTTGGGAACTCATGCGATCTTTCTCCTTGCGTGAATAATGGTAATATGATACCACAACACGTTTCATACCATTCTTTACAGGTACGATATTTACGTCTATACTATTCTCTGTCATATTATTATTGTTTTATGCATTATACAAATACAAAGAGCGCATACCTTCACAGGCCGGCGCCCCTTTCAATAAAAATGAAAAAACTAATATTACATAAACATATTGTTTTCTACTCTTTATTACAATACTTTTGTTCCGCAATTATTATATCTTCCGTACTCTTTTTTCGTATCATTCAAGATTTCAAAAACCATCTTCTTGTGATCTTCGTTTGGTAACCTATCCTTAACAGCCGATATTACGCCCGCTATAGACGTAAAGCCTGAATCTGTTATTGAACACAGCAACACGCCTCTGTCGGCTCCGGTGCTTATTGCTGACGCCTTTATAATATCATTCTTATATATTCTCATAACTTTTTTGTTTTATTGTTTGTGAGATGCCCAGAATCGAACCAGGACCGGCACATACGCACCGGCACGCCGCGTCATCCCCTCTATGATGCAGAAATAGGCATGTCTATCCTCACGAACCGACATGCCAAAACCCAAAACTTAATTTGATGAATAAAATAGATTAACAAAAATACTATTCTAATTCTTTTATAATATCTTTCACAATATTCAGCCTTACCTCCTTCGTTTCTGGACTAATACAACCAAACCACCCATAAAACTTTCTTGTTTCCTCTGGTTCTGTGGCCATACTTATCTTCTCCTCCAATTCCGGGAAATATATTCTCACCATTTCGTCTGAACGAAACTCATATATATTTTTATGTGTTTTGAGATACATAAACACTACATTTCTTAACGCAACACATATGTATTCCCCATCCTCTAACCTATCAATCATCTCATATACCTTTTTCCATATGAATAATCGCTCTTCTTTTGTAAACATATCCTTCTTTATTTTTATGGTATTATTTGACTGTATGCAGACTTTTCCATGTACACAATACTATGCTCCTGTCCAAATATCTTCTTTGCCACCTCTTTCTTTATCGCACAATATCTCCCTGTACGATACGGATTCTTTTGATCTGATCCATCCTCGACTTCGATAATAAAACAGCCTCCGTCATCTATTATCTTTTTGCAATTGTCACATACTCCGCCCGTGCATATATGATGCGGTGCCTGCCCTTTGATATTATTCCCTAATAAAGCAATCCCCATCTCTTCGCCACATATCATGCAGACTTCTATAGACGGATTCAATCCGTGTTCTGGATGCAATTTAATGCCATCTTTCATTTTCTTTCCTCCTTTGTTTTTAATGTTGTGTGAGATCGCCGGAATCGAACCGACCTACCGCACCATGAATCCCATAAAGCAAGTGCTCCGATCTTCGCAGACGGGAGCACTTTGTCTAAAGCATAAGAAAATTAATGAAGAAATTTTTCTCACTTACGCCATAGCATCTAAAATAGCTATCAGCACTATTTCTATGACAAGCATAATAAAAAATATCTTAAATGCCTTTTTCATATCGCTATCTCCTCCTTCTTTTTTACGTTCCACAATAAACTGTCCAGGCTCTGCTCCGACCTACGTTCCACCTACAACCGCAGGCCTTAGCCCAAGGCGCCGCCTACTCCCCCTCTATGGCAGCCTGTTCGTACTTACAAATCCAATCTCCATCTATACAACTATCACTACGCGATAATAAACATTTATCCTTATAACAATCATAAAAAATACATCTCTCACAACTGTAATCCTTGACGTCTACACAGCTAACTACCTTAGCATATACTATTCCATCACTGCCTTCTATTCCTTTTACCCCGAAAATAGAACCTTCTACCTCCTTACTCAAATCTAAGTCAGGCGCAAAGTCATATACGTTCATGTTGTTTATGTTTTAATTGTTAAACATTCCGATTGAAAAAAAAATACTCACATAATGCAGTCCTTAACTCTTACCTACAGAATACTGTTTTAAAAACGCTGTAAGTCTTAATTTTGTTGGAAAATCCTACATTGTGCTGTTTTAAAGC